TTAGGAAACAATCCTATTAAACTGTTTGATTGCCTCTACTTCGGTCTCTTCTTTTAAGATATGAGTATACACTTTCAAGGTTATATCGGGCGACGAATGTCCCATGAGGTATTGAACCGATTTAACATCCATCTTGGCTTTGACAAGCCGTGTACAATATTCGTGGCGCATACTATGGGCAGTGACTTCAGGCAATGGTTCATCATGGCAACTATTATAGGCTTTGATTAGTCCTTCAAAAATTCTAACAAGGTTTTTATTTGTATAGGGCCTTCCAGTTTTTGCTATAAACAAGAAGTCGGCTTGCCCATCTATTATTCTCTCTGCTTTTACAATTGGTCGTTGTTTTATCGCTTCTTCAAAAGCAATGATGGCGTCTTTAGATAATGGGATAGTCCTTATCCCACTTTCTGTTTTTGTAGGTGCTAAATACAGCCCGCCGCTCTTTCCATCGTACACCATCTGATGAGATATAGTAACAGTGTTGTTATCAAAATCAAATGACTTTTTTGTTAGCCCGCATAATTCTCCTGCTCGAAGTCCTGTCTCGTGCAAAAGCATCACCATGCCAACATGCCTTTTATATACTCGACTAGATTTCATGAACTTGATCAGATTTTGATACTGCTCTTCTGTTAATATTTCTTTTTCTTTTGAGTCACATTTGACAACTGTATTTAATTTAAAAACGAATGGATTTCTAGGAATTATATTCTCATCAAACATTTCTTGAAATGCCGGTCTAGCTAAAGACATGACATCTCTGATTGTTGTATAACAATATCCTTCGTTATCCAATTCTCGTGCAAATTGTTTTACATCACGCACTAAAATATCGGTTGCATTCATTTCCCCAATTAGGTGATTCTGAAAGATTTTCAAATTCTGCGATTTTGTTTTATAGCTGCTTGGCCTAATAGTGAGTTTTGTTTCTTCGAGATGTCTTTTTGCTAATTGGTACACTGTGATTTTTGAAGTAGATGTTATACCCAAATTAAGTTTTTCTTGGATTTCAGCTTCTTTTTCTCTCAATTCTTTAAGTGAAGTGGCGTATATTATTGAGCGTTTTCCAAGTTTGTTTGTCCATCTATATTGGTATCTCCCATCCTTTCTCTGGCTCTCGCCGTCTTTTAAAACTTTGCCATTATTATCTTTACGTCTTATCATGATGCAGAACTCCTTACGTTATATAAGAAGCTCTGGTGTGACACCATGAGTATATCACATCAGAGCCTATATTTCAAACAGAATACGTTTGATCTATATATTTTTCGAGAGCTTTACGTTTGATAAGACGTTTATTCCCCACCCAAAGTACCAATGGACAGTTTTCATCATCAGTAATCGCTCTTAGTCGGCAGACCCCAATCCCCGTGTAAGCAGCCGCTTCATCTAACGTCAGGGTTGTCTTTTCCCAAATTGGGACTTCATTCATCCAATCACCTCCTCCATCTTCTCTTCCCCATATCTTGCCACACATACATTATAAAGGAGCATGGCACGGGTCATCAGTCCAACTCCGCCAATACGAGGGGTCACCTTGATATCTTCCATCTCATAAACAGCGTCGGCGCAGTCACCGTGCTGCTTGCCGTTTTCGTCATAGTTGATGCCAACATCGATGCAGACCTCTACTCTATCAAGACCAAGCGGTGTGATGAAATTACGTTTTCCGACTGCAGAGATGATCACATCGACCATATCAAATCCAAGAGCAGTGGCTTTCATAGCGGAACCCGTGCTATTTACAGAAATCACATTACAGTGCCGTTTAATCAGCATATCAACCAGCGGACGACCAACAATATCAGATTGACCGCATACGAGTACATTCTTGCCATCCAGATCGTAACCGATGGAGTCAAAAATCTTCATAACGCCCAGCGGAGTGCAGGGCTGAAATTTAGATGTAGAATTAAAGCCATCAACGTCAAGTTCATCTGGAATACAAATATTTTTAGGATTGATATGTTTTGGCAGCGGGAGCTGAACAATAATACCGTCCACATCTTCCCAATTATAATCTTCTAAGATCTTGTTGTTCAATTCATCTTCAGTAATATTTTCTGGCAGCTTGATAAGCTCCGCTTCAATTCCAACCTCTTCACAGTCACGCAGCTTGCCACGGATATAAGCATTGGATGCAGGGTTGTCCCCTACTTGATAAATATGTAAAATAGGAGCGTAGTCATCTTCTGCGATAATATTCTTGATTTTGTTTTTGATATCTTGTGCAATAGATTTGCAATCAATAATCATTGTGAACCTCCTTTATAAGAATCCAAGTTTTATCGTATTTCATAATCGTTGACAAGTTCAATGACATGACCGTTATCGCATATATAATAGTCGCATCTCCAAAATCTGTTGTGGGTGCTATTACTATACTGCCAATGAGTATTGTCCTTTAGACAGATACCATCATGCCACTTGGCATTATTAAAATCCACTTGAATAATACGAAGAAAAACAATGGCTATAATCAACACTGTAGCCGAAGCAATCAACGCAAATATTTTAGAAGAAAGACTATCTGCATCTTTGTAATCCATTATAAACATTCTCCTTTATAAAACCCTAATTCTTTACCATCCAAGTTCAACACCACTTTCGTTTACAATATAGATGCCGTTGTCTTTCAAATACTCAATAAACTCTTCATGTGGTAATTTATGGGCGAGCTCACAAATAGTGTAGTTATTTCTGCCTTTAACCCACTTTGTTTCTTTTCTCAAGTTAGACCACTGATGTACACGAAATTCCTTACAACGCCATTTTAAATGAAAGGTATCTGCACACGAATCGCAAATTGGTATCTCTACATAAAAGTCACCCGGATAGCGTTTTCGTCGCCACCACTCCATATCATAGAATATAACACCATAGAGTTCAGGATAATCTTTAAATCCATGTTCTCTAAGGTAAGAAAAGCCCAATCCATTGATAGTCCATTCTGGCAATCTTGGAACTGTATATCGAAGCTGCGATTCTGTATGCGAGATACAGGCATTGTTATATTTTCCGTCGATGCCCATAATGTACCAGTCGGATTTATAATAGCCTATTTGCTTAGTCACAACTAATCACCTCCCCAGTATCATCACCCAACGGCCACTTACATCCATAAAATGTTCCCAAATTTTCGATTTTAAAATAGTACCATTTTTTCGTCACGTAGTCATAAATACTGTAACAAGTACAGCGTCCATCCGGCCAATGGTTCTTTTTAATAGTATCAATATCAAGTTCTAAAAATCGTTTAATCTCGGATAATTTATATGAAGCAAAGATATAGTCCCATGGGCCACGCCAATGGATAAACCACATGTGCTCTACGAAGTTCGGCCATTCTACAGAAAATCGTTCGACTGGTTTACTTCTGCCAAAATTCTTATATTGAAGAAAATAGTTGCTGATACCGTGTACACCAGTCCAATAATGGTCTTTAGTGCAGATGAAATGAGAATAGCTTTCCCATTCTGGATTTTGTATTTCCCAGTGATTCTTTTCGATTGAAAATCTATCGTCCAATCAATCCACCTCATAAAAGTCTAGTTTTACCGTATTATTTTCTAATTTTTATAGCGATGATACGTTATTTATTTACTGTTCGGAACTGTTTCTCCATAAAGTCGTCCCATTTCATACCGAGAGGATTACCGTCAACATCCACACAGTTGCCATCATCATCACAATAAACAGCAGGCTCTGTTGGCTTGCCATAAAATGGGATAGATTCCTTTGGAACAATTTGAATTTCTTTGTTAGGATCATAATTGAAATCGTGAGTCCCATCGCAAGCTACGACATCTCCATCCGGCATTATGTAAACCGGTTTGAAGAACTTCTTGTTTGGATTGTTTGATGTGTCAAAAGAGATTCCTACGATTTCGTATTTCTTTCCGTTAATTTCGACCATTAAAAATTAACCCTCCGAATGTGTCTATTCAAAACATCCTGCATTTCTTCTACAATATCAATAACAGCGCACTCTGCTTTATCTTTTTGATATTCTTTTACAGAATCAACATCAACATCAATATTGATTACATCATTATGGTATGGTTCTCCGGTCAAATCAATACCATAGGTGATCTCATCAAATGGAGCATTGTACCATTCTCCAGTATTACCGTCTGCGAATCCAAATGTCAGTTCAGTATTCTCGTCGTATCCGATTTCGTTTAGTTTGTTGATGAGCTCTACAACTTTCATAATCAATCTCCTGAATGCTTTCTATAAGCGCATACTTCTTTATGTAAACATTTACTGCAAATAGCCATTTTTTCTCGCTTTCCAACAGAAATTCTCTGCCCAATCATAAAATAGTTTTGGAATGTCTCGTACACAAGAAACAACTTCCTGAAGTAAGGTGTTACTAGCTTTGTCTTCATGAGGTTCTTTATAAATACATTCCCATTTATACTCCCAGAGTTCAACTGTACTATTATCTTGTGTACTGATTTTCACAAAAATAGAACGAAGATGTGCGTTTACATTTACAGAAGTATAGCAATGTTCTTGTTCAAGCGGCCATTCATTTATTTTTTCAAGTAAACTAACTGCCCTATCGACCGCCATTTCGAATAGTGGTTGCTCGTCAGAGCACACACATATTCGTTCTATATCACCATCATGTAGAAGATTCAACTCCCAAATTTCTATTGTTCTCACCTCTTTCTAAAACATACATTTCAATCGTCAAAAACCTCGTCCCTTGGAACAGCTACCTCTACGCTATAAGCAATGCTAGTACATTCTGGGCATCTTGTTTCATAATGAAGGAACTTAGAAACGTCCAGTCCTCCACGCATACGATATTCCGTAACAGAATTTTGGTCTGCCCAAAACTCACAGCCACAACTGCACTCGAAATGTACCGCGTACTCTATAGGTTTCACAATTCTATGTTTAATAATTTGATATGCCATACTATACTCCTTACTGCATACTCACACGATTATATACTGACCCATTCTTATCAGCCAGCAAGCACTGCTCTAGATATTCTTGTTTTTTCATAAGCTCGTATTTGGCAGCGAAAATCATACCATTATATTCAGTTGCCGCTTCTTCATAAGTGTCTGCGAAACGATAACAATCAGGATTTGCCCCAACGCTAAAAGTCTTTGATCTAGTTTTGTTACTCAAGGTATGGAACTTAGAATAGCAACTTCTTTCTTCAAAAGTACCAAAGACAGGCTCACATTTGATGCCAGCCTTTGTATCGTCAAATCTAAATCCAGTACACCATAGAGGGGTATCTTCTGGGACTGTTTTAATGTCGTAAACCATATTTTATTCCTCAAATATTATTCGCCGCAAACACAAACGACATATTAAAAATATCTTGGAGATTTCTTTCTTGAATCATATTCTCTTCGGATAAAGCAACCTTGATAACTTCATCGTCGGTATGCGTATCATCATATTCTACTGTATCACAAATCTTATACAGTTTGCCGTCTTTCTCTTGAAGTAATGTTCCCTCACCAAGTTTTAATGGAGTTGTTTTCTTTTCTTCTCGAATATGTGCTTTCATGATACCTCGATTCTTTCTTTGGCAATCTCAAAATATTTTTGGTCAAGTTCTATACCAATATAATTTCGTTCAAGATTTTTAGCGGCAATACCACTTCCACCAACACCCATACAATTATCAAGAATGGTCTCACCCTTATTTGTGTAAGTACTGATAAGCCACTCCATCAAAGCTACCGGTTTCTCGGTTGGATGGAGCATAACGGAACTATGTGCTCTTTGAAATGTCACCAGCGATTTCGGATACTTTTTCGTGTCACCCGCTCTTTCCGCAGATGCCCGATTTGTAGAATTAAAGTTGCCGTAGTTGTTGTTTTTACGGTTTCCTTCTTTATATTTTGTGCCCATTCCGTGGAGCGGTTTACCTTCTGTGAATTGTGGATTATATGTAGGAAGCTTCTTATAAAAAACAACAATTTCTTCTGTACTGCGGAGTGGCATTCGTTTTGCATTCAAAAATCCAGATGAAAGAACTTTATCCCACACGAGATTATATCGCCACATTTTGCGGTTACTTTCCATAAGATCTGCCATGAACATTCCATCAGCAAACAGACAAATCGCACCGTTATCTTTGATGATTCGATTGTATTGTTCCCACAGCTTGTCGAAAGGAATCACAGAATCCCATTTATTGTGAGTGACACCATATGGCAAGTCACAAAGAATCATATCGATAGATTTATCTGTGATTTGTGGCATAATTTTCAGACAATCATCATTATAAAGTTCCATTCACATCCTCTTATTCCTCCCACCCACCCGTTAAGCTCAATTAACAATTACGAATGGTCCCAAGTCGAACCATAGTCAAATTCATCCAGAATTACAGTAAGGTCATATCGGCCATGACCAATTTCATAAAACCCACTAAAGTTCTTTGCGTCTTCTTTGAGTTTTGCAATATCTTCATCGTAATAATTTAGAGCACACTGCCATGCACGATAATCTTTATCGAGTTCAGTTTCTAAATATCTTTCGTGAAGCCGTTCAAGCCACTCTTCTTTAATATCAAGAGCTGGATAGATCACAAAAACATATTCGTAATTACTCTTCAAAAGCTGTTTACGAACTGCATCATGTGAAGATACGAACACAACATGTCCCTGTCTCGATAAATCAATAGCGACATTGCAATACGATTTGACCCAATTATCATCCTTTACAAAATTACTGCTTTCAAGGTCGATTGCACGATACGGATGACCAACTGCGTATGTACTTTTACCAACACATGGATATCCAATAACAATCATAAAAAACCTCCGTAAAATTTACCTTTTAATCGAGAATCACTGCGCCATTCGGCCAGTTACCGGTCATTTCATACCACTCCGTCTGAAGTGCATTCTCCTTTTCCTTTATGCACATTTTAACAAAGTCATGATTTTCTTCGTCCTGTGGCCTTTTAAAAGTCCATCGCTCATCCACGAATCCTATATCCTCAAGACACTTGCAGTAGCCAGCAATCTCGTTATAGAAGATGTGGTCGTACTCTTCCAGAAGCGTGTGCTTGTCAAACAGCTTTACTTGCCATGCAATTCCAAATGGAGCTTCTTTCTCGTAATGAGATTCAATAATGTAATACTTCATATACACTCTCCATTACTTCACCCCAGTAGATCCAAACCCACCGCCGCCACGCTCAGTTTCGTCCAATTCGGAAACTTCTTCAAAATCAGCCTGCCAGAACGGAACAACCGCCATCTGAGCAATGCGGTCACCGTGAGTAATCATTTGAGGGATATTAGAATGATTATGTAGTGCTACGATGTATTCCCCACGGTAATCCTGATCACAAATTCCTGTTTTATTCGCAGGAGCCAAACCCTGCTTGGTTGCCATACCGCTGCGAGCATAGATAGCAACGTACCAGCCTTCCGGCGGAGCCATCCGCAGCCCAGTGGATACCTTAACGGTTTCGCCCGGCTGAATCATGATGCAACGGTCACCATTCTTGTTTACCATCGTTGCGTCATCAAAACCGATATAGGCATACAGGTCTGCACAAGCAGCATTTTTAGAACCATAAGTCGGAAGATGAGCATCATCGTGTAGTTTATTGATTTTAATGTTTGGGCGATACGGCATTCGACTCATGCCATAGCCAAGATTAGTAGTTGCGTTTCCTAAATCCATATTATTTTCCTTTCTCTTCTGGAGCCCACCAAAGGGTTGGCTCTTTATATCCAAGACTCCATTTAATATCAATTACTCGTTGGTTCTTGCTTCCCATGTATGGAAGTGAAATATCTTTTTCTGCTTCAATAAAAGGACCATCTACGAGGACGTTGATGTTAGCAAGAATGTCAGCTACGAGCCCATCCTGATTCCACAATTCTTCCCACTTATATCCAGTCCAGAGCCAAACGTCTTTTTTGTCCTGAAATTCAGCCCATACACGACGGACGATTTTCTCAACAACTTCTCTGTTCTCAGGATATAGTGGATCTCCACCAGTGAGCGTAAGCCCTTGAATATAATCAGGTCGAAGTAAATCTACAATTTTATCAAGCATTTCATCTGTGAATGGCTGACCACCATTCGGGTCCCATGTGGTAGGATTCTGACAGCCGGGGCAATGATGGTTACATCCCGCGCAGAACAACGTGACTCTTACGCCTGGCCCATTCGCAATATCACATGGAACAATTTTAGCGTAGTTCATTTAACGCCCTCCATTTTCGCCCCGCAATAAGGGCAATACTTAAAAGGTTTATACTTTTCAGAACCAACACAAGGATTCTCACGAGGATAAAAGAAATCTTCGTAAAACTGTTCACTACAGTTAGAGCAATGATATACAAAGTCTTCTTCGTCATCGCATGACCAGTGATCCCAGTGTGCGATAGCGCGAACCGTATTAGATTCTGCTTTCGGAAGCCTCAGTAGATCTTCGCGTTCTTCTGCTAGAAAATCAGAATAGTCATCTTGTTCGTCATAAAAGCGCATATGTTTTAAGCCACTGTCAATCTCATCTAGCAAAGGAGTGATATCCGCCCATCGAGCATTTTCAGGAATGTATTTCGCCATCTTAAACCACCTCAATGCTTAAACGTCTGTAATGCTGCAAACACGACAATAGCAACATTCACAACTCCACAAAAGAACTTCTGTGTGCTTTCGTCATCAAAACTTGCCTTGGACACTTCAACGATAAGCTGCTCACATCGGATGCAACAGCCCATCATAATTAGAGTTGCTAAGACAGCAATCGTAAAATCAATCCACATCGATTAGCACCTCCTCGATAGGAATAATCTGACCATCAACGTAGTGGCACATCTGACCGTGCTCATTATAATAAGGAGACATATAGCCGTAGCCTGTGTAGCCTGCACCTTTTCCGAACAAATAATACATGATGTGTGTATCCTTGTCGTACACCATAGGAGTGTCACCGATACGATAGAACCAGCCATTCGCTACAGTTACATTTCCTACTGAGTCTTTCACCCTTGTACTACATCCAGTCAGTATAATCGTTGCTAGAAGTATGCATACGGCAGTATTTTTAAAAATTTTAAACATACCCTTCCTTTCTGTTAAAAGCGGAATTTTAGAAAGCGCATCCTGTTTTGTGTTTTTAAGCCCCATTCTTCTCTTCCTCCGTCATGTATCGCCAATAATCCGGCTCCTTGAGAGTATTAAACATGCCGTCAGTATGCCATCCGATATAAGAACTTAAAACAGCCGTATCTTCTCGACCATCTTTATATTTAATCTTGCACAGTACTCCATATTTCGGAAGGTCAGTATTTGTACTCTTCCAACCGTCTTCATCTTCCGGCCAGTCAATTCGAGTGCCACACTGACCGCAGTAGCTATTTCGATTCTCGTCTTCGTTATAAAGGTATTCGCCGCTACCACAATTCTGGCAAGCGACAATACCATCTTCTGCAAAAGGATTGTTAATCATTTTTAGCCTCGATTTCTTTCCATCCAATGAAATCACAAACACAAAGCTTCTCTTGATCACACCGATGAAGCAGGAATTTATTCTGTCCAGAAAGCCTAGAACCGCCAGACACTTCAGCGGGTTCACGACCATCTTTAAACATTTCGGAAAGAGTCCATTCCTCAACAGCAGATAAATCAACATCATAAAAAGTGATGTAGCGATCACATTCACGGCATTTAAAGATTTTTACGTATTTCTTTTCCACACATTTACCTCGCTAGAACGGCACTTTTATCGTGAATGAATTTCTATCCAAAGATTTCTCAACGGAATTCCATTTATCTTTTTTGCCTCAAGATATTTTGTTCCATTTGGCTCATTATTGCGGTATTCGTACCTTATTGTGCCTTCCACTTCATAATAAGTGTTTTTATTTACAATCTCACAAGATGCCCAATTGTCGGTTTCGATAATGAGCACTTTCTTATATGATGGGTTAAGCAGAGGCTCAATATTGAAGTGACATTTTGACTCAACACTCATAAAGCACTCCACTTTTCTCTACCACATGTATCACATACAAAGTGCCATTTATCATGCCAGCTATGAGTGTTATCGTAAAGCATAACACCGCCACATCTACTGCATTCGAGAAGGAACCAATGGAGTAGACGTTTCAAAAGTTTAGCAATCATTCTTACCCTTTCTCCACAATCCGTGCTTTTTCATAATCTCGAAGAAATCTTCCATAAGAGCATCAGCCATCTTACCAGAGATTTCAGGAAGGTCTAAGCCAAAATCTCTAAAAGCACAATGTAGACAACCCCATGGAGTTAAAGCAAATTTTTCATAAAAGTCATCTTCAGGATTGTTTTCTTTTGAGTCTAACATATTCGTCTCGTACTCAAACTGTCTCACTTCATCCTTAGTAAGCCATTTCTGCCACTTGCCACAAACAGAGCAATACAGACCAATCTGGCTACCTTTGCTCTGGATAAAGAAAGATTCACTGCCACACTTACATTTGAAGTCCATCTTAACCACCCATCTTTTCTACATTCTGAACCATGCAGCTCGTACCGGGATGAGACTTTTCAAAACGATAATGTGCTTTATTCATAGCATCATTTTGATCCTGCGCTTTGACCATATATGTATTGAATGCTTGGTGCCCATCATCGTAGTACATTACTTCAACAGACCAATAATCCATATAGCTCCTTTCATGCCACCACACCCACCCTGCTGGTTATTTACTTGCTTCGATTGCCCTTAATAAAACATTCAAGTAAAATAAGTGCCAACCAAATACCTGTTGCAATCTTGACTGTAAAAGTGATATTCAACAGCTTAAAAATCAGCCAGATAATACCGATAGTGGTAATCCACGAGGTAAAATATGTAGCAACAAGAATCAAAACAATTTCAAGAAAAGAACCAAGTGCCTTAAAGAAATTCTTCCACACTTCTATGCTAATCACCTCCGGTCAATCGTCCTCGATATGGACACAAGCTGGAACAACCATCTCAGAGTCGTACAGGCGGATTAGTACCCCATTTGCAAGTTTTACTGCATTTGCATGGCAGTTATTTTCTGTTATAGTAGAAACTTTCATGCATAATGTCTTATCGCTTCCGTAATAAAATGGCTTGCCTTGCTCGATACTTTCAAATTCAACTGTTTCTTTTTCCTTTTTTAGAATTTTCATTTTAGAGTAATCCCACCAACCCACCACTTACACGTTATTTAATTATCGCTCAAATGAACCACTCGATCTCGAATTTCCTGAGTGCGACCCTGATTCCAGAACTGAGTGCCGATAAATCCGCAGGTACGTCGTGCAACATTCAGTTTATTCTGGTCACGATTACCACAGTTCGGGCATTCCCAAACGAGCTTACCGTTATCTTCAACAATCTTAATCTCGCCGTCGTAACCACAAACCTGGCAATAATCAGATTTGATATTCAGTTCTGCGTAGATAATGGTGTCGTAAATGTACTTAATAACACTCATCACGGCAGGAATATTGTTGGTCATATTAGGGCACTCGATATACGAGATGGCTCCGCCGGGAGACAGCTGCTGAAATTCAGACTCAAACTCCAGCTTCTTGAATGCGTCAATATGCTCACGAACCACGACATGATAGCTATTGGTAATGTAATCATGGTCTGTTACATCTGGAATGATACCGAACTTCTTCTGTAAGCACTTAGCAAACTTGAATGTAGTGGATTCCAACGGTGTTCCGTACAAACTATAATCAATATTTTCAGCGGCTTTCCACTCATTGCACTTGTCATTCATGTGCTGCATGATTTCGAGGGCAAAAGGTTTTGCTTCATCGTCGGTGTGGCTCTTGCCGGTCATATATTTTACACACTCGTACAGACCAGCATAACCAAGACTGATAGTTGCATATCCGTCAAACAGGAGCTTATCAATCTTTTCACCCTTCTTTAAACGTGCGATTGCACCATGCTGAAAATGAATTGGACTCACATCAGAAGGCGTACCCATCAATCGCTTATACCGAATCTGAAGTGCTCGATGGCACAGTTCAAGACGCTCATCAAAAATTTTCCAAAACTCAGAAACATCCTTCTTAGAGCTACAAGCAACATCTACCAGATTGATGGTGACAACACCGGCATTAAAGCGACCATAATACTTGTGGCCCTTCTCCCAATTCATGGCACCAGAAATATTCTCGGTGGTTCGATCAGGAGTCAGAAAGCTGCGACATCCCATACAGGGATAGCAAGCACCTTTGTATTCCAACATCTTCTTCTCAGAAATGTAGTCAGGTACGAATCTCTTGGCAGTACATTTAGCTGCCAGTTCAGTCAGATAATAATACTTAGAATTATCTCGAATGTTGTTTTCTTCCAGCACATAAATCAACTTTGGGAAAGCCGGAGTAATCCATGCACCAGTCTCATTCTTCACGCCTTTAATGCGCTGACGAAGGACTTCTTCAATGATAATTGCAAGGTCATCACGGGTCTGGCCTTCAGGAACTTCATCAAGGTACATAAAAATGGTAATAAAAGGAGCCTGCCCGTTGGTGGTCATCAAAGTAATAACCTGATACTGAATAGTCTGAACGCCTGCAACGATTTCTTTATGTAAACGCTTCTCTACAATTCGATTGATAGTCTCCTGATTTGGCATTTTGTCAATCTCATTGTTTTGAATCATGTCGTAAAATTCCTCATAGACTTCACCCGCGATCTTCTTTCGAGAGACATCCACGAAGGGAGCCAGATGAGACAGAGTAATACTCTGACCACCATACTGATTTGAAGCAACCTGTGCAATGATCTGGGTTGCAATATTGCACGCTGTAGAGAAACTATGTGGTTTGTCAATTCCTGTACCAGAAATCACAGTGCCGTTTTGCAACATGTCTTCCAGATTAACTAACGAGCAGTTAAACATATGCTGGGCAAAGTAGTCGGAATCGTGGAAGTGAATTCTACCATCATAGTGAGCATCCACAATATCTTTTGGAAGAAGCAGATTAAAGCTCAGATCTTTGGAGACTTCGCCAGCCATATAGTCACGCTGTACGCTATTCACAACAGGATTTTTGTTACTGTTCTCTTGCTTGACCTTCTCATTATCTACATCACAGATGGAAAGAATTTCGCCATATGCTCGCTGCTTCTCACGAATCTCCTGCCGAAGAATACGCCAGTGACTATAAGCGTCAGCCACATCCGAAAGAGGGCTATTTTTCAACTGGTCAATAACCACATCCTGAATCTGCTCTACAGACATCGTATCAGGGATGTCTGCGATGTAGTCTGCAATGGCGTTAGATACGCGAGAATCAACTCCTCCAGTCGTATTCGTCATTGCCTTCTCAATCGCGTTTACAATCTTACTTTTATCAAAAGGAACTTTCGTTCCATCACGTTTAATCACATATTCCATGCAATCACTCCTTTACTCTGCGTCATGGGTCTCACCTTTGTCGGAAGTGATAGTAGAATCACTTACCAGCTTCACATTCTTAGTAACCTTGGCATCGTAACTATTGGCACGGACGATTTCTCGCATATCAATGCCGGTGGCTTCCTTGACAGCCTCAAAAGTCTGTGCCATGACTGCTGGGACATTTCCAGAAATCTCAGAAACACCATTAGCATTACCGCCGATAATAGAAACCTTGTCAATAGATGCCAGAGGCTTTGCAACCTGCTCTGCAATGCTAGGCAGAATTTTTATAATCATCTCTCCCATTGCTGCGCCATTGTACTGCTTGTAAGCCTCAGCTTTCTTCAGCATAGCTTCTGCCTCAGCAAGACCTTTCTGCTTGATAGCATCTGCCTCGGCCATACCAACCATACGAATACCTTCAGCCTCCTGCTCCTTGGCAAACTTCGCAGATTCTGCAAAACGCTCTGCCTCGTACTTTTTTGCTTCAGCTTCTTTCTGACGCTTATACAAATCAGCATCCGCCTGCTTGCGAATCTCTGCATCCAGCTTCTGCTGACGAACTTCTGCTTCCTGAGCGGCCAACTCAACCATCTTCTTCTGCTTTGCAATAGCTGCGTCAGCCTCAGCTTCCTTGATTTCCTTATCACGCAGATTCATTTGAATCTCACCAGCAGCTTCTGCATCAGCATTTGCCTTATCAGCCTCTGCCTTCAAAGCAGCCTGAGTCAGAAGATACTCATTGTTACGCTGTGCAATAGCAGTCTTAGATTCAATTTCCTTTTCATTTGATTCACGAGCAGTATCTGCCTTAGCGCGAGCAATATCACGAGCGGCTTCAGCCTTAGCAATCTCTGCCTGCTTCTTCACCAGCTCTTCCTGCTGAACACCAATTGCCTCGATGACACCATGATTATGACCCTGAGCATCAATAGCATCCTTGATATCCTGAACATTAAAAGTAACAACTTCCAGACCCATCTTTGCGAGATCAGGACGAGCATTCTCAACAACGGAAATTGCCATCTGTTTACGATTAGTCAGGATATCGTTGACAGTCATCTCAGAGACAATCTCTCGCAGATTGCCCTGAAGGACATCGTTGATCTTCTCGTTGATTCCATCTTCACTCATGCCAAGGAAGTTGGAAATAGCAGCCTGCTGACGAGCACTAATGTAAGTCTTTGCATCCTCGCAACCGGCGCTCTTAATCTCATCATCAGTTACAGTAGAGTTTTCAGAGTAAACCTGAACAGTAACAACAGAGTCCAGCCACAGAGAAACACCCTCTTTAGTCTTGACACCGGTTTCAGGAGTCTTGACATCAATCTTGAGCAGTCGCATATTCAGACGGTCAGCTCGCTGAATAACCGGAAGGACGAACACGCCACGACCACAGATAACTTTCGGCTTAGACAGTCCAAAACCTGTTACGACAATTGCCTGAGTAGGAGGAGCCTTCTTGTAGCAAGTAAATGCAAAGGCGACCAGAAGAACAATAACGACAGGAATTGCAATAAACATCATATTCATGTATTTTTCTCCTTGATTATCTTAAAACAAATTTGGCAAAGCCAAAAAACAACATTGTAACAAACAGGGCGAATGCCACAAATGGTTCTTCCCAGTTGTATCTCATATATGTAAATCCTTTACCAATGAAAAATTCTAACCATTATCTCTACTATTGCGCCAGCTATAAAGAACATCGCTGACGCTAAAAGATAATTCCAATCGTCGTTTTTTCTCATTAAAACTTGACCTCATCGGCGCAATCAGGAACCACGGCAGTTTCGATGTTTGGAGCATGGATTTCTGGACGGAAAACCAAATCATCCGTATAGTCAGGCTTTGCATGACGAGGAATGTAATCCGACATCGTAGTCAGCTCATCAGTCACCTCGTTAGGAATCTTCTTTAGCGTATCTACGACACTTTCAGCAACCTTCTGCTGTTCCTCTAAAAGCCGGATTTTATAGTCCAAATACTTACGTGCCTTCATCAAATCTTGAAGCTTAGAATTGCCATCTTTGTGTCCTGCCCGGCTCAAATATTTACCAACATTCCAAAGATAAGCATCCTTGTCCAGTTGCCACTCTCGCAGCACTTTGATAGCCTCATAGGGATTGTCTGCACCGCCGTAATAAGACGGGTGCTCGACGTTCTTCTTAATTTCGTCAAGTGTTTGCATTTAAAGCCTCCTGTTTTAGTTTGTCGTATTTATCACGAATCTCGTGGAACTTACCACAAGACATCATACCTTCAGTACAACCATTACCACAGCAATTTGGACCAGCATACTTAAATAGATGAGGAGCAATCGGATAGACAAGCTTCAACATCTCGGTTGCAAGCTCTTTGATTTCCGGCTGTGCACGTTCGCAGCAACGCAGGTTAAAGAAATTATTCAACGAACGAGCGTTCATTGTAACAATCATCTTAGTAGAACAAGCATTCGGAAGAACAGCACGCGCGTTCTCATTTGCGATCTTTGATGCTTTTGCGCGTGCCTTTTTCTCAGTCAGGCGAGAATCGGCAACCATCAATTCCTCAGTAATCTTGTCTTCGAGAATCTGGCACAGATGTTTATAGGAATATTCAGCAGTCTGAATCGCCTGTTCAAATACCTCTCGTGCTTCGCTATCATCATCGATAACATCAGGAACCACGATTTCCGCATTGTTCATTCGCACATAGCGCTGACTCTGTACGCTGAAAGATGCAATGCGATGCCGGGTGATCTGTGCCAGCAAAGAACGACTCACACCTTCGATTCCAAAAGTAAAAGTCACATGCTCAGTAGGACTGGCGTGACCAAGGCTAGAAAGTCGATTCAGAAACTCATCGACCTTCTCATCGGTCAGTCCATCCATCAAATCCTGAATACTCGAATTGGAATAGCACAGCTTTGCAGCGGCAGCTACTACTTTTTCAGGATCAGGAGTATGTGTAATCAGTTTAACTACCATTCAACTCTCCTTAATATTCGTCCTGCCAGTTTTCAGGAATGTCACTCTCGTCAATTACGATACAATTCCTGGGTGCAACATTCGTTGTGTACTTTCCGTCTTGAACTTTAATCATTACGTTCATAATGGCGACAACTTTATGAATACTCCAAAGGACTCCTCGACCTTTTCGAGTTCTAGCTCTAAGCACCATATCGCCAATATGAATCTCTCTATTAAGAATATCGGTTACCATTTAATCCTCCATTACTTTAGAAGTGCAAACTTAAACCAATCCGGTAAACTGGATACTGAAATTCCATATTTAATAAGGTAAGACAGCAACCACAACACAATCATGATTCCGACTGCAATAAGATAATCCTTAAAAATCTTAATGAAAGCAATCCACATCTTAATCCTGTCTTTCATTTACCTCACCTCTTTCAATCAACTCATCCACGGTAACCTCTCCACAGAGAACCTGTTTAAGCTGCTCTTCCGATAACTGATATGTAATCGGCTCTCCACACTCGACAGGATATCGAGCTAAGGTTCTATAATACTCTGCAAGGGCTCGTTCCTTACGACCCTGCTCACGATGGTCAATACCAATCATATCGCCCCACCTCCTTCCTCAAATTCTTCACTCTTTCCGGTCACGACATAGACGTCATCTTCGAGATTTTCTTTATCAACAAACGATATTTCTCCTAGTCGCAGGCCGCACTTGTTACTTTCTGGTCTGTTGTCAATTATGTAGAAGTCGCCAGCATCACAAAGAACCTTATACCAGCGTCCTTTCTGCAAAGTGGCTTCTGCCGGGCCCCACTCTTTATAATCCGTCCTGAAGTACATCCTCATTAGGACTCCTTGTAGGGTTCCATATCACCCTTCCAAATCTGAAAATAAGGATGTGCATCAATGCCGTAGACCTGACCCTTCATACCGGTACTGGTAATCTTGTAAGGCTTTCCGTCTTCAAGGCTATTGATAAAGTCCTGATACTGCGGACTCATCTTGAAGAAATCCTTCTTACCCTGAATCCTCTTTACCTTAATAGTGACCTCATCACCAATCTTGGGTTCCCACTCTTCAACTGGCATCCCAGCCAGAAAGTCGGGACCACCGGCCTTTTTGATTCGCCGGGCAAGGATTCGTGCCTTACGCTGCTCTCTGCGCCGGTCTTCTCGATTCATCGAATTACTCATATTCTGTTCCTTTCAGCTTATCAAAGTAGGAATCGCCGTCTCGCTTCTCTAATAAGTTGAGCTCCCCGGCGGAGCCTACAGAATACAAACGAAAATTTTTAAAAATCTCAGCACCTTTAATGGTGGCTAGAGATGTGATTATGTACAATATATTGTGTTCTTCTGTGCCATCCGTAAGTTGAACTTCAAGTCGTTCTTTCTTTGGAATGGCTAGTTTTCGGAAGTCGTTCATTTATTCCTCCGGCATTTTAAAAATCCTCTCATCACAACAATAGTCGTCAAAAATGTTTCCGATAATCTCGTAGCATCTACTCTCAGAGTTATAACTACCAAGAACAATTCCGCGCTCGCCCATACCTTGCCTTGCGTAAACATTAAGGCTTGCGGTATCAATGATTGCCATACGGTCAAGATTTATAATTTCTCCGCCTTGCGTTAAAAGTAGCATTTTAAACACCTCACAAATCGGCAAGCTGTGCAGGAGACCAGATATCTGGACTATCCAAATCCATCCCAAACTCCTCAAACATTTCATTCTTGATTCCCCAAAAGTAACCTTCGGATGGAACGTAAACAATAGTCCACCATCCATACGCTTCTTTATTCTTAGGCGTGAATTCACGAGTTGGAATTCGATTACCGCCAAAGCTAATTGTTGTGGTTTTGGATGGATTCTCAACACATTTGTTATCCAGAATCCGAAGAATGTGTTTAATAGACTTCTTGGAAAGATTCATACCAGCCCCTCCCGTTCGGCTTTCCACTGAGCATACTTATCATAAGCAATCTTTTGGGCAAGCTCTCTATTCTCAGCGGTTACATAAATAGTCCATACCATTTCCTTATCGTAAGGAGCCGAATCAAAATAATTAGGTTCCCATTCTTTGTCTTTAATATCTTCAACATCTCTATGGGAACGGATTACGAGCCAATCTCTATTTTTTTCGTAGTGATAAACCTTCCAAACGCCAATCGGATTTATAATACAATCCTCGTACTCTTCGACATCACCGTCGTAAGCTGCAGCGATTCTTTCCGCTTTTTCTTTATCTTCAGTAATAGTAATAATTCGATAATTTGAATATTTACCTTCGGTTACTGCGTAATAAGTTTTCATAATCCTCTCCTTAGCCGTAGCTTACTTCATTCTTATCGTTTCCACCCATCCAATAAAAGGAATCTTTTAACTTATTTTTAGCCATGATTCACTCCATCTTCGACCCGCACACCGGGCAATAGTGATAAAGACGGGGTGCAGCTATCGCTTCACTAGGAAACTTGCAGTTCGAGCACACCCAAAAGGCATCGTCGAAGCAAACGCTCTCTTCCCAGTGTGCCACCGGCCGCAGCGTTTTCGGGTCGATGGTTGGAGCGTTTTCAATGTTCTTCTTCATAAGGGCAATGCCGTCTCTCCAAGCATTGGCTTCTTCTTCACTGTATTGCTTGATTGTCCAATTATTTTTGTCAAGCAAAGCATTTGCGTCAATCAACCTAACATCAGCCATAAGACACCTCATTTTTGTCATTTCGGAATCTCACAAATGTCGGGAACTGCAGGGATTCAGCACCAGTTTTCTTGTCGCACGACTTTTCCTTGTATTTTACTTCTACGATTTTTCCGATATAATCACCCGGATTCGCCCAAACGGTAGCTCTCGTAGTATCATCAAAACCGGAACCAACACGAAGCTCGTTACCATTGTAGTCAACGACCAGAGCACCCATCGTACCAGCCAGACGGTTCTGACCTTCCTCAATCGCGATGATTCGCAGGTCAACGGTATAAAAACGCTTTATTTTCAGGCATCCATTATGTCGTGCCCGGCGGTAAGGGACATCTCTGTTACAGACAAGTCCTTCCCAGTCATTTGCAACAGCATAATCAAGCCATTTAGCAATCTGTGAATGGTCGGTTCCTTCGTAGACCATCTCGACAACTTCAATGTTTTGAAGATTGTGCTGCTTGATTTTCTCTTTCAGCTCAAGAAGCCGCTGTTTACGAACTGAATACCGTTCAACACACTCGTCATTTTCAAACTGTCTCTGTAGAACCATATCGAAAATTACGAACTTGATGCAGCTCTTATCTGTAGAATCGCTGTTAATAATGCCTGTCCCAACAACGAAATTTTTGTTATCTGACAGACCATCGACATTCTTACGAATTAACTCTCCATCAAATACATAACCAAAATAGCCAGTATTTTTAATATCGTTGATAATGTGGTCAAGTCCAGTAAACTTTTGCGCCTGTCTGGAAATGAGCTGACCATTGATAAAGGTGCCGCGCACTCCATTTAATTTGCGCGATACAAAAATCATTTCATTCCGCTTCAGCTTAACCTTATCAATCGGATATCCCTGCTGAACTTCCCATACAGGAATAATCTCTTCACCGTACACCTTATTGATGGTAGCTGCCTCGACTCCGATCGGCAGGTTCTTAGTGAACAGTCGTTTCAGAAACTCTTCGTATTCAGGATTTTTATGTAAATAATTCTGGATTGTTGCGATGGATGTATCAGAGCCTGTATTGTGACTAGCACCCATAATATAAAGGTATCCGCAGCTGAGATACTGAACATCGATATCCGGCCTTGCAGTTACCTTCTTATTGATCTTTGCGTCAGACAGGCCAGTAACAATCGCAGGGTCAAGCAGGAATCTGAAAAATGCCATCAGTTCATCAGCTTCATCTCCAAAATCATTACGTGCATCCAGCAAAATGCGGGTCTTGTCCGTCTTTTTCTTTGCTTTCTGCAATGCCTTAACCATCGCATCAAGCTTACCTATGAGCTCTTTATCTGTCATAAAGCCTCCTTGCGTATCCTGTGTTATATAGTTGTGGCTAATAAAGAAAGGCTTGTCGTTACGAGCAAGCCATTTCTTTCTCGTATCCTGTATTATATAGCTAAAGAGAGAATTTTAAGCCTCCGAGACAGAGACTTTTTGTAACTATATTATACAGGATACTAATATAATTGTCAATGCTTTTCTGAAAATTCTTTCCGTAAAAATTCCTTCAAGAACGTCCGCTTATATGGCACTCTCGAAGTCTTTACAGCCCGATCAAGAGCATGAGTTTCGGCGCAAATCACACAATACTTCTTGGCGCGAGTGATGGCCGTATAGAGCCATTCTCTCGTCAGCATCAAGTATGCAGAATTGTCCATACCAACAATCACATACGGAGCCTCACTACCCTGCAGCTTATGACAACTTAAAGCATAAGCAAGTTCAAGCGTTGTCCAGATGTTATTCCCACCAAAGTAATGAGGAATGAATATCGTTCCCCACTGGTCAAAATCAACCAGAATAAAACTACTCTCAATCTTTCGGATAATGCCACGGTTTCCATTGAACACCGGACACTTCTCTTCTTTTTTCTTTGTCTTGAGATTGTATGTATGAAGTTCATAGTTATTCTTGTTGATAATGACCTGATCGCCCTCACGCAGAGTGTACACTCTGTCCTTGCCATCACCATAGATAGAAATCTTCGCTTCGGTCTGACCACGACTCGGATTCACAATTTCCTGAATAGCATTATTTACCTCGTAGGTGCAGATGCCGCCACGGAGCTTCTGCGGAAGTACAATCTGAATCTTTGCACTATCGTTCCCTACCTTATTATATAAGGTACGATACTGATTGATGATGTGGCTAAATGACTCGCCTGCATCCTTATAGATATCAAGCTCCAAATCACGCAGCTCGCCACGAATCTCATTACCAGCCCAACCGTAAGGAACCAACTGCGTGGCATTACGAACCTTGATACTCTCAGTGATAATCGCTGACTTAGCAGCCTGACGGTGAATCTTAGTCAAGCGAGCAACCGGAACAACCTTGGAGGCAAGCATATCCTTGAAAATATTGCACATGCCAATGCTCTCAAGCTGGCCGTCATCACCAATCATAATAAATCGCTTGCCAGTTTCAATCGCTTGAATCAAGTCGTAGAACAGTTTGGCCCCAACCATAGATGTCTCATCCAAAATGATAATATCTTCCTCCAAAGGATTGTTTTTATCATGAACGAAGCCACCATTTTCAATGTCGTAACCAAGGAGGCGGTGAATTGTCTTGCCGTCCTGACCAGTAATCTCCTGCATACGAGCAGCAGCACGACCAGAGAGTGCAGTCTGGGCAAACGACTTACCACGAAGAACCTTTAGGACACCAGCGACAACGGTACTTTTACCGCATCCACCTAGACCTGTGACAATAGCAATGTTGTTTGAACATACCTTTTTAATAGCATCTCTCTGCTCCTCGGTGTACTCAATACCAAGAGCACGCTCTGCCTCGTCGATTGCAGTATCCATGTTTCGGCCAATCGGCTCGATAGGTGCGTCCGCCAGACGCTTGATTTCCTTTGCAATCTCATTTTCCAGATTCCACACTCTTGTTAAAGCAAATTCCTGACGATCATCACTCCACCAAAGCGTTTCGCGGACATCGTGCAGATGGAAAAGTGCTCTCTTGATAATCTCTTGGTCACCCTCATCCAAGCCAAGTTCCTTAATGCAACTATTGATTGTCTGGTTTGCCGGGATGATAGAATTGCCTTCTTCGGCACGGTCGGCAAGAAAATGCATAACGTAAGCTTCAATTCGGAATTGAGAGTTTGGCTTTAATCCCATATTCAATGCAAGAGCGTCAGCTTTCTTCCAACCAATACCATATACATCGTCAATCAAAACATAAGGGTTCTCTTCAATCTTTCTTACAAGAGTGTCTGCACCGTGATATTGATGAACAAGTTTTCCGATAGCACTGGGAGTCAAGCCATACTCAATCAGCTTCGTGTATGCTTCGCTGTTATCAATGTTATTTTCAAAGGCATCGATAATTTTCTGTGCTCGACCTTCTGTGATGCCACTAACAGTGCAAAGAGACTTGATATCACCGTTCTTGATGATTTCATACGGATTATCAAATGCTTCGTAAAGCATCTCAAACTGATGTTCTGTCAAGATAAAATGGAGAAAGCTTTTCTGTTCTTCTGGGTCAGTAATCTCTTGGAACTCGTTCATATAGACGATTTTATACTGGTCCCCAAACTTTTCATGGTGAACATACTCACCACAGACCGAATAAGTCTTATCCATATCAAGGCTAGGGACGTTGCCTTTCAGTCGGAGGTCACTGTATCGGCTCATAATGGGGTTCCCCTGCTTGACTTTTACCACCTCGGCAGAGAAAGTGGCAAAGCCGCCGGGCTCCACCTCCTTCCCATCTTTCGGATAAAAGACTCGTTTTATCCTGATGTAACAACGGATCATATTTTCATTAAATTTTTTATCTGCCACTTTACAACCCTCTTACCTTATCTCTCTATCATGCAACCATTGCTTATAAGGCTTGAAGTCATTCGCAATAACGTGTGACTCATCTTCCTTCTTTCCAAGCACAGCTACCTGACTTCCCTTCACAATCAAATCCTGATAATCTGACAGAATTCTCGGCCACACAGTTAGCTCAATTATGCCATCACCAGAGTACAGATTTACAAACGCAAACTGCATACCAGTCTTTGTTTTCTTCTTCTGAATCTTTGCGATAATACCAACCAGCACACAAGAGTCACCATTCTCAAGCTCTGAGAAATCTCGAATGTACTCATATGCCTTTTCAAACGGATTTTTATCGATGATGAACGTCTGTAATGTCTGGAATTCCCAGAATTGCTCGTCCTTCAAATATTTCTCTGATTGCTCAGTCATATATGCTTCTTTTTTCTTGAGCTTTTCGGTTTCATGTACGACACGGCGTTTTTCGTTATAAATTCGTAAGACAGTTTCTTTATCAACCTTCCTACCAACCTTATAGTGCTCCGTGTCAATATCCCACTTACTCAGCAGGACAGCTTTTGTAGGAAGTGTGCTTACCGGTTTGAACTCAGATTGCTCCAAACCACTCGCAATGTACTTTTCCAAGAACGCTCGTTTATTCTTTGTAGGAATGGCACCAGACTTAACCAGTGCGATGATCTGTGCCTTTGTTGCACGGACACGGCTCGTAAAGTCATCAAGACCCTTGAATTTTCCATTCTTATCTCTTTCGGCAATAATAGCATCGGCAAGCGTATCACCAATGCCACCGATTGCGGATAGACCAAATAGAATTTTCCCATTCGATACAGTAAAATCCATGCCGGAACGATTGATACTCGGAGGAAGAACCTGAACACCAAAACTCCGTGCATCCACCATAATCTTGTTTACCTTACCAACCTTTGCTTTATTCAGGTTTAGCATAGCCTTAAAGAACGCAAGCGGATGGTGTGTTTTTAAGTATGCTGTTTGAAGGCAGATAACGGCATACGCCTGAGAATGTGACTTGTTAAATCCGTAGCCGCCCTTCGTTGACAGTTCATCGCAAATATATTCGGCGGTTGCTTTCTCGTATCCGTTTGCAAGAATCTCATCGTAAAGAAGCTCGACCTCTTCCTTGACTTTCTCAGGTTTTTTCTTTGCCAAGCACTTACGCATTCTGTCAGCTCCGGCATCGTTTCGACCACCGAATGCCTTCGTGAGCTTCATACTCTGTTCCTGATAAATATTCACACCATAGGTGCTGCGGAAAATCGGTTCCATATCAGGATGGAAGTAGTGAATGTGCTCAGGGTGGTATTTGCAATCAATGTATGTAGGAATGGACGGCATCGCATCAGGACGATAAAGTGCAATTAAAGCGGATAGTTCTTCAATCGACCTCGGCTGAAGCTGTGCGACCAGATCCTTCATGCCCGAAGACTCAATCTGGAATAGATTGTCTGTCCGCCCGGAACAAATCAAATCGTAAGTTGCCTTATCGTTTTCAAACTCTGGATTGTTGATATCAATTTCCCATTCTGGAATGTTGTCCTCACGTTTTGCCTCGTCGATAGCAACCAGCGACGCAACACCAAGAATATCAAACTTGACGAGTCCAATCTTCTCGTCCATCACTTTATCAACGGATATAACGTGTTCTCCGTCAGTGCCGTGCCGGATACCGATATACTCATAATAAGGATGTCGACAGACAATAACACCGCCAGCATGGATACCATATCCTCGTGGGCGACCATTGATATGGCTTGCGATATCAAGTAGTTCCTTATACTTCGGATTTTCAGCCACTTCCGGGTTAGCCTCAAGGCAATCCTTCCATGTCTTTTGAACAAACTTCTCGCTGATTTTTCTTATTTCAGCATACGGAAAGCCGAGAACTTTACCAACATCCTGAATTGAGGTAACCGGAGTGGTGTACACAATATTCATAACTTGAACCACTCGGTCTTCACCGTACTTCTGCGTCAGATACTCGACAACCTTAGCACGGTCACTGACGTCCACGTCAACGTCAGGAAGGTCTTTTCGTTCAATGGTAAGGAAGCGTCCGAAGTCAAGCTCATACTTGATGGAATCGAGCTGCGTAATACCAATCAGATAGCACACGAGTGAACCGGCAGCAGAGCCTCGCCCTGGGCCAACAATAACATCGTTTTGCTTACACCAGTTGATGTAATCGACCAGAATCAAAAAGTAGTCACAGAAGTCTTTTTTCTCGATGACAAACAACTCATCATCAACACGTTTGCGATAGATTTTCTGCTTTTCTACATCAAACTTATCAATTCCACGTTTCTTCCATCCCTCTTTTACAAGGTCTTTCAGGTAAGTTGCCGAATTAGAATACTGTGGCGGAATCTTAATTTTGGGAAGTTCCGGTTCATGCCAAGGCATATCTACATCATCACACAGGTCAGCAACCTCGTCAGTATTATTGATACACCATTCTGTCGCTTCGTATCCAATCTGACCATCAAGAATTCTATGTTGTTCCTCACGAGACATGAAGTAGCACCCTTCATAGATTTCTGCGGCGGTTTCCGTGTCGTGAGCGATACGAAGAAAATAGTCCTGATAATAAAGATCTTCTTTGGTGGCAGCGTGAACATCGTTTGTGACAACTACTTTTGTGTGAGTGTCATTTGCTAGCCGCATGATTTTTTGATTGTATTTTGCCTGTTCACTGTTTGCATGAGCCTGAACTTCAAGATAATAGTGAGGAAATAAGCTCTTATACTCTTGAACCAGCTTAACACAAGTGTCATAATCATCCGTTCTAGACAGCCTACTCGCCAAACAAGCAGACAGGATAATCAAATTATTCGTATCTTCCTTAGCGATATCCTCTTTTGTGATACGAGGACGGCTATAAAAACCATGAAGATGACCAAGTGTAGACAAGCGATTAACTGCCTGACGACCAGCTTCGTTTTTTGCGATGATAATCAAGTGCCAGTATTTACTATTCTTGTCCTTAACTTCCCTGTCTTCACACTCATATGCTTCAATACCATAAAGAAGTTTTACATTCGGATACTTGTCCTTCAGTTCTGAGTAGTACGGCCAGCTTGTTACCTCACCATGTTCCGTAATGGCAATGGCTTTTAAACCAAGTTCAGATGCTCTTTTTAGATTTTCTTCAGGAGAAGAGTACCCATCTAGCAGACTGTAATTCGAGTGCGTGTGTAAACTACTTGACATTCTTACTCCTTCCTCTTATCTCCAAACTTAATAATATCGTCGAAAAGCATCACATAGTCATTAGTGTATTTATTACCATGAAAATGGCCGAAGTACCAGAATGGTTTACAATCGTTAGGATAGCATTCGTATATATTATCAAAGAATATTTCAGTTGACTGGTCTACTGTGCTTTGATCAATACTACCGATAAATAATTCAGTTGGAATGAACCGGAATGGACAGGTATGCGTGAGCATAACATCAATATCATCGATTTGAGGATCGTGTGTAATATTCCAGATCTTTTTCTTAGTCTTCTCATTAGGCTGTTCATCCGGCCACCAATTCCAGCCACGTTCCAACCGATAATATTTATCTACAGAATAGGCTCCGCCACAGACAAGACAGTTTAAAATTTCCCTATCAGCAAGAATCTGGTAAACCTCACCATCAATAGCGAAATAATGACTGGGATAATGTGGGTCATACCACACTTTGCCGCAAATATCTCCACTAACTTCCTTTGTCTTATAGCCATCCTTACGAGACGGGCGGCGTTCGTGGTTTCCATGAATACAAAACAGATTCGCAGGAATATCTGCGGCAATAGCCTTAATACTCCATTCACGAGGGTCATCCTTGCCGTAGTAGTTCAAACCGACATCGCCAAGACAAATGATCCAGTCATTCTTTCCAAGATTATGTTCATAGCAGAATTTCTCTAATTTAAAAAAACGGTAAAATTCGCCATGAATATCACCTGTAATGTAAACAGCCATTTAATCCACCTCAACAAGACAACCATTCTTTACAACCTTGGCCTTATCATCCCAATACTCATCCGCACCAATCTTTCGAGGTGAAGTTCCAAAACGTTCTTTCCATTCAGGAAGGCTCTCGTTGATGGCATCAAACTGAATGCCCCAATCAAAACAAGCCTCCATCGCATCGTACAGAAGCTTTCCTTCCCGGCAAGTCCAAAGAATCAAGCCAGCACCATGCTTCTGTTCCTGAATTGCCTGATAGATGACATTCCAATTCGGCTCACCAATATCAGGATATTCATTCTCGCAGAGCGTACCATCAAAGTCGATGGCAATAGCACGTTTCCAATTTCCCATATCAAATCACCTCATACAAACTCTGTCATTTCCAATACCTGTTCATTGTCGGACACCGTAACCACTGTATCGTTTGTGATCTCTACCTTCGCGCTCATGTTCCCACATTTCAAGAACGGCTTAAAATCAGTATCGTAATTATCGAAATATGCGTACTTTCCATCAAAGAAGAAACTACCATATCTCGTTTTATATTTGCAATTCGGTTTAAGCGTAAGCAATTTTGCTCGCTTTCCAACAAAATGTGGCATTTTGTTCTCTTGAACCGGAGACTTTACTATAAGCTCTGTATAGATTTCTGGGAATAATTTCCGAAGTTGTCTCAAAAACATTGGAACTTCGTCCTTTTGGTACGACTCGATTTCTCCACCCATAAGAGCCATCGGCTTACACTCGCAAACTTTCAAAATATTATCAGCCGTAAGAATTTCCATCGGGATAAAAAGTATTTTGCTGCCACTTTCCCAAGGGCCATCAACTTTCAAATCGCCATTTTCGATTTTTAAGCTCACATAGCTTAATGATAGAACCGCATCATCTCCGATGCGAACAATTTTCAAATTACTTGAGTACCGAAGTGCTCCGTAATAAGGGGCTGACTTTGCACAGTCTTTTACCCTTGTAAACATCTTTGAGCGTTTCGTTCCACCATCAACACTTTCAACATTCCCAACTGGGCAACGACTGGAAAATGGATATGTAACACAAAGACATCTTCCCTGCTTATATGCAGAGCATTCATTTGCCCTGTCGCAATAGATGTACTCTGCTCTAAGTCTATTATTTCTTGAACCGTCTCCGTATAAATGTACGCAGATCGCTTCTCTCATCAAATCACCTCAAAATCAACAATCTGTGCCTGCGGTGTAACCTTGTTCCCATACTGATTTAGGGACAACCGGCATACCGCATTGATGTATTTCTCTTCCTGACCACCATAGAAATCATTATTGATCCAACCAAGCATCCGGTCATTATCCGCAAAACATACAAAATCAATGCCTTTTTCTTCATCAGAATACTTCCACATATTACCGTTTTTGCCCATCTGGGCGCATCCACTATGAATCAGCGGAATGTTTCTAATATAGAAATATGGCTCAGAAATACCCTGTGCCCAGATTTTGTGCATCTCATACACCGTTTTCGGTAATGCAACGTTCAATTTATTATAATCAAAATCAAAATCAACCACGATTGCCTTACTCATCGTGACATCTTTAAGCAACTCATCACAGTCTGCAATAGCCTTTGGCACGTTTTCTTTCTTGATTTTCACACCAGCAGCATTGTCGTGACCAAGAACCGATTCAAAATCTCCGGTGCTCATCAAGAATTCTTTTAGGCTTTCAATCGGAGAGCCGTCAGGATTTCTCATTGAACCACCATAATAGTCCGGTTCATCAGTAAAAGTGCGAAGCAACACACACGGTTTTGCGTACATTTCAGCCAGCTTGATTGCCACAACACCGGTCAGAGTGTTATCAAGAATACCTGTAGAGTTACAGAAAAGAATCTTGCTCTGGTCTGCACCGTGCTTTTCAATCAACTTCTGAAGCTCTCCAACAGCCTTGTCCTTGATCTTATTCTGCTGATACTTGCAAGAGGAACACTCACGAGCCACATGCTGCGCCAGAGTTTCATCAATCGTGACACCAGCGTTCTTACCACGAGTCGGAGTGTACTGGAAAGTCTGTTCTTCACCGACCATTGCACGGAACATCCGCTTCTTTTGCTCAGATGAGCCAACACGAATCAGTGCGTTCATCATCGGAACGATGTAGAACTGAATATCATTGATGGTCGGATCACCCTTAATGTTGAAGCTATTCGCCTCAATCAACGCACAAATCATCGGATTTACAATTCGGGCCAGACCTTTCGTGCAAAGGCGCTTTGTCTCATGCGAGTGCATATCCATAACATCACCGATGTTTCCGACGGCTACTAGATCAAGATACCGGTCTGCAACATCAGTCCAATTATCCTCATCAACAGCCTGAAGGAACTTATATACCACGCCAGCACCAGACAGTTCCTTGTTAGGATATGTACCATTCTGGTTATTAACGATTACTGCGTAGGGATTCTCTCTGTCACAGATGTGATGGTCAAGAATCAGAATATCGATGCCCTTTTCGCGGAGTTCCTTACACTGCTCAACATCGTTGCTGCCAGCATCAGGAATAATCAGCAAGGTGGTTTCAGGTGGAACATCAATTTCTTTAGAGAGTCCATGTTCCTTGCCACTATGATGCAGAACATTGATTTTTCCAAAATAACCAATCGTCTTCAAATACTGAAACATCATTGAGGCACTTGTGAAACCATCCACATCACAGTCTACAAGGATAGAGATAATAGACTTATTCCAGGTGTGTTTATTCAACAGCCTGACAGCATCTTCCATGTTGTCCAGTTCCCACGGAGAATTTAAGCAAGAATCATCCAGATTCATGTAGGTCTTATAATCCTCAATCCCTCTATTCTCCATAATCGTTCCAATCGGGTCTGATAGGTCGTTCCTACTCCCCTTCCAGAGTTTTACATTCATTTAATTCTCCTAACACAATTCTCAATCAATGCCTTAAATTTTTCAGGATTGTCAGTCGGGGCTTCCTTTTCATCCAGAATCCCTTTATCATCTACTACAGCATACACACTTACGCCATCAACGAATCGATTGGCGAGAACCATAAGCTCACTAAGCTGAACGTCTTTATCAAAGACAAAACAAATATCAACGCAAAGACGTGTCAAAATTTCAATTTGATTTTGTGAAACCTTCTTGCCGCCTGTCGCCACGCAGTTGCAGACATCCATATTCCACATCTGCATGACAGACTTTTCAGCCTCACCAACATATACCAGACCTTTATTCTTGATATAAGGCTCTGTTTTGTACAGGCCATACAGAATACGGTTTCTGGCACACGGCTCAAGATACAGATACTTCAATTCACCTTCTGGCGGCTTACCGAAATATCTTCCCTTTACACCAACCAGAGTACCAATTTCATCTCTGATTGGAATCGTGATTCTATTTGTCAGCTCATCAAAGCCGATCTCGAACTCTTGCTGCGTCTCGTAAGATATTCCATCGTCAGCAAAAATTTGGTTAACATGAGGTTTATAATAACCGAGGATAGCTTCAGAGATGGGGACTATCGGACGGTCATCCTCGTGTTCTTCACATTCATTTTGCATGGCGATAAGCTTTTTTAAAATCAGCATACTTTTAGGAAGGTCTTCCTCAAAGTTGTGATAGTAGTCAAGTCCAACCAATTCGCAGATTTGCTTAATAGCTTTTGGGAAAGACAGTTCCAGAAAGAACTGGACGACAGAAATCAAATCATAACTGGTCTTTCCATTTGCAATATCTCGTGTGTAATCTACCGCAGTAAGATTTTCATTCTCGTAAATGCAGAGTGCCGTTCTATTGTCACCATCTGGATTCGCACACTGGTAATAACCAGCTTTATGACTGATATGATGGCAACCAAGTTCCTCTAAAATCGGTTCAATCTGTTGTTCTTCGAGAATGTAATTTTTCAGATCTGCGATATTTACCATTGTAGTTCCTTACTTTCTGGTGCAGACACCGACCTCTTTCCAGACATTTTGGTTCAAATTCACTTCAAACATGATTTTCTTTTTCTCACCAAAGCGGTTTTTATCAATGTTTCCAACGTAATACCGCTTATCTGGATTCAGCCGATGGGCACAGTCACCGCCCCACTCAGGGTCATGAGAGATATACTGATACTTCACAAACTTATCTTTTGGAATCTCCTTGAATAGAACCATCGTCCAAGCAACATGCTTAATCATCTTTGACTCAGCAATGTTGTTTGAATTCAGCTCATCAGGAAGGTACTCATGAGCATTTTCAGCCAACTGGATGCTACCGTAGATAAAGATTTTCAGATTCTTTGCAATCTCTTCAAGTTCGGTGGCTGTGACCTTAAATGCTGCCCATTCACCAATCGAAGCAATATCGTTCTTTAGAGTATCGTAGAACACATACTTGACTCCCTGAGTGAGAGCTGCCTTCTGGATTTCGAACCGCAAAGACTTATCACTGTAATCGGCAGAGACATCCTTTGCGATAATCAAACCCTGTGATTCATTCTCGATCCACTGGCAAACATCGAGAACGTTGCGATACTCTTCGCTCTCCTCGTAGACACGAGCAGTGAACTCATCAATGCTTTCTATGTACTCTCCATCCTCATTTTGTTTTCGGAAGATGAAGTTCCCGTTTGCATCACGGTACATTCCAAGTGTGATTTCTCGTTCATCCTTATGAAAGCGATGACCATGCAGCTCTTGAAACTCAGGATTATTGATAGCTGTGACCAGTAAGCAGTACCGGACGGATTCAAGATCCATCTCGTTTAGCAGCAGAAGTGCTTTTTGCTTCTGAACCAATGTGACGTATGCAACAATCGCCATCATATATCTAGTCTTGCCAGCGTTAGATGGCATACCATTGAACATCACTGTGCCCAACTTTAATCCTCTGAACAAATCATTCATGATAGAATACTGGAACGGCAAACCCATATCAGGAACACTCAGACGTTCATTAACCATCGGCAGTAAACCGTTATTCAAAATCTCAGCATCGTCGTTTGTAATGATGACGGTATTGATCTTGTCAGCCTTACCACGAATCAGTTTGTAAATGTCCTGAGCACCAAACATTTCAAACTGTCGATGCTTCAAGATTCCTTCAATGTTGAATCCGTTTCTCTGGTACTCACGAAGTAACGAGTATTTCTTTAGGATATTGAAATATCCCTTGATATCCTCGTCATTTGCAAGACTCATGTAGTATTCAATAGTTGACCAGCCCTTTAGCCGCTTATATTGGGACAGTCTGGACTCATCTTCAGCCATAAACGTTAAAACAGATGTTTTATTAAATTCTTGAGTCCGAGTTTCATAAATAATTAGCGCTGCATCGTAGAAAAATTTTGTTGCTTCATCGGCAAAATCGTACTTGCTCTTGACATAATGCCCATACTCGACCAAATAGTCAGGATGCTTGTAAATTGCGCCAACAAATAGAATTTCGTTCGGGATATTTGAAATGAGTTCCACTCATCCACCTCCCTCTTTTATATCTCATCGAGAATTGCACTTATATCGATTTCATTCTCGTTTTTACTCTGTTTCGGTGCTGTTTTCATCCGTTTCAGTACCGTTTCAGTCAAATTTTCCTTCGTTTTGCCCTCGCTTTCACTGCGAATCGAAGCTAGTTTTTCTTTTCGTTCGAGATAACTAGGATATTGAGCCAGCAAAATAGCCAAGTCGTAATTCCATCGCTGGCTCATATCGCAACCCTTTGCTTCTTTCTCGGCAATTATCTTATCTAGTCGGGGTTTCGCTAGAACCCACATATCGTAGAGTTCTAGCGGAGGAATAGAACCTCTATATTTGTAATAATTACCGGAAATCAACTGCGTAAGTTTCGAGTAGAAGCTACCAGGAACAACCGCCGGGGCGTATGTATCTCGAATATGGTCGAAAAGAATCTTTTTTTCTTCCTGTTTGATATGTGCAAGCTCACGATTGTGGTCTTGTTCTCTCTTTTTGGAAAGAAGATCATCGACCTTTTTATCCGTAGCGGGTTTTGCTTTGTCAAAAAATGCCCTTAGCAGGTCATCTGTCCAAGGGCGTTTTTGATTTTTCTTTTTTTCTACAAAACAATCCTTATGACAAAAACCAGTCTTGTCGTAGAAAAACGTGCTACGGTCTCGCTCGATGAAAATATTCTTCCCGCAAATCATACATTTACGGGTAAGTTCCATTAAGCCAGTTCCTTCTCCATGATTGCGGCAACCTTCTTCAGTTCCTCGATATCAGTCATAGAACGGAACGCAGTAGACAGACCTGCTGCCCGCACAGCCTTTTGTGCGGCACTGCTCTTTACAGGAGAAGCTGCGGCAACCAGGTCGTTCAGCTTTTTCTTGATGTCATCCATGGAAGGTTCCTTAGATTCAGAATTCTTGTGCACTGGAACATCATCCGTCTCATCATTTTCGATGCCAAGGTCACGCATACTCAACTTAACCTCAGTTTTAACAGCATCATTCAGACCGTTTTTGATAATGTTCTCTCGATTCTTTGCACTGCTAGAAATAATATCCTGATACTCAAGCAGGGTCAGATCCTCGACAACCTCACCGCCCTTGTGCATACCAGTACGATCCTTATCAAAGAAAGCGAGCTGCTGACCATCTTGGAAATACAGACGGAACTCCGTATCAACGTTATACTCCTGACCAGCAAACCCATCAGGAATCTTACGACCAGTAGGCTCACTTACGATAGAACCATTCACAACCTTAGTATGCTTCTCGTCCTTCTCTCGGCAAACAACGATGTAGTTCACACCAGATGCATTCAGATCCAAAATCAGAGACTGACCCTTGAAGTTCAGGGTATTGAAATCCTTGAGCTCCATGCCAGCACCCTCAATCTTAACTGCCTTTTCATCACCAGTCAGACCCTGAGATGCGGCCTTAACCTTGGCACGCTTCTGCGAGAAGGCGGTGAGCCCCTGAGTGGCTGTCATCTTGAGAATAGATGCAGAGTCAACAACCAAAGCGTCTGCACGGAACGGCTTGCCATTTGCGTCCAGATAAACATCTCCATTCTCATCCTCGATGTCCTCATCGTTGGTAACCATTTTGATATAATCCTGAACTTCTGCCAGAGACTGGGTGTAAACAATCAACAGATTGTCAGGATTCACACCATTAGCTTCCAGTTCCTCGGTGTAATTATCAATAGAACCATTCTCGGTATCCAAATACAGAACACGGAATGGCTTACCGTCTGCATTCTTCAGATAGCACAGCTGCATAGCAGTACGAGATTTACCAGTTCCCTGTTCACCATAAATCAGCATATGAAGCTTCTTACGAACAGCAGATGCCTTACGAATCATAGCCATATATGTAAATTCCTCTCTAAATCTTTTCTTTTATTAAACTTTCAAACACTCATACCACGGATCACCCGTTTCAACTGCATGAGCAACATAATCCAACTGACGGGTGATGTTATCCACACTATCAACCAGAAGGTCTTTACACCCTACCGGAACAGCACCACCATTGCATTCCGCGTCGGCTTTAGCTTCTGCAATAATCTCAGGATGCGTAGTAAACACAATAGACATCATCGGAGAGTCTTCTTCAGGTTCCTTTTCAAGCGCTTCGATATAGACAATGTAAAATTTCATACCATTATAAGCGGTATACTCAAGAGTATTCTGCATAACTAAACTCCTTATGTATCCTGTATTACTTAGCTAAGACTAAAAATTACACTCCCCAGTCATCCTCTTCCTCGTTTACAGGAGTTGCAGTAGACTTGTTAGAACCACCCCACCAAGAAGTGTCGTTCTCAGCAGCCTTGCCGTCGAAGTCCTTCTTTGCCTGAGCGTTGGCAGCAATTTTTGCCCGTGCCTCAGAGATATTGTCCTCAGTGTAAGTGGGCTCCGCATCCTTATCACCAGGATTCGGATCAAAGGAATCAGGATTAACACCCTCGATATACAGCTTGCGAACTGCCGGAGTGCCCTGACGCTTCATCTTGTTAGGACCACCCCAGATATTCTCAGTCTCAACTTCCTCAACTTTCTGCTGATTAACGATGGGACCAAAGCACTCGAAACTGGTGTAGGGCTTCAGACGCTTGCGAATAGAATCAGCCAGAACCTTATTCTGAGTGTTTGCCTTATAGTCAATGAAGAACTCTGCATCCTCGATGGTGTTGTAATTCACGATCTTTGCATCGACAACTACTTCATCGTCCTCATCGCTCTTACGGCAACTAGTGTACACAATGGTCTGAGTGAACAGAGCCAGCTCTTCAAAGTCCTCTGCATCGAAGTCGATTTCCTTAGAACTCAGAGAAACCTGAGTAGGAACAAATCGAATCTGGTGCTTATCGTTGTAAGTGCTGTACTCGATGTTACCACGGACATACACGTTGTCACCGTCATGCAGATTCTCGGAAATCTCCTTAGCTGCATCAAAATCGGTCAGAGTCTTGTTATCATTGACGACCTTACCAGACTCATTCGTCTTCTTGGTAACACCGACCTTGACGCCAATCATATCATAGCCTTCCGGTGCAACATAAGTCAGACGATCCTTCCAAGCAACTTCCTTCTTATCCTTCTCGATGCCCTTGTCCTTATCGGCACGGCGGAAGAAGTAAACCTTATCACGAGGCATACCAGCCAGATCAACATAGAAAGTGTTTTCATTGGAAGTCTGAACGCCAAAGCTCAGGACACGGCGCATAGCACCACTCTTAGTCTCCTTCTCGTTATAGAAGTTACTACGCTGGGTGCCGGTGACCTTACCAGCCATCTCAAAAGAACCACGGGTCTGAGGAAGATTAAAAATTCTATCTGCCATATCAAGTCTCCTTTATGTAATTTTGTTTCATCGGTAATCACTTATGTTTCTTTTTATTGTCTCGAGTCAATTCATGCACTATTCATTCTATATATTGTCCTCCGTCTGGCTTATTGATGGCTTATATTTTCATACGGCTTTTGCCGTTAGAAATCGTCCTTTAAGGGATTATGTAAAAACATCGCGCCGAGCACTACTGGGAGCCGTTCTGAACACTCAGGACACAAATCAAAACTCAAAAACGAACCATCAAGTTGGCTACCGTAAGAGTATTGATGTTCAAAACTGATTCCCTGCTCGCTGCCTATCGGCTTGATTTCACGACCACACCAGTTGCATATTTTCTTACATGTGTTCATACGGCATCACCCCATTTTAATATTCCCTATCACGGAACATCTTAGATTGAGCACGAGTCAATCTATTATTCCGACTATACTTAGGTCTGAATGCGGACTGCAGCTTGTTGTTTGCGTATTCGAGGTCACTCTCCAAAATCTTAGCAGCTTCTTCAATATAATCTCGAATTGCACAATACTGGTCACTGCTGATATAGTGTATCTTTAGATAATCAAGCATATCGACCGCCTGATTCTTCAAAAGAAGTGCATCTTCAAGCTGAGTCTTACGCCGTTGGAAGAAATCTATATTCATAAATAGCCCAACCTCTTTAGACAGTCTCTATAAGTGCTTAGAAAAATCTCATAATCGACAGCTCGTTTAAGAATCATCTCATATGCGCGGGTGGTGTGCTCACGAGGACACCACATTCCACCTTCCTTGCCAAGTCGGATTTGTTTCTCTACAATTTCCTTTGCCTGGTCGAAAGTCATGTTCTCAATTTCTTTTTTTCTTGCATGGAGCCAATCTTTCATAACACACCACTTTCAGCACATGCATAGTTATGCTTTGCATTCTTATCCATCCACACACTCCAATCCATCTTGCGATGACAATCAGAACATTCACACTCGAACTTTTCCAGCTTCGTCACGCAAAACGGACAGAGATACGTGTTCTTCTCCTTCTGAAAGATAGGACTTGCCGGAAGGCTCAATGAACCGTGGTCGATAGATATATTGATAGGAGTTTTGCTGTTCATTAGGTCACCTCTTATTTGAATTAGCCTTTTATGAGATTTTCTTATCAAGCTTCCGCAGTTCTAACTTACTTGGAAGAAAATTTCTACAGAAGTATGCACTTCCAAACGACACTCCCTCGACAGGACTGTCTGTGTGTTCAGGGTCCATAAATCCGATTCGAGAATCAAAACACAACATCTGTACATCATTTTTAAAAATGTCAAATCGTGTTTTCCCCTGAATACTATTTGCAGGAAGCAGTAGAGCAAACGGTTTTTCAAGTTCATATGCTCTACGCAGCACATCATCCTTCTTACTAAAAGGAGGATTCGAAATCATAACATCCCAACGTTCTGGTTCATATGTAAAGAAATCTTGCCCATTATCGATATGGCTACACTCTACTTTGTACCCAGCATTTCTAAACACCTGCACAAAAGCAGACCATTCTTTATCAAACGGACACAAATCACTGCTTTACTCGATGGGGGGGGGGGCAAATTCAAGCAATGGAACAACTGCGTAAACCGGAGTGTATCGCTCGTCGCCTGCCGTAGATCGGTCAGATGTAAGATATCCTTTGTTTTCTGGCATCAATATCTCCTTTTAATTTTCTGGGAATCTTTTCTTTGTAACTGCGATGCAAAAACTATCCACTTCGCTCGCCCAGATAGCAGTACCATCACCATACGTACTTTCAAAGACAAGCGGAAAGCCACCAATTCCATCGAAAAGACTGCCAAGCGTGGGATTTTCACCAATATACGGTTTCATCTTCTGGCAAATCCAATACCACTGAGGCAAAGCAATCGAATTGCCGAGCGCCTTGTAACGAGCTGCGTCAGAAGTCTTGTGCTTCTTCCCATTCTCATCGATCCAATCACCGATATCAGTCCATCCGTCATGGAAACCCTGTAACCGTTCATCCTCCAAAAGAGTCAAGCGGCGAACAATCCATCGTAGATTCTTCGTTTCCTTCTCTGCAATCAGATCAGTAGCGTCCTTATAATCACGAGATTTCATCGTGCTGGCGTGTTCGCTTTCCTTGTACTCACCAATGCGCTGCATTGCAAAGGCTTTCTTTTCAACGACCAGCGGCATATTATTACCGCCTGTTCCCCACTGAGCAGTACAAGTCGGACTTGTATCACCCTGCTGAGTGTATCGAGCGTCCTGGCTGTGACTCTCAAATACTACCGGCGAGATCTTTTGTTTTAAATTATGTAAGGAGGGATTTTCTACCAAGCAAATTAGCGTCTGGTCTTGCAACGTAGAAATCGTTGCGCTCAATTCAGTTTGAACCAGAGCGCCTTTACCGCCACCTTCACATCCAGAGCGGATTTTTAGAGTGTAGGCTGTAGGTTCTGTGCATCGAGTCGAAGTCTCTCGATGGTTTGACTCCAATACTCGTCCAATTCCTTCTCTTCCAGACCTTCTTGTTCCTTCACTTTCTGCACCACCTGTGACAGAGTTCCTGGATTCCACCATTCGATCATATCCAGCAACGCTTGCTTCAGGAGTTCGGGCAAAGGTTTTCCACGCCGGGATGCTCTCACAAGAATCCCCTGACATGCTCGTGCGCTCAAATAGAATTTCTGAGGCACGTTGTCCTCCAAAATCCATGACAAGCGCGATTCTTTGGCGGCGCTGGGCGACTCCCCAGTATTTAGCGTCGAACAATCTCCATGCAAGAGACCATCCATTACCGGAAATCGCTCCAGATTTTGCCCACTTTCCGTTCTTTCCTGAAGGTCGAGGAATTGAAACGTCTGGCTCGACAATGCGTGCAAATCTTTCCAACACACATCTGAAGTCTTCACCTTTGCTTGAGCTAAAAGCTCCTCTGACATTTTCCCAGATTGCGAATTTTGGACATTCCCCATTGGTGGCCTCCCTCATTTCTGTAATCACACGAATCATTTCAAGGAACAATCCAGAGCGTTCACCAGTCAAACCTTCACGTTTACCGGCCTGACTCAAATCTTGGCATGGACTGCCTCCTGTGATACAGGAAACCGGTTCAATCTGCCATCCATGAAGTTGTGTGATATCTCCGTAATGCTTCAGGTTTCATTCCTCCTTTTCGTATCCTGTGTAATATAGTTAAACTCCCGAAAATAAGCGAAAAGTGATAGACGTATTAACGTCATATTATTCATTCGCCTATAAAACAAAAGTTCTAGCAGGTTTTATGTACGCCCCTTCGGGCTGGTGGAATAGTCGAGATTTGAACTCGCGTCTGACAATTATAAGTTGTCGGCTCTAACCAACTGAGCTACTATTCCATGCAAACGCCGACTTTCATCGGCGCGATGCCAGTGAAGGAATCGAACCTTATCTCTCGGTGTTTCCGAGCGCTTTTACCATTAAGCTATCCAGCCGTATACCTCAGAATTTAATTCTCACTATCCAAGCTACGTCGCGTTCCAATATGATCACTCTTGGCAACCATGTCGTAACATATAGGTTTCTTTCGGCTCTGAGTAACCGGTGCAGCGTAAGGGGCTGCGTGTGGAGCGACTGACGGGGTATGATCCCGCAACATTCAGATTGGAAATCTGACGCTCTGCCAATTGAACTACAGTCGCATAAGAACCAACCTAGCAACTGACATTACTAGGCTGGGATACTCGGCTTACAAAGGCACGCTGCACTCTTCCGAGCGAGCCGAGAATAACGTACATGGATAATTTCGTTAACCCCTTTCGGGGTGGTATCTCGCACAGGCGCGGCCGGATCTAACCGCTAAAGATCCTACCCGTACGAGACTGGTGCAGCGAAAGGTAATCGAAACCTCGTCCTCAGCTTGGAAGGCTGATGTACTAGCCGTTGTACGACCGCTGCATGAAAACCCGACTTACAAAGCACTACTGCACCATCACTGGCGAGCCGGGAATAATAGTGGTCAAAGGAGATCAACAAACGGTACGCAACCATAAGTTGATAATGGTGGACACGACCCGATTTGAACGGGCACACCGTTGTTAACGGCAAAAGAGCCTAAATCTTTCATGTCTGCGATTCCATCACGTGTCCATAAATTGAGGGTGTCGGGATCGAACCGACGATCGGCTATAAAGCACGCTGTCTGGGTCAAAGCCAGATGCCATTTACCACTTGGCGAACCCTCATTATGTAACTTGGCTTGCTGCGTCCTACTGCTCCGTTTTTTTGGAGAGCCAAGAATAATAGGAAGGTATTCATGAAAAGCAAGTGGAATACTCCACTGGTCCAAAATGTCGAATTCGAATCGCTCTTCTGCGTCCCAAACGCAGCGTGCTGCCATTACACTACATTCTGGATATGGTGCCGCAGGTGGGATTCAAACCCACGATCCGTGTTTCAGGCGTCCCGGTTTAAGCGGGAAATGTATGTCACTCCATCACTGCGGCATATACAGAAGCTGTATAAAATACAGCTTCATTCTTTTGGAATTATTCTTTGTCCCGTAAAATGAGAAGTGTCAATATTATTTTCGTCTGCATATGTTTGGATTACATCCCTAGAGCTTCCTCCGAATTTGCTGTAACCAAGTTTCTCAGCCACAGTAGCCCAGTTGTTGCTCTCTTTAAAAATCTGCTCGATCTCTTCTTTTGAAAATTTTTCAATTCTTTTCATGAACTTGCCTCCAGTATTTAATAGGTGAATATTCGGACTCTGGTGCCCAAGGCGGTATTCGAAACCGCACGCGATATCTCACGCAAAGCTGTTTGGGAGCTTCATGTCTACCTCATTCCATCACTTGGGCATATAATTGCCAGTCTTTCCCGGCTGTCAGCCCCGCGCAGGGCATTTTCGGAGGAAGAAAATATCTTAGTTATTCGTGCTGATTCTCATAGAATTCGTTCCGTAACTGAATAATACCCTTCTTGCAGAAAGACTCTTTGTCTTTCTCTCGTTGTTCACGCATCCAACCATAGAATAAATTATCTTCAGCAGTAAACAACTTTGCAGTATTTTCATAATAGCCACGCTTCTGAACGCTCTGCATAACACCACGCAAGAACTTCCAGTGCTTATAATAAGGAAGCTTCATCTTAAACATGAAATTGTTGCTGTCTCGCAAAACAAAGCCTTCAACGTGTTCAAAGCCATGATGCAGATAGTTCTCGTTCATGACTTCCTCGTACCAAGAATAGAATTCACTCCAGTTCTCAAAAGTCTTAACCTTCTCCTTAATCTGCAAATGACACTTTTCAGCAACACGCTTCAGATCATCGTAATCCATCACACTAAAGTTCATATCATTCGCAACAATATCCAGCAAAACAATGTGCGGTTTCTTATATTCGATGATATGAGCATCATTCACAGGATCAATCACTTCAAAAATGATGGAGCCATTCTCTTTTGCAACTTCCTTCAGATTCTTACGGTCTTCATCAGAGGTCGTATCCATGAGAATCTTTCGGAACATATCTGCAAAAGGCCCTTCAGGAGTGGATTTACTTGCAATGAACATACCATCCTTTTCTGCATCATACGAGACAATGCCAAGAAATCCGTTTTCCTTCAGATATGCAGTCACCGGGAACTTCAAAGTGTTCTGTAGGTTTCCAATTCTCGTTTCATTCCGCTCATCGACCGCAAAGAACTTATCATAGCTTCGAGCTACAATCTTATTCGTCTTTGTGTTAATGAACAATCCCCTTGCTTTGGTAGAAACCTCATCCCAATGCTTCTTATAAAATGCTTCACGAGAAAAGTTGAAAGAAGAAATATCTCCGAATCGCTTCTCAAACACATATTTGCTTTGACGCATCTTACTGACAAGTTCTGCGTTATCGAACTCAGTTTTCATTTCAACGGCAGTTTCAGTCTTTGGCTCCTCTTTTCGGAACACATCATTCTTTGTTTCTACACATTTGATTGACTGACCATGTTCAAGTTCCACGCAACGGAGATATCCACCAAACTCGATTTTTCCTTCGAGGTTGTAGCACCGATGCCCCATATCAATAGGAACATCCTGCACATTTCGATGACCGAAGATCTGAATGTAGCTATCCGGCATCGATTTTTCCCAAGACTCAGCCACGGTTAGCATATCAGGATAGCGACCTACACCTTTAATCATCTGGTCAGTAGACACGAATGGTAGAAATTCAGGCAAATAACTCAAACCACCATGGCTAACGAAGTATCTTTTCCCGTCGTAATCAAAATAGGAGCACTGTCCTACTCTCGAATAAACCTTACGAGCCGTATTATGGTCAATCCCTGCTTTGAAAAGCTGCGGACGAGTGTAGTTTGCGAACTCCTCGCTCTGAACAGGCTCATCGTGCCCCCACTTGTTTAGCCAATGTTCATGATTTCCTTCAAGGAAAATCACATTCTTCCGATTATTGTCTACAACATCACAAAGGAACTTGAACATCTCTACATTTTCAATTCCACGATCCAGATAATCGCCAACAAAAATATACAGTTCATCATCCTTCAGGTCGCCAAGATACTCTTTCAAGCAACTGTAACACCCATGCACATCACCGATGATATGAATTTTGCTCCAGTTGTTAAAGTCCTGCGGAACATAGTTCAATTTCTCAAGGACATTTACATCTGACGAGAGTACAGTCACACCAGACGGAATCTTCTGCGTTGCGAATCGTGCATACATTTTATCAATGGCAGCATCCGGGACTCTCTTCAGAGGAGTGCGAAGCGCATTACGCCGTTTACACTCGCTAATCGGCAAATCAGTCATGTCGATGATGTACATTCTGTACCTGTACTGCTTGGCAAGATTCTTATAGCGATTGATTTCGACAGTTTTAGAGTTCGTTGCATCAATCACGGTAAATTCACCGTGAGACATCCGAACCTCCAACAGTTTAAAGAGCATATCCCAGACAACACCATCGTTCTGGAGAGAGATCTCCATTGTGCCAGCCGGGGTTTCCTGACCACCCTGACACATAAGGCGAATCGTATCGGCACTAAGCGTATACTTTTCCAGATCATGCTCTTTAATATAGGTGGACTTCCCGCATCCGGGTGCTCCACGGAAAAGAAGCAAAGTTCTCATCGTTTTTCTCCCTCTGCTTAACGTATTATCGTTATTTATTTATTTCCAATTCTTTATAAAATGTCTATTTTAGTTCAACTCTTCCAGCTTCTTCATCAGCTGGTCTACGTCCATATCTTCCAGCTCCTTGTCCTTCTTCTTTGCCACAATCTTCATAATCTTATCGCGCTGCGCCTTCTTCTCGGCTGCATCCACACGAGCCTCAGATTCAGCCAGCTTGACAGACACGATATACTTGACCAGCTCAATCTTGTTTGCCAGTTCGGTATTTTCGGCACTCTTAACAGCCAGCAAGGAGTCTTCGTCTGCGGTCTTCTTCTGACGATTCAGGGTCTTAAAAATCGCATCTAGTGCCTCGACACTCAGATCCCACAGATCTTCAACAGTCATAATACCCTTATAGTTGAAGCGATAGCGATTACGGGTTGCAATTTCAAACAGATTCTTTTCCATAATAATTTCTCCTCTTAAATAACAACTTTCAGAACCCGCTCAGTAGCGCCCTGAACCTTGACAACAAAGGAATCATGTTTCGTCTCAGAGAACCCAACGCCGGACAGCTGGTCATCTACCGACTGAACTGCCATCTGAGAACCAAGAGCCTCGAATACTCGCTTATGCTGTAGCAGTTCCGCCTTCAGGAATTCATTGTAGAATCCATTGGGCTTTTCAGGGTTTACACAATCCTTGAGCATGAAGAAGTAATGACGATTACCGTTACCACTCTGCTCGTCCCAGTAGTTCGGAGAATACATTGCTACGGACACCGGTACAAACTGATTGGAATTCACACCCCAGATTTCACGGGAAGAAGTAGAACTATTGAGATGTTCCTTAATAGTAAACTGCCCATCATTCAACACAACAGTAGCAACAGAAACATTCTGAGTCTGACGCAGCGGAATATTGTAATTGAAGGAGTAGATTTGACCATCAAATTCAATCTCTGCGCGGAAGCCGGTTTTGCCGCCACGGTTAGAGAAGCAATGAACAAAGAACTCGTATTTACCATCCTTCATCTTTTTGATGTCAGGCCATGTAATATTCTCAACAGCGGCCTCATCGCGATCAGGATGAATAATATCTACATCCAGATTGCCACCAGTACTCCAATCTCGTTTGTTGCCAAAATAGATCTCAAAGTCGTTCGGTTCAACACAGTGGGCATCAAGGTCATTTCCATCCCACTCGCACTGCTTATCGTTCCACTGAATAGAGAAACGCAACACGCCATCAACCTTACCGCCTGCATTCTTGACGTTCTCACGGATCTGGCTGTCAGCCACGTTACCCGTATACGCCCAACTGAAACCATTCGCCCACTTGAACATAGACGGCGCGTTCTTATCCTGCGGAGCAATCAGAGACGTCATATTCTTCTCAAACCGATTCTCCATAAACAGTTCCAGACCAGTCGCGGTGGGCAGCACGTCCTTGATAAACTTATCAATACCGATTTCCTCTGCGCGGCCGAACTTCTTAGGATCGATTGCGACAGTCTTCGCCATTGCTTCAAACGGATTCACAGCGCCAGTAATACGAGGGGCTGCGTCTCGGTTACAGAATAAAACGTTATTTACGGTGATGTCGTCCAGAGTAGCAAACCGGCGACCCAGACTGTTCATATAGCCCAACTCAGTGACGGTTTTCTGTGCGTCTTCCAGCATCTTCTTGGTAAAAATCGCCTTAGGACGCTTATAGTTGGCGGGAGCAACAATGGCCTCAAACGCAGACACAGCAGCATCCACGTCCATGCCCTCGCTCAGGTTCACCAGCAGAGTACCGATTGCCGTATTGCGGATGCGAAGCCGGTTCATCGAAGCTCCGCCGGGAGCCATCCAAACATAAGCGGACTTCTTTTCATCAGGCAGACGATCATACACTTGCTTATCGATTTTGAAGCCACGAACCAGAGATTCAAACTCCTTACCGCGATACAGGCTGTTCTGCGCAATCAGCTCAAGCACGGTGTCCACGGCATCCATGGTTAGCTCCTCCAGAGAGCGCTTGAACACATTGGCGGAATCACGCCACTGAGCCATCTTGGTAGGTACGTCATCGGGACGCACAATGAACCGCTGAGGAATCTCGACAACGAAATGACCCCAGGTATGAACCGCCTTATGATCAGCGTCATACTCATAGTTCATCTCAGTGCCAAACTTGCTATCAGAGATCATATTGCGGCTGACGTAATACGGGTTCACAACAGCGCAGGTTTTCACATAGGCAGCCAGCGCATCCACAACCGGCTGATAAACATCGGACTTGGTATCGAAATCCCAGACGGTAACCATCTGACCATCCATAAAGGAAACCAGCTTACCGATGTTCTTTACGAAACGGCGGCAGCAGGAACAGTCATACTCGCGCCGCTTACGGAACAACTCATTCGTGCCAGCTGGGAAGCTGTCGAGATACAGATTATACAGTTCATCCTCGTCTGCATCGGTGATAAACAGAGGGCTTTCGCCCTTCACCATCTCATTGAAGTGGTCCTGCAGCAGTGCACGAAATTTCTTGAAATCAGACATTGTTATCATTCTCCATTCAAATACTATTTTCTGTATCCTGTGTTATATAGTTACAATGTTAAAATCAAGGGGCTGAAGCCCCCTGTTTTTAATTTTTGTGGAAGTATTCGATCCAGCCCTTGTATCCTTGCCGGAAACTAATGTAGGCAACCTTGCTGCACTTTCTTCCGATAATGTCCGCAAGAGGATCTTTACCATTTCCGAAACTAAGTTCTGCAAGATTAAATTCTGGATGAGTTTTACAGTAGTTATAAACCTTGACATACTCGCCGTTTCTGGTCAGATGTCTTCGGTCTAAAGCCTTTGAATGATATCTTCTTTCGAGAATATCATTCAAGCGCGTGAAATAACTATGAATCGTATTTGTAGACATTCTTGAATCACTGTCTGCACCAGTTCTATCCTCTGTTTTGCGAAGAATGTAATCACCATTTATGACATAAAACGTTCTGTATCCTCCCATATTTGGAGCATCGTATTGTTTCATTTCATAACACTGCTTAATGATATTCATCAATCTCGCGTCAACACCGGTCTTATTCAGAACAGTACATGATTCAAAATCAACATCGTTAATTGTCAGATTAGAAACCTCTTCGGAAGTAAGACCAATCCAGTACAGCACGGCAATCACGTTCATACGAATCTGATATGGTTCTTCATACTTGTCCAAGAAATCAACAAACTCATCAGCTGACGCAAAATACTTGTCCTCGTACATATTGTCTGAACTCACGTCGCTCTCCGAGAATTCAGCTAAGTCATACATGCTCGCTCGATACTCACTTTTGATGTAACCTGTAATTATTGACTTTACATTTCTGAACGACCGACTTGAATTCACCCAATTGTATTTGGCAAACATCTTTACAAAATCATCTTTTGTGAAGTCAAACAACTCATACCCACGCTCGGCCTCGTAATCCATAACATGGTTAAGTGTCGATATAACAAACTCACCGCTTCTATCAGAATACTTTTCGGCAAAAGCGTTGATTTTCTCTTCAGTAAGCATAGTGGCACACTCCTTCTTATTATATGTAGTGTACCATTAACCCTTATAAAAAATCAAGCAAATGCGGCAAAATTCTGAAATTCCATAGTATGTTGTACGCCGCTCAGGAATGCTGCGAGTAAGAACGGTTCATCCTTGCATCTTGCCATTGCGATCATATTCATCTGACGCTCCGATAAGACACCAAGTTTCTTGATGAACTGTCCTTTGTTAAGTGTATCGGTCTCTTCACAAAGAACGATACTGTCAACATCCAGAAAATCGCAATCTTCCTTTGAGAGCAGGACATGAACCGGAGAACGCTTGTATATTCTGGAAGACAACGGATTCCCTTTGATTGTGGGACTGAAGAAGTTGCGCTTGTTGTTGCTCGTCACAACAAACGGTCGAATACCGCGCTGCTGGTGACCTGTCGCATTGGATAGATCAACCAACCAAACCTCTCCGACCTTTGGGTCAATATTACTATCCATAGTCTTTCTCCTCTATAATAGTGTAGCTCCGTTCCATAGCTATATTATACAGGATACCCTTGCAGAAGTCAAGAGGTTTTTTAAATATTTTTAGTGCCCGTACAACTCGGGGTTCTCTGATACGAACACGCTTGTGTTATCGAAGATCATCTCATACGCTTTCTCTTTATCGCCCGGTCTAAGCTCAATCCTCCTTACTTCGTGGCATTCTTGCCGCAGCTCAATATGACTTTCGTTTCCGAAGAAGCCAATGCCTTTAACGATCCCATGTGTCTCTGCTCCAACATCGTTCATTTTGTTACAGACCATGTGAACATCTACACCATTGCAAATAAAACAAACCCACACTCTCTTTTTTCTTATGTACTTTAAAAAGTCATCAACTCGTATGACCTTCAGAACATTTCTCTCACGCATTAAAACACCGCCCTCCACTCATTTAGACAACTTTCAAGATATATTATACACATCTTTTTGTTTTGGTCAATATATTATACATCTTTTTGTTGTTGTAAAAGTTTAAAATTTTAGATGATGCCATTCACTCGGCATCATCCACAACCAGTTCCGCGTTGTAATAGAACCTATGTGCGCCAAATTGTCCAGCGAACGTTGCTCCGTGCTCGTGCCAACTGCCGGAAGCTGCCGCCGGGGTCACAAACCATTGAATTGGTTTGTTTGAAATTTTAGCGCCGTAATCAAACACCATAGACACAGCCAATTCGTTCTCTGCCGTCACCTTCCTATTATATAAGGAACTATAACCATACTTCTTAAAGACCTGCTGGATGGTTAGACCATCAAGTACAGCAGAATCATAAAGACATTGAGCCACAGCCATCTGACCTTCTAGGCTATCAGCACCTGCTTCACAAGCAACGATCTGCTCCGCAAGAGCACGCTCATCATTAGTGAGTTCGCGCTTTCCCTGACTGAAGTTTACCACACGCGTCTCGATAACAGTTTTTACGATGACTTCTGGTTCCTTTTCCTCTTGCTGCACAACACTTACTGCCGGAGGACTACTATTATAAAGGTACGAATTGCTCTGATTTTGAATTACCGGGCTGATCTTCGATACCAGATTCCCTGCCAGCAAGCACATTATACACACGATGGCAACACTTTGCTCACGATTTATTAACAAATTAGAGTTAATAAAAATCACTTCCCTTCAAAAATATTGGTTTTATCAAAACTCATCAATACGATCTCCTGCAGGTTCATTTAACCATTTTAACCATTCTTCTCTGGAAAACGGATAATCCTCAGAATGCTTGACAATCTGCTCAAGAAGCATTGAAACTCGAAACTTATCCATCTTCCGAATAACTTGCATTCGATTCAGTCTATTTCCCTTCTCGTCATATTTTATGCTATTCATAACTCCTATCCCCTTTCTTCAAAAAGCATATCCAGCCACCTTATTGTGCAGCGGCGGTTCAATCTCGAATGCTGTGTCACTCTCAGCATCATATTTAAACCACCTCGTCAATTCCGGTCTTGGATACAGACCTTCCTCGTATCCTTCAACGACTGCGTAATTATAACAATGTTCAAAGATGTCAGTCACGTTTTCTTTAACAACTCGAATAGCCTCTGCTAAATCTGTAAAGAATCCAGCAATCCAACTATCATCCGGCATCCAATAGATGTCTTTGGTGTTTGACACTGGCGAACTGAATTTCGCATTCTGATCGTTCTTAAACGAGTCAATCATTGTAACCGTATAAATCATTCACTCACTCCATTTCGTCCAGCAACTCTTTTGCGTGATTAAGTACGTCGTTGGTAACAACCTTGCCGCCACGATTCAACAACAAGAACACACGCAACGTATCTTTCTTAGAAAGATTCCGTAAATCTGCAATAGCAATATTAGTCTCATTAAAAGTTCTCTTGTCCTTTTTAGAGAGTTCACTATACAGATATCCTTTGTAACGGAAACGATCTTCGTAGAATGCAGTCAGTGTCAGAAGTCTCTGCTTTCCATCAATGATTTCATAAAAGTAATTCTGATTTTTATTCCATTCGTCCATATCAATATTTTTTAAAACGAATCGACCAATTTCACCACCCATAAAAATTGTTTCAAGAAGCAGTTTACGGTCATCATCCGTCCACACAGATCCGCGTTGATAGCTCGGATTACAATTGATGCCAAAGAAATAGTATCTGTGAAGTAAAGATTCAATAGTCACGTTTGAGTAAGAAATCTTAATATCTTCATTCTCTGTCAGTTGAGATTTCTTCTCAACACCTGCTTTACGAATGTTAAACCACGTTTCGTACCTATATCCATCATCGTAAGAAACACCGTAATATAAACCACCGTCGCAGACTTCATCAATCTTGCATCCGCTAAGATGACCAATCTCTACAGCATCTCCCACATCATAATAGTATGTAGGCTCACCAGCACGGCTTACCATCTCAGGAAGCTCCATAAAAGTAGGCGACTTCCGAGCTATTTCTTTCGGCGTTAATTGCAGTGCTTCTACTGTTTTCCTTCTCGGCATAACTATTTCCTCCTAAATCTTAATTCTTATCTGTTAAGCAGTTCTTTGATGTAAAGCGTCTCAAAATTTTTCAGATTAGGATATTCGCTTCGAGCCATCTTTTCTGCCTGTTCTTCAATACTCAAAATACTTTCAAAGTCATCATCTACATCAACAACATAGCACATACACTCATGGTCATGCTTATCGTTCCAACCTTCAAAAAGAGCAACGAATTTTTTCATAATGTATCTCTCCTTAAATCTTAGTTTTTATTCGACTCGCTTATTCCACGCTTCGATAAGGTCGGCTTTGATTCTTTCCTTGTCTTTTTCAGAGGAATCAAAGTAGTAAGTTTTGCTTTCCATGAAAACATGGCAGTTGCACCTATTTTCTTTGTTTCCTCTCGTAACATACATCCATCGTGTTTGGCGATAACTGCCCTCTGCAACGGTAACTTCTCCACCACAAAAAGGACACGGCTTTAATTTATATTCACTCATAACTATGTCTCCCTAAATCTCAGCTTTTGTCAAGCATTGCAGTCTTTTCATTCCAATACTTTTCAGCCTCTTTAGCAGAATTGAAAAACAACCCGCCAAGTGCTTCTTCTTGGTCATCACAGCGAAGAATGCAGCTCATCCATTCTTCGTGATGTAAGGCATACAATGCCATACCGTAATCCGGGTCTTTCTCAAAATCACATCCGAGCGAACCTTTCCACTTTTCGTCAACATCGTACACACTAATGGAAACCGCTTCATGCCCACAAAATGGGCACTTATTCAATTTAACCATCCTACAATCTCCTTAAATCTCAGCTCTTATCAGAATTTTTAAAACGGCATGATAATGGCGCACACATATCAATCTGTTCAAGTCTTACCAATTTTTCATTTCCTTTTACTTTGACAAAAACAATTGCTCCACAATCCAAAAATTTATTTACAGTATCAATAGCTCTTGCAAATTCCTTCGTATTATCTTCCATAACACATCCTCCTAAATCTTAACTTTTATCACATCAACTACGTTCTTTAATCAAACCATTAGCCGATGCCTCTGCTCTTAATTTTATGAGTTCTTTCTTTGTTTCAAAATTTTTCTCATATCTTTCCATAAAAGCCCGAACGTTCATGTTCTTCTGGTTATTCGGAAAGATAAATTCATCTAAAATACCATCTTTTGTTACCGTATAAATATCCTTTGATGTATACTGTTTTTTCAATTTCACCTCAAAGCCATGTTTTAATAGCCAAGAGATAGCTAGTTCCTCTTGTTTATTAAAGTCCCATTTTTTATTTTCAAGTCCTTGTAAATTCATAAGTCCACCTCATTCCATGCTTGCGCATTCTGTGATTATGCAAAGTTTAACAGCATAACCAGTTATCGTCAAGCTTTTTACAGCAATCTCATAAGAACCCGGATTTTACTCCGTCTCTGCCTTTCCACCAACTCCGGCGATAAACACCCGATGCTTTCCATTCTCGTCACGCTGCCAATCACCACCAAGCATCTCAACAGTATTCAAGACTGTATGGTAAATCTCAACGGAATCCATTGCCTTTTCTTCATTTCCAAAATCATTGGTATGAATCCAACGCCAATTATTATCCAACCAGCTGACAACTTTCATAACACCAGCCCGCAGTTCTTTTGTTTTCTTACTATCCATTCCCATTTATCCTTTCAAAGAATTTAGGTTTTATTGTTTTCATAAAGTTTTAACATAATTTCTAGCGAAACAGAATCCAGACTACCATATTGAACCAAATTAAGCGCCATGTAAAAATTCCTTCGAATATTAAAGTCCACTACGTCCTTTATCTCACCGCCTTTTTGAGCGTGATACAAAATATTATTTAACTTAAACAGTTCCTGATAACTTAACTTGACAACGGCATCACCATCTCTCCCTTTTGGATTTTCATTTCCATTAAAACTCAGAATATTCATATTTACACCTCCAGTCAAATATCTAAATCTTTAAAATCAACCACTTCTGATTCACCATCATATTCAACATCTACATTCGATAAATATGTTTTGTACATCTTTTCACGACGTATAGCAGCTTCCATACTCGGATGTCGAATATCATAAAGCAACTGTTTAAGTGCTTCATCCATCAAATTATACTCTTCTTGCAACATACTCATATCCACACCTCTTAATCAAAACGCAAACGGATTACTATTCACTGCCATTATCAACACCACATTCAAAGCAAATATCATAAACGCGGTCATTCTTTATCACCTCAATCTCTAAATTCAATATCGACAACAATATTTTCTGGCTCTGTCATGTACCTTCGTGCCAGCAGTTCTACCATGCGTTCCTTGTCCCCAAGATTGCTATTACGCAAAAGATACGAACAAACTTGCCTACCTCTATACAAGAACACAGCCCATGCATTTCTCCTCAATGGGTTTGTTGTGTTAATCATTCCATCGCTTCCTCCAGAGATGTGGTCACATCACCAAAGTCAAAATCCAGAGCACCAATCATATCCTCCAGAGCATCCACAGCATCAGACAAATTCGTGCAAGCATCATCTGCTTTATCATACCGCTCACCCCCCTGCAGATTCTCCGGCATGTTGTCACGATACTCTTCTTCTTCCCACTGGATGTTCTCGACGTCTGATTTTACACTTTCGACCTCCGATACAAGCTCTTCCAGCTTCTTACGGATGAAATCAAAGCGATCAATGGTCTGCTTAATAGCTTTTCTGCGATTATTATTCATTTTCAAATCCCCTTTCAATCTACAATACCAAGCTTGCAAATGTTTTTCGGATCAGTGATATAACCAAACGTCAACGTGTTTCGCAGATACCCCTTATACTCAAATCCACGATCACGAGCTGCCAGACGGCACACATCTCGAATCGCAGATTCTCTCGGCCAAGAGATGCCAGCCAGCTGATACTTCCACTGAAGATCTCTCAGCTTCTGCCACTCAATCACAGGCTTCTTTTCATTCTCAAAACATAAACCGTTCTGCACGGCATACTTCAAAGCATCACACCGCTTACTCTCTTCCGATGTACAAGTGCCCCATTCGTTTTCGAGACGGCGATATGCCCTATCGAACGGTGCTTGCTTTACCGCATCAATACCAAACGCTGCTCCAAGCAAACCCAAACCAAGTAACAACCCCATAATTCAAACCTCCATTCATGCTGTTTCCAGCTCTCTTTTAACCAGCGGACGACGTTTTGTTGCGTTTTTTAGCCAATCGTTTCCACTGGGAGCTTGTCTATCCACTCTTGTATTGCGACCACAACCAGTCGGACACACCCGGCGATAATCATCGGCAGTCTTGCAACCAAGAGATTCCGCTTCATCCAGAGCTTTTCGCACATAAGCCCATGTACTACCACCTAGATCAGAACACTTTCCAATCACAGCAAGTACAAGTTCATCGCCCATGCGCTCAACATATTCTGCCAAAGCCTTCTTTCCTGCAACACCGAGCTTTCCGATGTCCTCTCGAAAGACATCCTCGATAGATTTCGTCGTTGTCGCTTCATCACTAGACGAAGACGATATCTTATCTTTTTCTTTCTCTTTTTCTTTCTCTTTTTCTTTTTCTAGCTTGCTCTTGCTTGCGTTTGCTTCGTTTTGCTTACGCTTGCTTTCACCGCCAGCTTTTCCAGAAATGCGCTTACCTTCGATGTATTCGGCATCTTTAATTAAATCTCTCTTTACAGCAGGCCACACATACCGCTCATTTCCGTTGAGTTCAGGCTCCATTCCAGACGATTTATATTTCATCATCGCCAGTACTAGACGCCCCACCTCAGCAGCACTAAGGGGCTCAAAGTAGCTCTCATAAGTATCCCAGATTTTAATATAAGTATCAGCCATAACACACCTCAAGAGTTTTCATGGCAGTCCACGCCATAATCAATCCCAGAGTAGTATTCATCATCCACTTCTTCATCCAGACCAATATAGCGAAGCGTAATTGCCTGACTACTGTGATTTAGACTATGCTGCAACCACGCAAGAGCTTTTATGTCATTTGGACGAGATGCAATAAACTGATATCCGAAAGTTTTGCGGCAGCTATGAGAACCAAGCTGGACAGGAAGATTTAGCTCCTTACCAACTTGACGCATGATTCTACCAAAAGAATCCACATCAAGCGGATCGCCCATTTCTTTTGGATTTGCATCATACTTACGGAACACATCAGATTTACTTACGCTTGTTCCACCGTTTGTTCTCATGGAGTTCTTCCAACTGCCTTGCCGAGACGGGAAGAGCCAATCGTCATAAGACAATCCATCAATATTGATATAAGTTTGAATACACTTTAGTGCCGGGACCGGAACTTTAAGAATGCGATACTTATTTGTTTTCTTTTCCTTAACACGAAGTTTTGCGTTGAAATTCACCACAACCTTTCCATTCATATCTGTAGCTGCTACATCAGAAACCTTCAAACGAAGCAAATCACTTGCTCTGAATCCTGTGCAACATCCTACATTAAACAAACACCAGTTGCGGTACTGACGTTTAATCCAGAAATGTTCTGAAATACGTTTAATATCTTCTTTGTCCTTAATCGGCTGAACCGTTCCATGATTCGCTTCCATCCGAGTCAGGTTATAATTCCTTTTGATTACTTTCTGGTGCCTTTCTTCTTTAGAAGAATCATATTCAGAAAAATCAAAAGCAACCGTATTCTCGTTTTTCTTTTCATTCTCAAGTGCGTTCATTACATTCACCTCAAATTCCATACTTCAAACAGTATTTTCCGTAAGATAATCCCTCTGCATCTGCCATTCTTACAATCTCAACAAATGTTGGTTTATGTTTCTTTTTATTCTTGCATCGAATGGATGCCTCATTTCTTATTATCTTACGACATTCATCACAATAGAGCTTTCCACATTTAGGGCCATACCATGTAATGCCACAGCGATTACACGTTATGTTTCCATATACCATCATAATTCACACCTCAAACTTGTCAATTTTCCAATGATGTCGATAGTAATTTCCAGAGCTCCCACTAACAACGGACGCCTCACATGAATCACACCACGTTTCGTCCTGGTTCACACTATTTCCTTCCGAGTCTCGGCAATCCTTATAAAGCGAGAACATCTTTTCAGACAACTTCTCTTTATCTTTGTTAATGGTAATAATATTACCTTCCGCGTAGAAATCGCTAGAATCAATACATTCATGTAAAATATGAATCGTCATTTTTATGTACCTCAATTCTTTTCAAACAGATCGTTGCGAACTTTCGGAGTAAACTGACGAGTGTCAAGTTGCTCAATGGCAGTCTCAAGCCGACTATGACCCCAATCATTGTTGTTTCGATGACTCATCGCAATTTCAATTAGAAACTTTGCATCCTTGGCTTCTCTCCTCTTACGACGAGCCTTCTTTAATTCCGCCATAAGTTGATAACCTTGCGCTGCGTTCACTGTTTTGAACTCAATTGCGTGTTCAATATCAGCAATCTCATCACTAGCCGCAGTTAAATCACTGTAGACTTTGGCATATAAATCATCGAGGCTGGCCATGGTTTTGTCTGTGACCTCAAGATTTTTCTTCAACTCTATCAGCCATTCAGAATCTTTCATATGAAATGCGTATGTATTCGGCTTTGCAACCTGATTTGTTATATTCGGACTCTTATTTGCAGCTTCGATTTCATCCATTGATTTCGGTACATAGTGTCCATTCTTATACCCGGCGGGAAGCTTGTTGATTTCACAAATCGCCAGACCCTTAGATTCAAACTGTAATGCTAGGTTAATATCACAGGTGGCACAAATCCGACCCCCTTTCCGTTTCATAATATAATTATGACCGTTCGATATTACGTACATTTACTTGTTCTCCCGTTCTTTCATCAGCTGCTTTACAGCCTTTTTAAACAGTGCGAGATTCTTTTCGTTTTCGATAAACACCTTTGTTTTCGGACTTGGTGCTTTACCATGAGCCTTCTCGTAAGCAATAAACAAATTATTCATTTTCTTATAACCAATACACTCATAGATTAGGGTATAAGTGTGCTTATATTGTGGCTTGTCACCAAGTTTTTCCGCCAGAGGCATCATGATTGGAAAAAGAATCTTCGCCGTCTCACTCTGTTTCTTAGGCTTATCTTCTACAACTTCTTTGACTACTGCGTCAACAATAGGACCATCGCTCACGTTTACTTCAGAAACAGCTTCGACAGCCTTTGGAGTCAGACGAAGTTCATTCTGATTCTGATGCAGACGTTCAATAGATGCCGCGTACATATCTGCGACAACAGCACCCATAACGGATTTCCAAGTGGAGTCCTCTTCGATAATATCAATCGTAGAGATTTTCCCACTACGATTCGTTCTTTTAACATACTTCGCACGAGCGTCTTCCAAAACGAAACCATAATTACGATTCAGATATTCATATATCTTGTGAAGCGTTTCCTTATTCGTATAGCCTTTGGTATTTGCAATCACACCAATCTTGCTATACAAATCTTTACGCCAGTCACTCATTTCATCCTGAAACACATTGCGAGGAGTATAGCTCTTAGCACGAATCGAATTATCCATCTGCTTATCCTTAATCTGATGGACACACTGAGACACGCTGCTGATTATATTCAGTGCTTCGTTGCTAGTAGCACGAGCTTCCTCAATCTGGTCACCGAGCTCCTTGCGAGTGGAATCAAGTTCACTCTGAAGGTTCTTCATGCTATCAAACAGAGCGTGAAGTCTTACATCAATGAACTCCTTACTCAGTGCAGCATCCATCTGAGGAGTAGCCAGAACGGAATCGCCACGCATCAGAGATTCCATAATGTCCCAGCAGAAATCCATAAACGCATCCGCCTTCGGCTGACGAGACAAACGACAGATTTCCATAACACCACGCAAACTGTACATATATGTTTGACGTTCTTGCGTATAATTTCCGACCTCAGTCGTCAAATTGACGACCGAGCTCAACGGGTCAAGACGGTCTGCATTACGCTCATGAATCTTCGCAATGTACTTCCGAGGTTCTTTACATTCCAGTGCTCGCCCAATCTGTTCACGGGTCATATAATACTGGTGTTTATCATTCTGGTACACGTCCACATTCAGTGCGCCGAATGGCTTAGAGGTTATTACAGTCATAGAATTGTTAGTAGTCATTTTGTTTTACTCCCTCCGCTCACTCTTTAATCATAAGTTGTTCTTTAGTCCAGCGCATCATCCTAGTGTATTCATCCGTAGACGTATTTTCCCAGATAAAGACCCTGCCTTCGCCAGTTTCTTTATCAATTTCCGTACAAGATAAATCAATTTGAACGCCATCTTCTCTCTGAAGATAAATATAAATTCCTGGATAATCCTTATAATCTCCACCAGCTTCAGCAACCAGTTTTCCGATGGGCGTGTCAATTTCAAATCTCTTTTCATTCATATTACTATCTCCTTAGAAGAACTGTTTTATTGAATTAAAACCAACAATCATATTTTTCGGCAATATCATTCGCTTCGTCCAAATTGTCCGCATAAATATGAATTTTACTACACCATTTTTGAGTTTCCTTCGTTATACACTCATCGAAAAAAGGATTTTCATTTTGATCAAGTGAATACAAAAATGTACAAATTTCTGCTGTGATTAAATAAGTATCCTCATTATAAATAAACACAACAGGAACACCCGTGTCTGGACATTGAAAATCAGCACTACTATAAATCATACTATCACCTCAAGCCATTTCTTTTTCCATGTATTTCAAAGCATTAGCAAGGTATCTAAACGTCCTACTCTTGTGCATTCCATCGAACCACTGAGCAACATACCAGTTCCCAAGACAATCACAGCGACACTTCAATTTGCCAAACCGGAATTCAGGTCGTACCGTTGGCATCTTACTCAGCTTATTCCACAGGTTTAAAGCCTCTTCTCTATTCATTGGAAATGATATCCAAGGTTTATGACCATCAGTAAATTCAAGTTTTAGAACCATATTTTCACCTCAAAACTGATACTTCCAGAACAATTTCGCATTACCAGTAATTGTCTGCAAATAGATAATGTATTCGTTAAAGGAGCACACGCCCTTCATTTTCATCTTACGTGCTCCCACAGCTCGTGCGGCCACTTTCGGATCATAATCAACAGCGTCAATAAATGCACTGTCAATCATCTTCTGCTCAAACATTTTGATTTCGTTAGTATCCGTTTTTAATTCTCCTTACTCAAAATCCCACCATGCGTTAATAGACGTATTCGGAACATAAACCTCAAGCATATGATGGCCGTCACGAATCCATTCAGGCTCATAGCCTTCATCTCGCAGCTCTTTCATCAGACTTTCAAAATCATTATTAACAGACTCTACCGCATCTTCCATTGTTTTGTGCTTTACACGGCAAGGACCATTACACATCGTATCGTCATAAATAACAACCACTGCTTTATTTTTTATATCTAAAACCTCAACAACAATCAGCTACAATTTTCTCAAGCATATCCATAAGTTCTTTGAACGTTTTACATTTCATTTTTACATTAAAAATCGAGCAATAAATAACCTTTGCATTATCGCTAGGGCATTCACTCTCGCCGTTATTGTACATTCTTATTAAGTCATATGCACTTGTTGTGATTGCACTCTTTTCTCCGTCCTCCTCAACAAGCAAAACACAACTTTCCCGAAGATAAAACCTAGTAAAAGTCCACATTTTTAAAACCTCGATTCTATTTAATTTCAATATTCATTTTGCTAAATAAATATTGAACAGATTCTTCAATCGCATCAATAGACCAAACATTAGGATTACACACACCAAAAATTTTATCGCCAGAAGCATTATCACGTGCATCACAAAAATGCCACCAGCTATTATCGCCAGCATCATATTCATAATAAACATCCACATCAATTTCAGGGTGACCATCTACATGATATTTAATCTGATTTTTATCATTAAATGTATCTGGTTTGTATCCACGTCCATTCCATCCAGAAGGATTCATCTTAGAAAGAAAATCTCTTGCAATTTCACGCGCCGTCATAAACTCACACTCCCTAAAATAAAAGCCCTTTTTGAATCAAAAGGTTTTAGTAACTCAAATTTGTCGGTTTCTTCATTAAAAATTCCAACCGTCGCACCTTCTCTTAACCAATAAGAAAGTATATCAAGTGCTTCCTTAATCTCGTCCATCGAGTTATCCCATCCACCATTGGAAACAATCACAACACTCACCCTCTCAATTCACCATCTTCGTAATCAAAAACATGACAACAATCTTCGCAGCCTTTCTTATACAGGTCGGTTTGAATCTTATCATTTACTGCATCTTGCTCAATAACCGTAATTAAATCGTACCACGAAAATGTCTTTCCGTCTTTAGAGTAAAAAATCAGCATACCCGGATAGCATTCTTTGTCTGCCGACCCCGTGGCAATCAACCAACCATTATGAATTTTGACTTTGAAATCATGTTCACCAACATTACACATATATCTTTCTCCTTTATATTATTATCTTATCTTCACTAAGAGTTTCGGTTTCATACGTTGCATAGACAAGCTCTGTCGGCCTGCTGTAACACGTTTTCATCCAGTTAAGCTCTGCATCACGCAGTTCTTTTGTTGGATATATTTCATGTCCTCTATATGTATCGCCGTACATAAAGTGTCTGACAGAATATTCAAGATGGTAATACATTAGATAGTGTCCTCTTTGTCTTCATAAAGTGTGTTACCTGCTTCTGTTTCAGCAAATTCAGGTGTACTAATTTTTACGAAGCCAAATTTTTCACAAATTGAATTAGGAACATAGTTATCAAAATCAATTAAATCGAAATCATTACAATTGCCTTCGTAGATTTTTCTACCCTCCTCTGTTTTCAGATATTCTTCTGTTGCTTTCTTAACCAAATCAAGGATATCATCATTTTTATTTCTGACATCAAAGAAATAAAACAATGAAGAATAATCATCATATACTCTTGCAGAAATAAATTTCATCATAATAGAACTCTCCTTTTACATCAATTTATTAGAAATATCAAATGCTTTCCATCTAAAACCAAATTCATCCGTCCAAACCTGTGCTTCGAGTTCGTCATTGTCATGATAAGCCAGAACATTAGGAAGGTCAGAATACATTGCATAGCATTTTTTCGAATCATCCACGATATATTTCATAGCTTCTTTTTCGTTTTGAAAAAACTCAGGCTCAAAAATTTCACCTTTGGAACCGCATTCGATAACACACCACATATTTACACCTCACTAAAATCCGCGTTGGCAAGAACTTCATTGCCATATTCAACAAGAGCATTTCTGAACCATTTTTCATTCTTTTTCCACCACTGTTCTGCTTGCTGCGGAGTCATTTCAATTCCATTGTCTTTTGCAATACCGATAATATCATCGATACACCAACGAGTTTCAGCAAACCAATATTGATTTACGCCATCATCCTTTTCCTGTTCGTCTTCAATATAGTTAGGGCAATAGTCGGTGTAGAAATTCACATCAAAAAGTGTGATAGTCATATCATTGCCGCTTAATTCACGTTCAACGTCAACCACTTCTTCTCTGAGATACAGCTCAGACATAATACCGTCTTCATGTTCCTGAATCCATTTCTCTGTAATATTGAACTTTTTCGCCAGTTCATCAACCTTAAACACCCATGAACCATAATTTGTATTCTTGGTACCATACTCTACCATGTAATCGGCAATCTGACGTTCCATCATGTTGTCATCCATTTTATTTCCTCCTAAAATTCAACATTTATCAAAATTATAAGTAACAGTAACGACCTTCTCTACATCACCAATACGGCATCGATCTTCCCTCAATGCCTTTTCAAGACCACAGCCTGCGCTGTACGTGATACCGTTTTCAAACACGTCAGAACCGATAAATCCAAATGCTCTGTCAATCTCCTTCCATTCTCCGTGTTCTTCTCGATAAAGCGTATAGCCATAGTTCTCACCAGAAAGATAGTCACTGTATTCCTTCACCTCATTACGCATAATTCGTTCTGCTTCATTTTTAGTATCATCCGAACCATCCGTAACAGCTGTCACAATCCAACCAATATTACTATCATCCCATGAACCTCTAAACCGGGTATCGCAATCCATAGACAAGCCAGAATGGTCATGAAGCCAAAGAGGAAGCCATGCAATATACTTATCAAGAAGAATCTGACAATCACGAATAGAAAACTCATCAGTAACGTATGTAATGATTTCGTTATATTTCAATCCCACATACATCGGGTCTTCAGAAACCTTTTCACCAAAAAGAGTTCCAATACCGCAGATGGTATATCGTTTTTCATCGCTATAATTTTCATCAACAACGACACAAGTATCTTCCAGCTTCATATTAAAAAGTGCATCCAGAATTTCTTCATCAGAACAATACTTATAAACCAGATTGTTCCAAAACTCTTCTGCCGTACTCGCATCAATCTTATCACCAAGACGATAACGAGAATGGAAACAAGCCATCACGGAATCATGGTCATCCCACCAACGAGGGTTATTGTCTGCAACGTCGTCGTGCTGAATATGTAAGCAATATAGGTTATCGCCGTAAGTCCATTTTATGATTTCATTATCGTAGCAATATAAGTTTTCCATATCTAAAATCTCCTTACATTATACGAGCCAATCAATAATCTGTTTCTCTTCTTCTATCGTAAGACCAAGTGAATTAAGTAAATTATTAAGGAGAGTGATTTTATCCATTCGAGAACCAGAAGATTTTTTCAAAAAACATAAAATATCTGATATGATATGACTACAAAGTCCACTACTTAATGTAAATTTATCTTCAATATATTCCATTGCCTCTTCCATATTTAAAATCTCCCTTTTATCAATCCTTTTAATGCACAAAAATTGTAATCATACCTTCGCAATCTGCCGTAAAGAACGACACTTCGTACCGACTGGCTTCTGAAATTGAAATCTGGTCACGTTTACAATAATCTTTGATTTTTTGCTCCTTGTAGTCATCCCAAAGAGCTACGCTTGTGCCATCAGTGACCAAAGAAAGAAATGTAAGTAAATTCATATCCATTCACCTCTTATGCGCTTGCCTTTTCTTCAAATGTGTACCAATCAGACCAAATCTTATCGACCTCGCCATTCTTAAAACCATTCTTATAATCGGTAAACTCAACATAATAGTTGCTTGTCCACTCATTCAGGCAGTGTTCATAGATAGCTGCGACTCCACGCTTTGTTTCAACGACAAAACTATCAATTAGAACACCCTCAACATAAGCACCAGTGTATTGTGCTTTATTCTGGTGCATCCAACAGCCAAGAGCACCTGCATTAAGATAAAACCGTGTCATGATTCATTCTCCTCTTTCCATTCCGTCGCAACTTCCAGCAATTCTATCAATCATTTCCATATACTCTCCGAATGTTTTGCATTTCACTTCCACTCCAAAACAAGCTGCATAAACAACCAAAGAGTCATTACTTGCCACATAATTACATTCGTGCCACCAGTCATAAAGCATGGAATCAACACTGCCAGAAATAACTCTACTGTTGCCATTATCATCCTTAACAATTACTACACAGTCGTCCAGAACGTCATTAAAAAGCAACATATTCATTCTCCTTTACTCTTACTCTGCAATCATCATAGCGAGAACTGGTTCACCGGAATCTTTCAGCTGAAGTTCCAGAATGCCGCCGTCATCCACAATCTCACACTTGCTTAGATAATCCTGAAGGAAGAACATCTGACATTCTTGTCAAAAGATTTCTTTCGGATCTTCGTCCTCATCTACGAATACATTCTTATGATGAAAAGATTCATTCCAAACCCAACCAACACCATCAAAACAAGCGTGAACTTCCCTCAGATCCCACATAATCATCACTCCTTAAAACTCCAGTTTTTCTTAGTTCTTTCACGAGCACTTCCTCGATATCCTCTTTTTCATTTTCTGAAACGTTAAGATGATAAAAAACACGAATTGAATTGTACAACCGCTTACACACATACATAACATCGAAATAGTATTTATCATTCGTGTTGAACATCAAAGCGTGGCCAGTACCATCTTCTTTATGGTAATTGTTTTCAATTAAATCCCACATAATTTAAACTCCGTAATTCTTATTCAAATCTTCAAAAAGAAGGTCTCGAATTTCATCCATATGATCTTCGTCAATTTCATACGGCTTATAAATCATAATGCAGTAGTCCATAACAAGATACATAACCGAATATCCATACGAGTTTCCATCATCTTCTTTATATCTAAACTCTGCACAGCCAAATTTGTGATCTTCTGCATATTCGTTTGCAATTAAAACCCACATAATCAGTCCTCCCCAAAAATATGACGCTTGCTAAGGTCATCATAAATAATATCCTCAATTTTATTTTTGGTATTATCATCGAGTTCTCCATAAGGAGCATCATCAAGATAATAGAAGTAAATTTCATTTCCAAGGTTCTTGTACATGACACTTACATAAAACCCAGCTGAAATTCCATTCAGTAAAGCATATCCAATACCGTACACTTCTGAATAATTGTTACCCATTAAATCCCACATAGTTAATCCTCTACAAAAATCCCTTTCTCTTTCAAATAGGCTTTTAAGATATTCTCACACGTTTTCTTTTCTAGCAGAGTGCTCATTTCTAATAGACAATAAAAGAACTCAATAGAATTTGTATCTTCATATATTTTGAACATAAGTGTTACACACCCAAGTTTATCAATATCGTAAAATACAGCATATCCAATCTTGTTATCATCTGAATATTGACATTTAGCTAAAACCCACATTTTATACACTCCTTACCGATTTGAAACCATTCAAGTGGTATCCTTTTTGCTTAAAACGACGCATTACTCTATCTATTTTTGCGCTACTCTCTGGAGGGCTTTTTAAGTATGTATTCTTATACTCGCACAGCTTCTTATACTCGTCACTTTCACGATGAGCTTTCAGCTTTTCGCAATGGTCGTGGCAACCAGGATAACGCTCCGGTGCTACACAGTAACGGCAGGGATTAGTCATTGTTGCTCTCCTTTCTTCCAAGTCTGTCAAACATTTCTGTGATACGGTCAATCCATGCGTCATTTTCTGATTCATTGCAATCGAAATAATCCTGAAATCGTTCAGCTAACTCTTCCGAAAAATCGATAATTTCATTGTATGAATAGCCATATTCTTCTTCAATCCAGTCTGCATTAAGTTCGAGCTGATAAAGAGCGTCATCAATACGATACTGACGCTCTTTATAACGGTAAGCTGCTTCAATCTGTTCAGGTGTCATCTCCCAAGACTTCCCATTCCAGCTAGTCACAATAATCTTATTTTCGTTATTCATATCGCAAACTCCTTACTTATTAGATTTGCACTGATATTTTCGTTCGATCATTTCGGCTTCTACCAAGGTCATACCGTGTTTCCACCGAATGTCAACAACGGATTCGACCCAGTTTCCGGTCTTACGATTCTTTACGACACGAACTTCCTCAACATCTATATAAATCTGTGTGCCAGGCTTCGGAAGATAGGTCAAAACAGTTTCTTCAGAATGTTCCAAATCATATGAGCCAACAAATGTGCAATCACGTTTGATAAGGTCATAAATTTTCTTACGGTTCTGCTTAGACAGGTTTCTCATATTGCAAACTCCTTTTTTCTTGTAAACTTAATCACCAGCGCATTCACGTTGGCCGCTTCCATCGTTGACTGCTTTGCATCCTCATGATTGCCAGCTCTAAGGAATGAAACACTCTGATCCATAAGCTTACGCCGATAAGAAGAAAGAGCTGCGAGAACAATGTTCTTTTCAATGTTTGTCATACAATCTCACTCCAATCTTTATCCTCTACATTGGGACAAAATTTTGTATAAAAATCAACGTCAAAAGTTTTCACATAAAAATCAGAGCCTTCTTGTAGAGTACATTCCACGTCAGCAACCGATTCGTGTTCATAAAGTGAATCAAAAATCTCTCCACAATAGGCCGCAACAAACATTTTGCTTACGTTAAATTCTTTTGTGATTTCGTCAATATGAAAAATCCAATTGCCTTCTGTAGTATTTTTTGTACCTTCTTTGACCATCCATTCGGCAATCTGCTTCACAACTTTGCTTTCGTCCATTTTTATCACCTCAATCAAAACTGAACCACTTCATGTTTGACTTTCTCCAGCATCTCTCTCTCTTGTTCTTCAAGACGCTCAACCTCATATAAAACGCTGTGAATACCATAAATAATCAACTCACGATCTCGTTCACGGTTTGCTTTGTTTTCAGGGTTGCTTTTACAACTTCCTTTGCATAATTCGATTTCTCTAAGAACAAGATTATCAATTGCGTATTTTAGAATCCGTTTATCTTTCTCAGTCATATTGTACTAGCTCCTTTTGTTTATATGATTTTATAATGTTCTCCATTGTATTGAAAACATCTATCATCTCTTTCGTCTTCGTCACAGACAATCTTCAACGGAACCCACTTCAAAACTGTCGGTTTTCTTCTATACACTTCATGCAGAGACAGCGTTCTACTAACATCAATGCGATCAAAATACCACTGATTATCTTGATAACAATAATAACCAGCGATATCAACATACGTTCCATACTCTGTGCCATCACTCATAAATACAATACAAGGAACAGAAAGATATTTTGATTCACCGAGAGTTCCAAAATTAAGTTTATGAGGAAGTTCGTTCTCTGTATCGTGAATTTTTTCTGCCGGAATAGAGAAGAACTGTTCTTCTACTCTTTCTACAATATTCACATAGTACGGATCAGAAAAGAATGGACGATTCTTCTTGTACTGTTCAAAGGTCATTTTAAAGCCTCCTCAATCATTGTAAAATATCTGTTTTATTACATATCCATATCGACAGCAATGACATCTTTCGGCCCACTGTTATCAATAATATCTAGACCACGGTAACAAACAGGATTCCCCAATTCGTGCCAATCACAAAACTCCGTATTATCATAGACACCAAAAACCAACTCCGTGTTCTCGTCGTAGCCGAGCTGGTTCAGTTTCTTAATAAAATCAACAACTTTCATATTCTCACCTCACATAAGGTTTTCAACAATTCCATCCTTTGAAATAACTCCAACTCTGAGTTCGTCATCCTCCAAAATTTCAAGCCAATCATAAGGTTCGCCATTTTCATCTTTGAGAATGTCTCTTCTGAGACAAGGAACAAGAGACAATCCAATTTCAACGCACTCTTCAATTTTTGAAGTCCAGAAAAGATTTCGAAAATCGTCGTCGTCCTTGTTGCAAGCAACCAAGCAATACATATTTCTCACCTCAACATCTAATAACTAATGCACAAGTTCCAATTCGATTTACAAATTCTCTACCGTATTCCTCATAAAGTTCTTCAAAGTTTGCATCGCAAATTTCATGGTTAAGCTCAACACCATCTTCCTCAAGGATTTTTCTTAAACATCTTGCAACAAAACCTGATGAACTATCTTTTAATGCAAAGACAAGATAACTCCAGTCTTTGTTAAAGAGTTCTTCAACATAAATTGATTCGATGTATTCACCATCTGTATCATAAAACTTCAGAATCTCAGGTTCTAAAAGATTGTTTGCTTTGAAATAACCATATTCACTTTCAAGTTCGATCCGAATCATAATTTTCTCACCTCACTTCTTATAATCCAAATCCTTTACAAAATTTACAATAGGGTCTCGGAAAACAACGCTCTTAATACAAAGAGACTCTAAATCATACTGACCTTTACGTTTTCCGTAAAAGATAAGTTCATGGCCGATTTTATCAAACCATTTTTGAGCCTCATCAACAGAATAAAAGTGCCGCGCACCATCAACGGATTCAGTAAAAAATGTGTACCCATACTCATCAAATTGAACATACTCCCAACGATTAAGAGTGTTTCCTTTGTAGCAGAATAAATGCTTTACGGCAATAACGTATACAGTTTTCATATTTTCACCTCCGATAAAAGCATGATTTTAAGCCGTTTTGTAATTTGCACAGCTATTCAAAAACTGCAACACTTCATCTGGGGAGAGATACCCAGCAACATCATCACAGGTGTCGCAGAACTTATTTGTAACCCATTCGTCGTTTTCATTCCATGCGGCCACTTCTGCTGTATTAGAACTTGCTTCTTTTGAGAAGAGAAGTCTTTACTAAAATGGTTATCGCAGTAATTCCCAGCTCCCCACTGGACGCTTGCAGTAATACCATTTGCAAAAGTCATATTGAATCCTTTATTTGAGGTCGAATTAAACTTCTTCATACCTAACACTCCTTTTATTTACCACGATTCATCAATTAACGTGTCGTGAATCCAGCCCAGCTTATCAATCAAGTCGACCCTTACATAGTTGTTAAAATTAGGGTCTTCCTTAATTCTCTTGAGAAGTAAAAAGCAAATCTCATCATAATTCATCTCATATTTGAGACCGTACTTGTCGTATAATTCGGGAATGTTATATTCTTTATCCATAATGCTATCTCCTTTATTTCACTCTTACGCAGAAATCATCGTCGTAAAGTCCAAACGATACGATTTCTTTGCCGAGTAAATCTTTATGCTTTTCTTTTTCGTCCATAAATTCAAAGATTTTGGTTCGTGCATTATACAGACGATTCAAACTATTGTCGTTGATGATAATATATTTGTTCCAATCATCAAACAGATTAAGCAATGTCCCCACTTTCATAGCACCATCTCCTTTATTTTCATGTGTGTATTCGTTCATGCTTTCGCATTGGTAGCGGTTATGTCTGCCCTAGTACCGCTAATCACCTAGCATTTGCTGCTCACACTACCCAAACTTGACTTCTTATGTAGTCCTCAATATTTGCTGGATAACCATTGCGCTGGACATACTGACACAAGACACGCTGCACATCCTTGTTATCACCGTAATCCATAGCAATTGAAATATCTTCACCGTGAGTGCCTACGCCCAGACACTCATACTTTCTGACTTCAAGATAGAAGTCATGTGCGCTGTAGTGCCTACCATCCCGGCGATCGAGAATAGAATCAATAATCATTCTTCGTCCTCGCTTTCCATATAACCCTCATCCACTAAGAACTGATGAAATTCTTCGCTCAAAAGCTGGTTGCCAAAGAAGTTTGTAAACGCTCTTGTGACGTCCTCGCCAGACATTTCAACCAGTGTGTCCCACATCTTTTCTTGTATGTCAGTCATTCTCTTTCATTTCCTTTATAGTTTCATCATCCCAATGGAATCCACGCTTCTCATAAAGCGGAATCCAATGTGCTTCGTAGAAGTCATATCCGCAGCCATCAATGCCAAAGATATATTCAAAATCCTCCTGCTCGTAGATACGGAAACCACAATCTGCCATTTCCTGAAGATGATTTTCAAGCCACCAGTTATCACACGAATTGTCAAACTGCCACATCGTTCCCCACATAGGAAAGAAGTCGTCACGCTCGACTTCAAAATCATCTTCTCTGACATCAACCTCCTCGCCAGTGCCGTCGAAACAAATTTTGTAAGTGTCGTCATCTTCGTTGTAGCTCTGGATCTCACCATTTTCGCCATAGTGGTCACCGCTAAAGATATAGACACGATCACCACAAGACGGCGGCGTGATTTCAGTAATGCCTTCGCCATTCTCTTCCAAATCGACCTTGGCGAGCTTTTCAATAACACTCTGAGGAATCGCATTAAATTCCCGAACCCATGCGTAAGCTGCATCCTTCTTAGTTTTGTACATAGCCATAGCAGTTGACTCTCCTTTTCTTATGTATCCTGTATTATATAGCTATATAGTAAAAATAAAAGTCCTATGACGGACTGCCCTTTCTAGCTATAGAATACAGGATACTATCGCTTTTGTCAAGCACTAAAATGTAGATTTTATTAACGTCGCATTTTAGCGCGTTGATACGTTTCTTATTCATGACAATTTTGTGAATATACGGTCAAGCCATACCAAATAGCTCCATTCCGGCAATACCCATGTCTGCCGGATACAGGTTTACAACACGATTATCATAAAACTCTGCAATCAGGTTGTTATTGCAGATGTCTGCATAAGCATCATCCATGGACAAACCAGAAAAATCTTCTGCATTGTATTCATCATCGCCAGGGAACCCGTATAATGCTTCCTGATAGAATGCCCTCGTCATTCTTGTTTCATTACCATCAGGAGTAACGACAAACAGATTCGTCAAACCATTCTGACCAAAGACTGCAACACAGATACCGCCTGCATTGTTCTCATACACTTCAACAGTAGCACGCATTTTTTATTCTCCTTTTCTTATCAGTGACCCCAACGGCACACAAAAACACCGTTGATCCAGATAGAAACATTCGCACCCTGCCGAAACCATTCGACAGCTTCCCGATGAATGTTGGTGATAACACCGGTTTCATCGTTCATGAACCATTGACCTTTTTTCATTGTTGTTTCTCCTTTACACTCTCAAGCACTCATCAAGATAAATTCGCTTGCCGAAACACTTGACATATGCTCTGCCAGACGGTTCGTAAGTGATCTTCAGATGGTGATAGCTATGATATTTTTCATCATCACACAGCACACCAGACATACCATAAAGGTAATCGTTAATGCCGTATTCGATATCACCATGAATCTGGAATCCACCACATCTGCCGTAACAGCTATCATAAGCGGTTACAGGATGGTTCTTACAATACTCTTTTGCAGTCATAACAAGCCCTCCTTAAAACATATCTTTTATGTAATTTTTGAAATCATTTTTAACGTTGTTATGCGATTTATTCAGCCTGCTTTGCGATGGCCGGAACCTTAATACCCATACCTGCAATCCTTAGTTCAACCATCCTTTCCGTTCTGCCACACCCATAGCGACAGCACCAACAACGAAAAACCACATCATAGGCGCAATACATCCGGCCTGATATGCAGTGTAACCAAAGAGCATGAGAAGCGATTTCATAACAAACATCCTTTCTTATTCAATCCAGCATTTTACGGTGCTGACGTATTCAGTACCGGCTTCTGCTAGAGCTTCCTGATAGATTTTTACAAACTCTGTATCACAAAATGTTATGGCAACATCAAGAGCTGATTCAATAGAAATAATTGCCATAATAGAACTCCTCTTTTATGTGATTGTGTGTTGTGTTTTCATTTTGCATATTCTGCATATTATTTGCATATTTATGCAAAACAAGGCATAAAGAAAACGCCTTGCGATAAATTCACAAGACGTTCAGCGCTGCTATTCTGTTAGAGTTTGGTTAAGAGTCGGACTCTGCCGGGGAAACGATCAATTCACCATGAACGATTTTTTTCAAAAACTGAGAAACGTTATCGCATTCAAATTTTGCAAGAAAGTCGTTTTCAAGTGTTTCGCCCTCTTGCAAAGTAAGAGTGCAAGTCTTTTTCCACTGATAAGAGGCGTTTTTTTTCTGTCGCTCACGCATAGCTGCAAGAATTTCCTCTTTACTCATATCGGCATATTTGCTAGGTCTGCCCACAATCGCACCACCTTTTGATTTCATTGGTAGTACAATTATAGCATTGTTTTGCCGTTCTGGCAAGGGATTCATAGCCATACTATCACCTTGCCTTTCGGCCAGATTTCAAAGGCATCTGAGGATTCAAAGGGCGCATATCACCACGGAATTTTCCTAACCCGCTGCCGTCCATGTACTCTGCCGTTCTATTCCGGCAACGTCTGACCGTCCCATTCATATCAATGGATTCACCATAGATACGTTTAGAAAGATCGTTGTATTCTGCCGTATAAAAGTTAGGCTTTGCCCGCATTGCTTTTGTGTGCTTGCTAGGTTTGTGCCCAGCTGAATCACGGTTTTTCTGTGCGGAGCGAATTTCTTGCCATTCCTTGCGCTCTGATTTACGCTTGTTTTTACGTTCTACAATGCGCATTTCCGCCCTTTGTTCTGCCTTATGATTCCAGTGTGTGAGCGTGATTTTTCCGTCATTTGCAAGGCTTTTCACGCTTTGAGAAATAGCAGATTCAAGCATAGCCGAATAGATATTTTTAACGATTCTGCCGTTTTGGTAGAACACAAAAGGCATTTTGTCGAAAGAATCCATTTTAGGCATTGAAACAAAGACAAAGTTATAATTCTCTGCTTTGATTGTTCCGTAAATGGAATTTGCCGGAACAGATACACCACGAAACACTACAGGTGTATTCTTTTGGTGCAAAGAAATTTTCATTGTGTTCACTTCCTTTTCTGAAAATAGGCACACTTTCTGTGCGGAATTATATCGGTTATTTAGTTAGAAAGCTCTTGCGCCACGTCAAGGCAAACCGATTTTGCAAGAGTAGGGCGGACTATTGCCCGCCCCAGAGTGCTATTAGGTTAGATGTAGCTTACTTACTTTGCTTTCTTAAAAAAGGCAGACTTGCTCTGAAGATCGTATGCACGAGAACGCTTACCGGTAGATTCATCAAAGGACAGTGCATAGCCGATAGTTACAATAATTTCATCAATCAGCGCGTTGTCGTTCAGCGTGGTAACAGTGCCCATTTTAGCCTTAGTGTATGCCGTTTTGATATAAGCCATATCACAAGAAAGTGCCTTTGCCGTCAAAGTTTCGGGTAAAATAGCGTTGTAAATTGCTTGCAACTGTGCAAGACGTGTTTCTTTGTTGTTCTTGTTGCTAGTAAAGCAATCAAGCTTTGCATTCTTGAGCGCGTCAAGCATTTTTTCTGAACGAACAGGTTTGTTTGCCGTTAAATCAGTGCAAAGGGATTCAGTCATAAAGCCATTAAACAGCATAACAAGTTTGCCGTAAAAGTCGGAATTACAAAGCGTATCATACTTTTTGCCGGTAGTATCACGGTAAACTTTTTCAAGCTTTGCAAACTTGATACGCATAGCGGATTCAGTCAATTCATATTTGCCGGTTTTGTCGTTCTTTTTACCGCTGAACTTATGACCGGTATAAGTCGGGTTTTCGCAATAGGTGCGGAACATTTCGGCGCGTTCCATAGCAATTAAAACCTTGCATTTATCGGTGCAAAGGGATTCATTTTCGGCTTTGTTGTTGTCCGAAATAGCTTTAATTAAATCAGCCGTTTCGTTGCCGTTTGCCGTTGCCATTTCGGCGGAATTGTTGAGCAATTCCAGCAATTCGCGTGCGCTAAAAGAATCGGTGGTTTTGTTCTGAATAGCGGTGCGGAATTCGGGCATAGTGATAGCTTTACGCATAATAATCCTCTTTTCTAATTTTCTGAATTGTGTGTATATTCGATGGTTTTGCGTTTTAGCGCAAACCAAAACCCGCAAACTAGACAAAATTGCCTTGCTTGTGGGCTTATGGTTTGCCCTAAATAGGGCAAAATATGTATACTTTTTGCTTTGCTTATTTTTTGTTTCTTGCACAAAAAGCCTAAAAAGCCGTTACTGTATAGCCCTTGCAAACTACACTTGACTTTGCTACAATAGATAATGGTATAAACCATAAAAGCAAAGTATAAACTTTGCAATGTGTAGCACATGGATATAAACCCATAAAAGTTAGTTTGTGGTTTGTTCAAACTGTACTTTCTTTTTTGCCATTCCTTGCCTAGTCATGTGCTGTATGGGCGTTGCCCTCTTTTCTGTACAACGTGTTTGTGTGCATACAGTACAATCTAGTATCCGGTGTTTTGCGGATTGTTTGCCCTCTAATGCCGTATTGGACAAACGGCTTTTTAAGGTTTTTCGGCTTGCATTGCCAAAACCAAAACAGTGATTGAACGGTTAAAACCGTGTTTCCTGTTTTCCGTATCTTTCTAGCCTATACGGTAGGATAGCAAGTGTGTTTTGTCGTGTGCGGAATGCACAATCAGCGCCCATTTGCAAGCGTTGCATTTTCTGAATCGGTGCTAGCTACACCGCCGAATTTTTCCGACTGAATCAAACTTTCTAGGTGCTTTACCGTTCCGGTAGACTGCTGATTTATAACCACGATGGGCTTGTTGCACTTGCCTAGATTGAGTGAGAACATTTTAGCCGTTCACACAAAAGATTGATTTAGTTTTCAAAATTCGGCGCAATCATTACTAGGTTCCTTGCTAGGTTCCTTGCTAGATTGTGGCTTAATTATAGCGGTTCCTTGCTAGGAAGTCTATGTATAAAAGTTGCAATTCATGCACAAAAGTTGCAAGAATTATAGATTTTTATAAAATAGCGATATATCGTTAAAAATTATATTTTGGCAAGTCGTGGGCGTTTTCGGCTGGAATAAGGAATAAAATAAAATATATAATTACCTTATAAGGGAAAACAGATTTGTTGATTGAAAAGGAACAGTATATAATTAAAAGTTGATTGAAAATCAACCATTCGGTAAATCGAACATTTCAAGAGTTTTAGTTAAATGTTTTTAGATAATTAAAAGTGCTTAAAATTCTTTAACTATTATCTACATCTTCAGATACCGCCAAAACTTGCCTTGTCCGTTCCCTTGCCCTTGCCTGTTGAGTGCTGTATTTTGAGCATTTCCAGCACTCAAGCCGTGGGGCATACTTTCCATTTTTTGGACGTTCCAGGCAGCAAGCTAAGCCCCCAGTACATCTTTCTTATTCATCCTCAAGAAATAACGATTTATCGTAATATTTTACACATTATTTTATCTTCAATTCCCAATAATTTCATCAATATCTTTCCTATTGGCAGCCAACACTACTACTTTTTATCCTTCTTAATCTGTTAATAAATAATTTCTTGACACTTCTACTTCCATCCCGGGGTACACTTTTCCCTGACGAAAACACTCCAAAATACACCCCTATACCCTCTCCTGCGCACACCCACCAATTCATCACTTTTTCATCTAAAACACCTAAAAACAGCCTAAAATCGCTATTTTTCAATCGGTAAGCCATTCGGCAACTAGCTAGAATTTAACGTATTTGCGTTATATTTTGGCTGGTTTTTCTTTTTATTTGTACCTTTTTACCCATATTTTGTTCCTTTTTGACCCAATAATGTCTGAAAAACCTAGGATTCATGCGGGTTTTCCCGATGTGTCCCCAAAATGTACCGAAAATGACCATTCTTCGGAGCATAAAGTACCTATTTGTACCTATCTGTACTCCCTATTGCCATAAATGGACTGATCTGGCATCTGAGCAACATTCTCAGGGACTCTAAAGACCTGCAAGGAGCATGATTGTAGTCTCTGGCAGCTTATACTGAACACACAGGATATCTGGATGTCCTTCATAGAGAACAATACTCCCAGAAACACACCTTATTATAATAGGCTTTAAGAATCTTCGCATCCTGTGTTAAGTAGCTATTGAACTTTTGGCAATCTCATGGTATAATGAGTGCAGACAGCTATACAACACAGGATACGGAAAAGAGATGGTGTTAGGATGTTTGCGATGGATATTTATAGTAGTCCTCCCGGACAGGACGTAGAGAGGGATCTCGCGTCTACGGACGCTCGTAGGTTTACTCAAATTGAATCTATGTCGCTTACGCGCCATAGCTTCAAGTCGAGTAAACCATTAAAAGATATTTTGTGAGAGGAGTAGTTGTACTTTCATTTCTGCTTATTTGTTTCCTATTAGAACCTTACAGAATTTAATGTACAACTAAATATTAACAAATTATGAATTTTGAATATCAAAACTGGTATTACACATTACATATATACGATTTGATATTCAAAAACTTTAGAAGGTATTTCAGCATGGCAAAAACATACGATGTAACGCCAGATATGCTTGTAAAGTTGTCAGATGGTCAAACTTTCAAAAACTTTTCTGAACTTGCAAGGTATCTTGGCGTACTTGACAGTCATGGAAAACCAATTACAGGAGATAGTCGTCCTGCATTTTTAGAAGAACTGGACAGATTTGTGGTTCTAAAAAAGGCTGGTCGGCAAATCATTATAAAAAGTATACGACCAGATGACGAGATACTTCCAGCAAAGCCAGCAGGTGGCAATAGAAAGTTCATTGATCTCATTCAAAAATTGCTTGTCTACCACTTCAATGCTCTTTGTCAGTCGCAGCCGTGTGATGGTATTAAACTTCTATGGGAGAAGAAGGACATCTGGGAAACCTGCGGTATGGTCAGCCGTGATTATAGATGGTGGGGACGGAATGCTGAGACAGAAGATAACGAGGCTGTTGCTGAGGCGTTCCGAAAAATGGTCGGTAGTGTCAAATTAAAAACATGGCTGGACAGTGCCTTGCATGGTCTAAAGGTAAACGATGCACTGGATTATGAGGAAACGAGGGCGTTCATTGATTACGTCGATGGCCGTGCTGTTATAACTCCTCTAACCGACAAGCAGAATTTAATTTACATGCGATTGAAGGCAGAAGTGCTAAAAGATTACACATTATCTGACGGCAGAACTCCAGCGACAGAGCGTGACCTTTGGCAAACTGGTCGGATGAGGGATTTTTACCGAAAGCTAAATCCAAAGCTCAGAGAAGAGTTTGGAAAAGAACAAACGTACAGTACCATTCAAAAGGTTTATAGAATTGTTGTTGAACCGAAAACTATGAATCTATTTGCTCGTAGATTTGGAAAGATCGATCCGGCAGACGTTGAGCTTGCCGTTAAAATGATGGCAAAGTTAAATGCAATCGTTTGTGATGGCTTGTTATCATCAATGATTTTTAACAAGGAAGTAATCGTAGCAACAAGAGTTCGTGAACATGAAGATGTTGAGCGACGACTGGAAGAACAAAAATCATGGGGAAGCAATAATAAAATCGAAAGAAAAATCCGAAGAGAATTTGAATATAAGAAAATCAAGTTAACCAACCAGCAGGTAGCGGATATGGTTGATAATACAATTCGTCAGTCCACTGACCAACTATTGGTTACTTTGAATCAGAAAGACCATGGTTGTAAGATTGTTGAAAAACTGTATATTGACAACTTCTTGGCCGGTAGTGGTTTGACTGAAGAGCAATATGAGCAAATTATGCAGGATGCGGATAAAGAATCGGCAGACGCAGAGCTTATGGCTCGACTTGTTGCTGAAGCAAATGCGCGAATGGCAACTCGTGATAATGCAAACGTAGAATGCGTTATGAATTTTGAAGACGATATCGTTGATAAGGTTTTGGCTGAGAAAATGGCGGAGAAGAACAGTAAGAAAGCTGGTCGTAATATGCTGGATTGTGGTCTTAGCATTGATGATTTAATTGGTGAGATTTGAAAGAAGAAAGAAGGCTGAATATAATGAATTTTGATAACCCCTACTGGATTGATTTAAAAATAACCTATGAGAACTATCAAGCGGCTGGACGCTTGCCTGAGTTCTACAAGAAGCATGTTTGTGTTAAATGCCGGTACGAGATCCCATGCTTTACGACTTGCGACGAGGTGCGATGCAAGTGCCGAGAGTTTAAGCCTAAGAATCTGCGGAACGCTGACAAATACTTACATATCAATGATTTTATGAATGATGTGGCTACCTTTGAAGCCAGCCATAAGGTAAAGGAGGTCTAACTGATGAGAATGCAGATTGGTAAGTACATTATTAAAAACTGTGATGAGAGGAATCTCATTATTATTGAGCAGCGGCCAGCTGGCAAGAATCCAAAGACTGGTGAGGTGGGTACCGGCGTAAAGGAGATTACGGTCGGCTATTACCCGAACCTTGAATGGGCTTTACATAAGATTAAGGATTTAAATATTTCTGAGAGTGATGCTGATACCGTGGATGTTTTGCTGGCAGAACTTGAACAGATTGATGAGACGATCCGCCGGGTAGTTGAGGAGGTCAAATAATGGAGAAAGTTCTTTTACCTCGTGGGTATGGACGTTCATATGATGCTTGTATACACGCAATTGAACACGACTGTGATATTGTAGCACCAGATAGAGCTGGTGTAATAGTTTTGGAATATATTATCAAAGATATCTGCAAAGACTTTGATTCATTAGAAATAGACAGGATTACTTGCTCTGATTATGTTAATTCCGTAACAATAAACCACCACAAGTTCAATGGTGTGGTAGAAACGATTGAAATTCGTCTATACGATATATGTCAATATTTTAAACGCGAAAAGACAGAACGTGGTCGAAGAAAAGATGTCGTATTTGATGATATTGACCGGTGTATGCAAGTCTTGTGTCAACACCGTAAAATCAGCATGGTTACAATGGAAGTTGAGGGATGAATGATGCGTACTTACGAGGATGTTGATGCAGAAATTAAGTATTTAATTCGTGATATGAACTACGCAGGACTGACACGCCGGGAGTATGAGGCTGCTGACGATATGCTGGATGAACTCTATCAGGAGCGTGAACGACTTTGGCTCAAGGCCATGGAAGATGGAGAGAGCTGCTATCTATAAAAGTCTGCTTTTGTATTTCCCTTTTAGCTATACATTACAGGATACATTTAAGAAGAACACGGAGGTGACTGCCGAATGGCAAAGCAGCAAACTTGCCAGAAGTTTGTTTTTAAGATCCATACGAAGCGTCTAGTTGAAGCAAAATGGGATTTAACACTACCATTGGATGAAGCCAGACGAAACCACGAGATCATCTCGCTGGCTAATAGCACTATTCTACGATGGATTGATGAGTTGAATGGTGTTACGGATGCAGAGGCTAAGGCACGGAGTATCAAGCGTAGAATCAAGATGCTGCGGAATGAACCTTCTTGCTTAGAGAATCGCCGGGAGATTCGGAGGCTGTATACCGAATTGGATGCAGTTCAGTTCAAGCCGGATTATATGTGTCTGGTGGTTGATAAGAAGAACGACTACCGCCGGGCGTGTTCTCCAAAGGGGTTTAAAATCAATGGAATCACGTATCGCCGTCTGGTTGGAACCACTGGTGGCGTTAAGAATAGTACGATTGTGTTTGTGAGCGACCGTCTTGTTGACGAGATCCGCAAGCGAATCGATAATGGCCGTAACAAGGGAATTGAGTTTATTCCGGCAAAGATAGAAGCTTATAGAGCACTTGCCTGTTCCGCTTCCATTCCAGTCACTGACCCTGATGGTGTGCTTGTTATAAATGATTGCTTCACGCACTTTAAAGATCATGTAATCGTTCTGGACGACGGAGCCTCCGGCGAGCCTACGATGGTAGAGGACATGGAGCATGATTGTGAACTGTGCGCCAGCGATGGCTTTGGTCTTATTAGCTATGACCTTGCTCAACAGTGGAGTGAAGATTTGAAACTCCCTGCTACCGCATCTGGCTTCTGTGTACGGAATGCTTTTTGTAAAGGTATGCTGTTCCCTTTCCCTTTCCGTGAGTTTGCCAAGAAGGTTGCCAAAAAGAACATGATTAAGGATTCTTGGGGAAACTACAAGGACATCAATCGTGTTCAGGTAATTCTTACGACATCCATGTTGAAGCTCTGGGATAGTTACCACAGCTGTGAGGACTACTTCGAGAATTGCCGAGAGAATCATTATCACTTCTCTGTAACAAAGACTTGTGAGTTAGAGCTTGATGAAGAGCGTAACCTGAATTATCAGTTTATCCAAAGCTATCAGCTTACGAATGATGAGATTCGGGAACTCGTGAAGCCAACTTTGGATGAAATCAAGGGTGTCATGGGCGGTGACTGGCGTGATGCGTTGCTGTATTTGCGTGGCAGTGGAATGCGCGATGACCCGAATTACATAAACAGTCTGGAAAACGATTATATTAAGGCTCTTATGATTGAGCCGGAAATGATTGATGACCCTTATGTTCAAAATCGGATTCGGTATTTCATTAAGAAACGGATTTCCCAAGCAAAAACGGGTGTTGTAAAGGTACGAGGGAATTTCCAAGTTGCAAGTGGAGACCCTTATGCGCTTTGCCAATCCATCTTTGGAATGGAAATCACTGGATTGTTAAAAGCTGGTGAGATTTACAGCCGGTTCTGGAATGATAGAGATGTTAAGAGAGTTGCTTGTTTCAGAGCACCGATGTCATGTCATAACAATATTGTTCTTCGGAATCTAAACTCTAATGATGATTGTAAAAACTGGTATCGTTATATGAAGACGGTAACAATTCTTAGTGCATGGGACAATACCTGTGCTGCTTTGAATGGCGCAGATTTTGATGGCGATCTTATTTTTAGCACAGATAATGATGTGCTTATCAAGAATAAAAGAGAGACACCGACTCTTTTGTGTGTTCAGAAAAAAGGAGAAAAGAAGATTCCTACTGAGGATGATTTAGCAGAATCGAATGCTGCTGGATTTGGCAATGACGTTGGTTCGACAACGAACCACATTACCTCAATGGGTGATGTTCAAAGCCAGTTTGAGCCGGGAAGCCGAGAGTATGAAGAACTGGATTATCGTATCATGTGTGGTCAGCTATATCAGCAGAATGTTTTGGACGCTGTGAAAGGGGTCAAATGCAAGCCAATGCCACGGTATTGGTACGATTTAAAAGCTTGTACTGTTAAGGACGATGATAATCCTGACACCATTGAGGATAAGAAGCTTTGGAGTAGTATTTGCGCATGGCGTAAGCCATACTTTATGAGCTACATCTACCCTGCTCAGATGCGTGATTACAAGCAGTATGTAGCCGCAGCTCGCAAGCGCATCAAGTGGGATGGGTTTGCTGGTCTGGATGAGATTATGCAAAAGACCGTCAAGGACGATGTGGATGAAATGGTTATCCAGTATTACCTCTATCGGATGCCGGTCGGAATCAATTCTTGTACCATGAACCGCCTGTGCTGGACTGTAGAGGACGAGTTGGAAGATTTTGAAGAAGAACTCAAGATAAGGCGCAAGTTTGATTACGACTCGCTCAAGTCTGGTGTGGAGTATACCAACTCTCAGTATTATGGCATCCGCTCTATCTTTAAGGACTACTTGAGATTTGCTCGTGGCAACGCAATCCATTCTGGCAACGGAAACAATAATAAAGAAACCGGCGCAGACCGCAAGGAGCGCATTGCGCTGTATCAGGAAAGTATGTTCCGCAATCTTCATGATAAGTGTTCTAACGACGATGCGCTTTGCGATATTATGCTTGATCTTTGTAAGAAGAATGCATCCAGTATTGCAATCGTTTGGGAGCTGTTTCACGATACTTTGATTAAACGCTTATTGGAACGCCATGGCGGCATGGTTCATTCTCTTGTGCAGGACGAGAGTGGCGATATTGAATATGACGGTAAGCGTTTCAAGGACGTGTTGGTTGGCATGAATAGCAAGGAGGATGCGGATGATTGTATTGAATGAAGTTCTTTATGCTGAAGAGTGGCTAGAGAAGGATGTGCCTTGGAAGAAAGCGGGGCATGTTTTGCATTATGTTGCGAAGTATTATTTCTATAAGGGATACTCAAAGGATGACGTAAGAGAAAAGATCAACGAGTATATGTTACGTCATTTTGAAGGGTACAACAAGGTTCTGGATAGAGAACTGATTGATAAGGCGATTGCTTCTGCCAAGGGTCGTCCCATGGTGGAGCTTGATGGTGTGTGCATTACAAAAGCAGAGGTTGAGAAGATTCAAGCACTCGAAAGCAAGCAGATGCAGCGCCTGATGTTCACGATGCTGTGTTTGGCAAAATACCATATTGCCGTTAATGAAAAATGCAACTACTGGATTACGGAAGATACGGCTGATATTTTTAGGATGGCAAACATATCCGTGAATGAGAAAAAACAGAACGAGATGATTTGCGAGTTACATAATCTTGGCTTTATTGGGTTTGCCAGCCTGAAAAAGATTGACAACTTAAATATCCATGTTTTGATTGCGGAGCCGGATTCTCCTCATGAGATTTTCGTGGACGATTTTGAGAATGCTGGCATTCTATGGAGTCAGTATTGTGGGAAAGAATACGTCAAGTGTGATTGTTGTGGAAAGATGGTTGCTCGCACTGGACGCAGACAAAAATACTGCCGTAAGTGCGCTAAAAATGTAAACATTGAAAAAACTGCACGAAACAGAAAAATGTTTGATTTATGAAATGCGCAAAAATGCAATATTTTAACGTCGATACGTTATAATTTTACATATATAGAGTAAAACATAGTGTGGAAAGTTATGGTAGGGAGAGAGCGAGGACGCTTGTTTTCTTCCTACCTATTTTATTTTGAAAGGGTGTTTTACCTAATGATTGAAATCACTAAGTCCGAAGCGAAGGCTGTGCGAAAGGTCTTCCCTCATGCTTGCATTGCAAAGACCCGTCACAAGCGGTATCTGGAAGAGTCCGCTCGATATCTTGAGCTGCTTCCTTTTAATATTGCCGCTGCCGAGATGCTGAAGCAGATGCAGCGTAACGCACGTTACTAATCTTTGAAAGAACGAGGTATAGACTATTGGACTTTGAAATTCAACTGCCAGAAGGGATCACTAACCTGATGAATGGTGGCGGTCTCCCCTCTCCTGAGATGATGAATTTCTATGTCGATGAGAAGGATCGCATCTTCTTTATTGATTTTGAGATTGACCAGTCTCTGATTGAAATTGAGCGCAAGATTCTGCAGTACAACCGTATTGATAAGGATACTCCTGTTGAGCAGCGCAAGCCTATTAAGCTGTTTATTTACAGCTACGGTGGCGAGTTGGATGCTATGTTCAGCTTTATTGATGTTGTTGCGCTGAGTAAGACTCCCGTTTGGACGATTAACGCAGGTATTGCAATGAGTGCTGCTCTTGTGATGTTGTTGTCTGGTCAGAAGCGCTTTGCCCTGCCTCACTCTACCGCACTGATTCATAGTGGTTCTGGTGGTACTCAGGGTACTTTCGAGCAGTCTAAGATGGCTATGGACTACTACGAAAAGCAGGTTGTGAAGATGCGTGAATATATTATGGCTCATTCTACTATCGACAAGAAGACCATGACTAAGAATAAGACTAAGGATTGGTATCTGGATGCTACTGAGCAGGTCAACTTTGGTATCGTAGATAAGATTTGCGACGATGTGGATGAGTTCAATTAAGGGAGAGTTGTAATATATGGCTAAGAAGCGTGTTTCTTATGATACCCCTGTGGAGAAGATTACCGACCCTGACCAGTATGGTTTTTATGGAATCTCATTAGACGAAGAACAGCGGGTATTTCGAGATGCTATCTGGAATCCAGATATTGACGTAGTGTTTGTGGACGCACGTGCCGGATCAGGAAAAACACTGATTGCTACAGCAACCGCAAACTTACTTGTTCAGGCTGGTTATTTTGATAAGCTGATTTATATTGTTTCTAGTTACGGTGAAAAGCGTCAGGGATATCTTCCGGGTGATCTGACACAGAAATCGGAAGTATATTTTGAACCTTTTTATCAGGCTTTGATTAAGTGTGGTGTTGACCCTAATAAGGTCATCAATGATGAAACGATGGTAAATCAGAAGAATGGAACCGGTTATATTACTTGCCTGACCCATACTTTCCTTCGTGGTACAAATTTGAATAATAGCGTAGTAATTTTGGATGAGTGTCAAAACTATGATTTTGAAAGCCTGAAGAAGACTATTACTCGCTGTGACCAAAGCGAAGGTCCGTGTAAGTTGATTGTTATCGGTCATGATAAGCAGTGCGATCTCGACAATCCAGATGATAGTGGTTTTGTTGATTATCTTCAGCATTTTAAAAATCATGACAGAGTTGCAATTTGTCAATTGACACATAACCATCGTGGATGGATTAGTGAATGGGCAGATATGTTGGAGAAAACGAATCATGTTTAAAACGAAAGATTGGTCAACATACATCGGAAACAGATATAATCATTGGACGGTAATTGGAGTCGGAGAACGTCACGGAAAACGTCAATATCTTACATGTAAGTGTGATTGTGGAACTATAAGAGATGTAAAATCTACTTCTTTAACTTGTGGCGAGTCACTTTCGTGTGGATGTGCTTTGGTACACCACAAGAAATATACAAAAGAAAACATGATCGGTCGTAGATTTGAGCGTCTTGTTGTTATTGACGAGGGAGAAGCCCCTAATAAATGGGTTTGTAGATGTGATTGTGGAAAAATCATTACAACTTCTGGAAATGGTTTGCGTACAGGAAATACGAAGTCCTGTGGTTGTTACAATAAAGACAAAATAAGAGCAACATGGGAAAGCAAAAGAATTGATCTAACTGGTCAAAAGTTTGGTATGCTTACCGCCATGTATTGTACAGGCGAAAAATTTCGCTCAAGCTATAAATGGCATTGTAAATGTGATTGTGGAAATGAAGTTGATGTACCGAGCTGTTATTTGCGTCAACGGCAAACTTTAAGTTGTGGGCATAATCACGGGTCTGTTGGTGAGTTAAAAATAAAAGAATTGTTAGATTCACTTGGAGTTAAGTATACCCGTGAAAAGTCGTTTGATGATTGTGTAAATTCGAAAACTGGAAAACATTATAGATTTGACTTTTACGTTGATAATCGATATTTAATTGAGTTTGACGGACAACAGCATTTTTATAAAGGGTGGAGTTTCTCAAATTCATTAGAGGAACGCCAGCGGATGGACATTGAGAAGGATGTTTGGTGCGATAAACGAAATATTCCGTTGATTCGAATTCCATACAATAAAGTTGATTCTCTTGACGTAAAAGAGCTTGTACCAGAAACATCAGAATATTTAATTCATGGATGGATCTCTGGATTTGCATACTTACTTCCAGTTTGATTTATTATTTTGATTTATAAGGGAGAATAAAATTATGGTTGCTAAGAAGAGTGTTGTTTTTAAGAACGCTATTATTGATACTGCAGAGGGCACTATCACAGAGATTACCAAAGACGGTGAGAATGTCTTCAATCTGAAGGAAGCTCTGGCAAAGTGGGATGGTATTGAGGGTGTCACCATCAATATTTCTACTTCTGATGAGCTGCTGGGCGATCCGGCTTGATGCCAATGGGTTGCTATAATAAACGGCCAGAAGAAACGAGTGATGACTTCTTTGTAAGAATCGGGAATGCTGTTCTGGCTAGAGAATTGACTTGGGATGGCGCGTCCAAGGTGCTTAATGATGAATTGGGCAAGAGTTTTGGTGAGTGCGCATATCGCAAGCGTTTTAAGGCATTCCGTGCGGGTATGCAGTATCAGGAATCCTTATCTAATAGAGATGTTGGAACCTGCATTCTGTCTATTTCCGACCTACATATTCCATTTCAGAAACCAATTGAGACTTTTGGTGAGTACGCTGGCAAGATTGATATCCTTCAGGTAAACGGAGATCTGGTAGACGCGCAGGCCATTTCTCGTTTCAATAAGGTGTATCGTAAGAGTCCAATGGAGGAAATTCTGATTGCACGTCAGTATATGATTGACCTGATTGAGATGCTTCAGCCTAAGAAGGTTGTTGTCAATTATGGTAATCATGACTTACGTTTCCAGAATTATCTTGCTAAGAATCTGGACACCGACTTGCTTGAATTGATGCCAAAGACATCTTTGGAGCTTATTTTTGTTGATGGTTTTAACCATTACAATAAGGAGCTTCATACAAAGGTTCATTACGACCCTCTGATTGATGTTTTTAAGGACAGTGGTATCGAGATCGTTTATAACGATACTTGGTTTAGTTTTGTTGGCGAAACAATTTTTGTGCATCCACTTGCTTACTCTAGCGGTATGTTGAAAACGGCAGAAAAGGCATATCGGTATTTCAAGGATAATGATTATTTCTTCGATACCATCGTGATGGCACACACGCACAAGACTGGTCATTATGATATCGGTAACTCTGTAATTTATGAGCAGGGCTGTTGTTGTGAAACGTCAAAAATGGATTACGCAGATGGAAAATTAACACCATCTCAGCGAGAAGGATTTATTCTGGTTTATCAGGATAAATTCGGAAGACTGAATGAAGATAAGACGCACATTGTACGTCTAAATTAAAAAGCGGTGAGCCCCTACCGATTTAAATGGGGAATTAAAAAAGAAGTACGACCGCAAAGGTCTGCTTGGGACATCATTTGTTGTCTCCTTTTCTATGGGCTGGGGCGATTGCTCCAGCTTATTGTGCCAGTGTAGTTCAGTTGGTAGAACGCGGGTTTTGTAATCCCGATGCCTTTATGGATTTCGCATGTTCAAGTCATGTCACTGGCTCCATGCCACTTTAATTCAGTAGATAGAATAATGTGTTCGTACCACATATGTCGTAGGTTTGATTCCTACAGGTGGCTCCAAGCTGTGCGGTCAATAGTTGCTACCGCCTAGACCAACTCAATCTACGGATGGTTGGATGCAAAGTAGTTCTGTAGAACGAAATGATAAGCTATTCGTATTTCGCTACGTTAATGCGAAGCTTTAAAAGTCTAAAACAAGCGTTTTATGGAGTGAATGTCTGTACCTCACTCACTAACTGGTACTCTGCCGGGTACTGCGCCCGCACCGGGGAGATAAGGTGAACGTTTGTTTCCAGAATGATTTGCGATATGTGCAGTACCGTAGGTTTCATTCCATCTGGCTAGAGATGTAAAACCTGTCCTACTGGTCGTAGACTCGACCTAAAAATAGCTACAAGCGTTTTATCAACACGAGAACAATTCAATTTAGCTCGGATGGTTTGATGGATGCTTGTTTTCATATGGCGGCTATAGCTCAGTGTGGCGAGAGCATCTGGCAGCTAACCAGAAGGGAGCTTCCGTTCGATTCGGAAGGGCGGCCACCAAAGACTGTATTGCTATTCCCTGTTCCTTATTATATAAGGTAGCAATGCACGAAAACAGGGTTTACATGCAGGTGTCGCATAGTCCAGTTGATTGCACCGATCTTGAAAATCGGCATTCCCAAAAGGAATCGTGAGAGCGAAGCTCACCACCTGCGCCAATTTCTTGACAACAAAAACAGCCCAGCGGCCACAACCACTGAGCTGTCAAGATTACCCGATGATGTGATTCATCTGCAGAACCATCAGTACGAGCCCGACGATACTGCAAATGTCACCAGCGACATCAAGAAAATCTTTCGCCTAACGCTTCATCTAAGCACCTCCAGTCCGCTCGAGACGCGAGAATAATGTCCGTCATTGAGGAACTGGTGTGTCTAGTGAGAGTTAAGTTGGCAAAAGTGTATCACGTTGTTATGTAATTGTCAAGATGAGATCCTGAGCATGATTAAAAAAGGCTTATTATTGTGAGCTTGTAATGCGAAGAGGTTGAACGTAGCGGATGGTAGCAAACATCTGCACGAAGCGAGATTGCTTATTCGTGGATACAGCGCAGGTTCGAATCCTGTCAAGCTCGAAGAAAATGGCTATATGAGCGCGACATATAGCAAGTCCGAAGTCTGGGTTTTAGAAACATGATGTACACATGTCTTTCTACTTCTTGAGACACTTAGGCACCATATGACGCAGCGTTGCCCAGTCAGGTCTACGGCACCGGCCTCATAAGCCGTGTATTCGTTGGTTCAAATCCAACCGCTGCACCCACTTGTATGCTGGTATATTTATGCGCCCGTAGCTTAATTGGTAAAGCAGTGGTCTCTAAAACCATTTATTCTCTGTCCGAATCGGAGTGGGCGTGCCAGCATTCTCCCCTTTCGCAAGCCTGAGTTATGGCTTTACTACTCCCTCCATAACTCAGGTTTTTTGATTGATTATTACGCCACTTCGGTGGCAGGGTTCGGTACGTCACTGACGTAGCAAACCCATATAGATGATAAAGACTCCGTCGCGCCTCTCAACGATGCGTATCATGGTGGAGTCGCCTGATTAACAGACCCATGATGGTAAGCAGCTCAATGATTCGAGTGTGGCTGATTCATAGGTCTTATTTATATGGGCCCAACCCACTAAGCCTCTCAACGATGCGTATCATGGTGGGTCTTTTGTGAATGAAATCCACCCAGCCTCCCAGATTATTGGTGCTCATGAGGGTGGATATTTTGTTTGCCGTAGAATGTGCGCACGTTCTACGGCTTTTATTTTGATTTTGGATGGAGGTGTTTGTTTGCCTAGGAAGAAAAAGGTTGTTGAAGAAGATATCGTTCTGACAAACAAGCCAACTTACCATTGTTGTCGTTGCGGTGATGAAAAAGAAGATCCGGTAGGAACTTTTTATCGACTACCACATAGCTTACTTTATAAAGCAAATGACTGCTATGCGCCTCTTTGTAAGAAGTGCGTGAATAGTCTTTTTGATGAATTTAAGACAAGATATGGAAGTGAACGTACTGCTTGTATCTTAATGTGTCATCTTCTTGATGCTCCGTTTTACAATTCTCTTTTTGATTCAGTTGTGTCTCATAATAATAATTTCTCCGTAGGTTTATATCTTCGCCAACTAAATAACAAGCAGTTTCAGTTTCAAAACTTCTGCACTACGATTACCAGTGGAGAACTGAATAAAACGGCTGTTGACATTCAGGAAGAGAAAGAACAGAAGTGGTCTAAGATTGAGATTCAAGCAAAGGATGACTGTATTTCTGTTATTGGGTATGACCCGTTTGATGGTTATAACGAGGGCGATCGCCGCTATTTGTTTAGCGAACTCATCAAGTATTTTGAAGATGGTATCGAGGACGACCCGTTCAAGCTATCCCAGATTGTTCAAGTTGTGAACAATAATAATCAGATTCGACAGATCGACTTGCAGATCGCTCGCTTAAACCCGATGAACTCGGCTGAGGCAATCAAGAGCCTGAATGATATTAAGGTTAAGTTGGTTTCTAACAACGATAAAATTGCCAAGGAAAACGAGATTTCTGTCAAGAATCGTTCCAACAAGGATGCAGGACGTAATACGCTTACATTCTTAATGAAAGATATGCGTGAAAAGGATATCGCTGGCGCAGAAGCAAACTTCTACGACCAGTTACGGTCTCCGGGCACTCAATGGGCGGCAGATATGAGTTTTAAGGCAATCAAGGAAAATGCTTTCTTTGACGAGAATGACCAACAGGAAATTTTTGATACTCAGAGAGAACTGATTGATAAGTTCCAGAAAGAAAGTGATGACGCTAAGGAAAAATACAGGCTGTCTCTTATCGAGAATCAGCGGCTCAAGGAGCTGTTAGAAGATGCCGGTATTGACGCAAGCGTAAAAGATACGGATGGTGATGCCGTATGAGAATGAAGCAAAGAGCGCCCATTATTACAGCTGTAAAACGTAAGATTTATGAGTGCGACGCGGCAACGATTGCGTTCTATCGGCGTAATCCTGTCATTGCAGCAAGAGATTTGTTGGGCATTCAACTATTTGACGCTCAGGCATATATGCTTGAACAAAGTTGGAATGCAAGCCACGTTCTTTAGGCGTGTAGCCGAAACTTCGGAAAGTCATTCGTTGGTTCTGTTTTCATTCTACTAAAGGCTATCCTATATGAGAATCAAGCTATTTACATCGTAAGTAGCGTTGGTGATCAGAGTAAGGAAACTTTTAATAAAATCGAAGAAATTGTCACTCGTGTTGGTAAAACAGCTGCGTCTATCCGTAGTCTGCAAGATATTGCAGAGAAAGAAACAAAAAAGTCTGCAACCAATAAGAGTGGCTTTAGTCATAATCCCGCCGGGTATGTTGTTGAGTTTTACAACGGTAGTTCCATTAACACGCTAAACTCCAACCCGGATTCCAACCGATCCCGTCGTGCAACTCTTGTGTTTTTTGACGAGGCTGCGTTTTGCTCTGACGAACTGATTGTTGTCTGTGAAGCTTTTGCCACTCAGAATACTGACTTTGTGACCGATACGGATGATTCTTATAACCCTGAAACTCAGCCTCGCAAGGTTCCTACACAACTTGTGTATGCTTCGAGTCAGGATACGATGAATAAACTATTCTATCGTTATTATAAAAACTTTGCAAAGCGTATGATTGCCGGTGACCGTGATTATTTTGTTTGCGACATGATTTGCGATGTTGCAATTCAGGTCTATATGAATGGTAAACCATACAAGGCTTTGTTGACAAGAGACAAAGTGGAAGCCGCTCTAAAGTCAAATAAAATGAAGGCGTTGCGTGAATATTATAATCGCCCAAGCCGTGATGGTGGCGTAAACCAGATTATCAAATGGGGTACAGTTCGTCGCAATGAGCGAAAGTATATCCCACAGCTTTATTGGGATAAGAACTATCAGTATATTCTTGCGTTTGATCCTGCCCGCACAATGGATAATTCTATTGTTGGTGTTATGCGTATTTATAACGATCCAGAAAACGGCATGTGTGGAGATATTATCAACTGCGTGAACATGGTTGATATTGCAAATGAGAAAAAATTCAAGCTCGATTCTAATCGTCAGCTTGAGCAGTTACATGAGTTGATTCTACATTACAATGGTCAAAATCCTGATTACGAGTACATTGATAGATTGATGATTGACCAAGGCGCTGGCGGCGGTGGTACTTCCACATATGCGGACGGTTTGCTTAATAATTGGACCGACAAAACAGGTGCGGAACATCGTGGTTTTATCGACGCAAATCATGAATTATATGAAGGATATGATGCCCGTTACCCAGATGCTGTTGACAAGCTACGTCTAATTAGTCCACGTAAATTCCGTACTGCCATGGTTGAGGAATTTATTGAGTTGATGAATCTTGGCGTCATTCACTTTCCTCTTGAATACAACGGAGGAGATTACGTTCAGGTAGTAGATGGTGTTGACAAATCAACTGGTCAAGAAATTTTAAGGACGCATGAACTCTCCTTAGAGGAACAGACTGCGTGGGTTAATATCGACTTGATGAAGAACGAGATTACAAGTATTCAGAAAACGACAAACTCTGAAAATACGACCGTAACATATGCTTTGGCACCCGATGTTGCCAATAAAATTCACGATGATAGGTTCTATGTTGCTATTTTGCTTGCTCATCGTCTATACGAATTACGTCGCAATGATAAAGTGCGCCAGTCTGCGGTGGAGACAATGACTACTCCGCCGATTTGTATTTCTAACATTGACTTCTAAGCAGAGGAGATGATTGACTGGTGCTAAAGAGCTTTAAAACAGAGATAGACCCAACATTTGCCCAAAAGTCAAAAATAAACAGAACGATTGGAACATGTCGATATGTTTATAATTTTTATATTTCTCACAACAAAGAGTTGTATGACAAAAATAAAGAGTTTATGACGGGGAAAGACTTTAGCGTTTGGCTAAACAATGAATTTCTCCCAAATAATCCAGACAAAATGTGGATTAAAGAGGTGTCGTCAAAATCAATTAAGAAATCCATTGAAAATGGATATGTTGCATTTACAAGATTCTTCAAACATCAAAGCAATTTCCCTAAATATAAAAAGAAAGGGAAATCAGAAGTAAAAATGTATTTCGTAAAAAATAATCCGAGAGATTGTTTATGCGAAAGGCATAGAATAAACATTCCAACATTAGGATGGGTAAAAATAAAAGAAAAAGGTTACTTACCAACATCTCACAATGGATGGAAAATAAGAAGCGGTGCAGTATCTGCAAAAGCCGGAAGATACTATGTTTCGGTTCTTGTAGACATCCCTTGTAATTGTTTTAAGAGCAACTGTGAAAGTGATGGTGTCGGAATTGATTTGGGCGTAAAAGATTTTGCTATTATTTCCAACGGCATGATTTACAAGAACATAAACAAATCAAAAGCAGTAAAAAAGTTATTAAAAAAATTACAAAGAGAACAGCGTCGTTTGTCTCGCAAATATAAAAATTTAAAGAAAGGAGAAACTTCTCAAAATATAAATTCGCAAAAGCTAAAGGTACAAAAAATTCATCAACGATTGACAAACATTCGTACTGATTACATAAATAAGATAATTGCGGAGATTGTAAAAACCAAGCCATCTTATATAGCAATTGAAGATTTGAATGTATCAGGAATGATGAAGAACAAGCATCTTTCAAAAGCCATTGCATCACAAAAATTTTTTGAATTTAGAGAAAAGTTAAAATGGAAGTGCTTATGTAATGGTGTTGAACTCAGATTTGTAAATAGATGGTATCCGTCTTCTAAAATGTGTCACAATTGCGGTTGTATTAAGAAAGATTTAAAACTTTCTGATAGAGTTTATAAATGTGCATGTGGCTATATAGCAGACAGAGACTTTAACGCAAGTTTGAATATTCGAGATGCGACAACTTATGAAATTGCATTATAAAAGCAATTATAAGTATGTACCGAAGGTCATTTCGGGAATTTACGACTGTGGAGTGTAGACAAAATCGCAAGTAGCATTTCAAATAAAATGTAAAAGCGTACACAATGAAACAGTAAGAAGTATCTGTGAAGACTTCATTTCTCGATATGTTTTTACATATTTTGAGTGGCAGGTGAAAATGTGGCAAGAAAGAAAAAGGAAGATTTTGATGTCGTGACTGCTTCACAGACAGATGATGGTACTGTTGTTATCACCTCTTTGAATGAGCTTTCAGAAGAGAGAATGAATAACGTCATCCGAAATGCAGTTGCATCTTATGACCCTGAAAATAAGCAGTACAGTACATATCTGAAAATCTCGGCCTCCTCTGAGACGATGACGGTTGACCGAATTGATGAACTTGCACGAGGGCTACAGTCAAGCCTAACGAATGTGCAGACGGTCAATGGAATCATCCGTAACTATATTAACAAGGACGATTTGATTGGTATCACTTATGATGCGATTGAAGCGAATGTTAATACGGAGTTTAAGTGCAGTTTCGCACAGTTTCCTGAACAGCGTAATAAAACCAAACAGGTAAATTATGCCCGTGAAGTGATTGATGATTTCAACGCACAAATCAATGTGCGAAGTCTGCTGCGTGCTGCCATTCCGATGACTTACGCAGAAGGCACTTACATTACATATCTGCGTCAGAAGGATGAGAACTACATTGTAGACTACTACCCTCTTGGTATTGCTGAAATAAGTGATTACCTATCAAATGGACAGCCTGTTGTGCTTATCAACATGTCTAAGCTGAAATCCGCTTTGAGCAAATCCATGTTAAAGGATAAGAAGAACAAAGCGCTATTCTTTGAAAATCAGGAGACTGAGATTCAAAATAACTATCCAGATGAGGTGTATCAGGCGTTTAAAAATGGTGATACATATGCAAAATTGGATGTTGACCATTGTGGTGTGATTCGTATTGGCAACATGGGGCAGAAATATGGTGTTTCTCCCCTGTTCCGCGCCTTACGTCCGGCATTGATGCTTGAGACATTTGATACATCAGACCGTGTAAATGCTAAAGCAAAGGCAAAGAAAATCATCTGGCAACAGCTCGATCCTGCACTGATGGGCCCAAACAACGATAAAAAGGGCTTTTCTGAACAGGTGACGGCACATGATAACCTGCTGCGTGCATGGAAGCAAAACACTGTGCTTGTGACGACCGCTCCTTATGTAAAGGATATCAAGTATGTTGAACCAAAAGTTGAGATGACAAATATCGAGACTGTCAAACAGTATCGCAATCGAGAAATGGCTGCTTTGGGTATTAGTTTTTTGAACACTGATGGTCAGCAGACTGTTTCAACTGCGAAGGTGTCTCTTGACCAGCTGATGAAAAATATCGGTAAGATTGCAGAACAGATTGAGGATGTGTTAAAGCGATGGTATCGTATTCGCCTTGAAGATGCAGGTGTAGACCCGATGTACTGCCCTGATGTGAAGGTCTCTACTACCGAAATGATGGGTATGGAGATGAAGAAGGCGATTGCTCAGTTCCTGTTTACCACTTTGAACTGTTCTTACAAGACTGCTTACGAGTATATGGGGCTTCATGCTGAGGACGAACTACGCAAGCGTCAGGCTGAAACCGAGGAAGGTTATGACGATGTTTTTGTAGCTCGCCAGACCTCTTATACATCGACCGGTAACACCGGCGGTGGTGGTGACAGTGATAAAAAAACAGGCCGTCCAAAGGGCGAAGAAACTGAAAAACAAATTTATGACCAGCAGAGAAATGAAGATAGTAAGTGAGGTGATGAACGATGAGTAAGGAGTATTTCTATAGTAGAAACATCTGTTGCTCTGAGATTACGGAGCATCCAGACCACTATCTTGCCAAGTTTGTCATTTGTGATTTCTCAGTAAATGGGAATCAGGTTGCTTTGAACCGTGACACCATTGAAAGTTGGATGAGCACACTGGTTGGTAACCCGCTTGTTGGTAAGTTGGTCGTAGCTCCAAAGGGTGAACTGGATTTTTCCGGTCACAATATGAAAGTCGTCACCAGAAAAGACGATGATGGCAATGAATACAAAACTGCTGAATTTGACACTGATGCGTTCGGTAGTTTTCAGTCGGTCGGTATCGAGAAAATTGACGATACCGACTTTATTGTTGCCTCTTGTAAGATCTGGAAGCGATATCCAAAGGCTTGTGCGACGATTCTGCGCCGTATTGAGAGTGGCACATTAAATACCAGTTGGGAAATTGATGTGCTGAAAGCTCATAAGGGAATCGTTGGTGGTCGCATGGCAAAAATTATTGACGATGGCGTGTTTACTGCACATTGCTTGCTTGGTGCAAATGTTGAACCGGCATATAAGTGTTCTAAACTGCTTGAAGTCGCTGAAACCGATTTTGGTCTTGAGTTGGCAAATGCCTACATTGAGGACACAAAAGAGATTTCAAATATAGAATCTAATGAAAAGGAGGCAAAAAATTTGAAACTGAATAAGGACAAGGAGACTCAGACCGCACAGGTTGAGCCCACTAAGCCTGAGCAGGCAGAGAAGACTCCCGTTGGCGAGCCTGACGCCGCACCTGTTATTGAGCCCACTACTCCGGCAGAGCCTGATGTTCAAACTTCCGAGGAAGGCGGTGAAACTCCTCCCCCGACCGAGCCTGAAACCGGCACCGAACCTGCTGGTGAGCCTGAGCCCGCTCCAGAGACTTCCAGTCTGACTGGTCGTGATCTGTATATGAAGCTTGAAGATGCAGTGTCAAAGATTAGCTCTGATTACTACATGACTGATATGTTCCCTGAAGATCACACTATCTGGTGTAAGAAGTGGGGATACATGAACGAGCTGGATTACATTATGTTCCCTTATGCTGTTGAGGGTGATGAAGTTTCTCTTGGTGAGCCGCAGAATATCACTTTGACTGTTTCTATTTCCGATGTCAACACCAAGATTGCGGAGCTGAATAACACTATTGCAAGCCTGAATACTGAGTTGCAGAGTGTAAAGGAAGAGGTTGCTTCTCTTACTCCGTACAAGGATCAGGCTGAGAAGGCAGAGGCAGAAAAGGCGGCTGCAGAGCTTGCACAGAAGAAGGAGGACCTGCGTCAGTACGCAATCTCCAGCAAGATGATTACTGAAGCTGAGGTTTCTGAGGGTGGCAACTACGCAAGTCTGATTGATAATCTGGATGAGACCGGCATCAAGAGTGTGATTGCCGAGCGTTGCGTTGAAGCCGCTAAGAAGGCTCCTGCCGAAAAGAAGATTGAGACCTCTGAGGTACATAAGCCTGAGAGTATCAAGCTGAATTTGAATGAAACCAAGTATAACACCACTAACGCTAACAAGCGTGACGCATGGCGGGAATATTTGGGTAAGTAATAACATTTGAGAGAAAGGAAAAATATTATGATTCGTGAACTGATGGTGAACGGCGCGAAGAATATTCCCGCTAACTATGCCGCAAAGGTCGCTATGGTCACCGGTATGGGTGTTCAGGTTGACCACAAGGCTGGTCAGGTTAAGTTCCCTGACGCAGCTACCGCTGAGGGCATTGAGATGGTTGCCCATGAGTTTATCCCGGAGGGCATCTATGCAAGCCAGACTAATTTTGATGACTATGACAAGATGGTCACCGAGATCAAGGAGGGTGTGCTGGTGAAGCGCGTTCCTCTGTATGCTGGTGAGCTGTACGGCACTGACCAGTACAAGGCTGCTGATGCACAGGATACCAATATTGGCAAGCTGCTGGAGGTCAACACTGACGGCAAGTGGCAGGTTGCTACCACTGGTACTTCTCGCTTTGAGTTTGCTGGTGTGATGGATGACAACGGCCACAAGCTGATTATGATTAGTGTGCTGCCCGAAGCAAAGACTGTTGCTTGATTGAGAGAAAAATCTTGAATATGATACGTAAAATTTAAGGCTATCGTCTTTTGGCGGTAGCTCTTTTATTTTGCGCGAAGAGAAAGGAAATGAATTATGGCACTGAATATTGAAGTGGCCGAGCTGATGAAGAAGCCTGGTCGTGTTTATAGTGTTGCTGAGAAGACTCAGTATAATCTGCCCATGGATGCCGAGGACAAGGAGATTGCCGAGGTTTGTGAGGCACATATTAACGAGCTGATTGACAAGGGCGATCCCGACCGCGAGATTGGTCAGTTTGTTAATCGTACCGTGACCGATGATACCTATAATGCACCTGATGAGCTGCTGGATGCTATGTTTGAGCGTGGCACCATTAGTGAGAATGACGATTATCAGGCAAGCCGTACTGTGAAGAACACTCTGGTGGCTCACGAGGCTGCTAAGGGTGGCAACGTGCCGAAGTCTTACCTGCATTATGAGGTTATTAAGCCTACTTGGAAGAATATTCAGGTGGAAACCGACATCTCCTTTGTGGAAATTCGTCGTAACGGTTGGAAGGCAATTGCCACACTGACCACTTTTATGAGTGAGTCTCTGAAGAACAAGATGTTCTATGACGTCTTCGGTATGGTTGATGACATGATTGCTGGTGGTGAGCAGAAGATCGATGCACAGGGTAAGGAGCCCACTATGCAGGATATGGACGCTCTGGCTCTGTACCTGAATGAGTACGCCGATGGTGCAAATCCTTTCACTGTCAGCCTGATGAAGTATTGCGCTAAGATGCGTCGCATGACCGGTTATGCAGAGTATCTGTCTGACGCAGCCAAGGACGAGTTCAACCGTTATGGTCTGGTGAAGACTTACGACGGCGTGGCTATCACTGGTATTAGTTCTGCCAAGAAGCTGGGCGATGGTTCCCTGCTGATCCCCGATAAGCGGATCTTCGGTATTGCTGGAAAACTGGGCACCCTTGACATGAAGGGCGAGACTCATACTTATGAGGACTATGACAACAATAACGAAAAGGTTCACCTGATGCTGAAGGACTTCTCTTATGGTTACAGCATTGCACATCCTGAGCGTGTTGCTAAGATTGTCCTGCAGTAATTGTACCAAAAGCAAATTTGAGCGGGAGCTTTACGGCTTCCGCTTTTATAGAAAAGGAGACAAATTATGAGTTCCGTGATGGAAAAGAAGTTTATTGACGTTCTGAACTGCGATGATAACGTGGTCACCATTTCGTCACTGAACGGTAAGGGCTATACTTTCGAGCCCGGTAGTGTGGAAGAGCCTTGTGTGATTCCTATTCCGCCGGAGGAGATCATGTATATGAACAGCACTTGTTCTGCGTTCAAGAATGGTGTTCTACGTTTCCGCCCCGAAGAGCAGAATGAAGTCTTTAAGGCTATTGGTGTTAAGGGCGATGATGTCCTGTTTGTTGAGGATATTGATGAGGCGATTCTGAATCCTACTGTCGAGAATCTTCAGCGGATGATTGACATTAAGGACGGTGCTCAGTTTGAGCGTATTCGTGGTCGCTTTTATCGCATGACGAATGCCGGTGAAGACCTGTCCACTAAGGTCAAGCGCCTGATTGACGAGCGTTATAAGGAGCTCCGTGCTGGCAAGCGTAATAGTGAGCTGTCTGTTGTACCTGCGACCAAGCCTGTTGATAATGTTCAGGCAGAGCTTGAGGCCGCAAAGAGCCAGCTTGCTGAAATGCAGAAGCAGATGCAGGCAGCACTGGCACAGATGCAGTCTATGATGGCAGGTGCGCAGCCTGTTCCAAAGGACAGCTCTGCAGAAAAGGCTGTTGTTAAGCGTGGCCGTAAGAAGGCAGAGGCAGAAAAGGCGGAGGTCGTTCCCGCCGAGTAAGATTGGAGGGATTAAATGACCGCGTTTTCGGATGTATACGACAAATTTTACGAGTTGGTCGAAACTGACAGTAATTTCTTTCAGTATTTTGACCTGGCCGAGAATGAAGTGCGAGATCTCGTACATGACCGTGCAAAAAGTTATTTGATGGAATCACTTTCTGTGATTACAAGAAACATTGAGCCGGAAGAGGATTTTAGTTTCGATGATTACGATTCAGAACTAGAAGAGTTTAATTCAGATCTCACATTCGATGAGATTGATATGTTAGCGCATTTGATGTTAGAGCAACATTTTAAGCGTGAATTTGGAAAATTGAAAGCGTTTAGTGCGCAAGACCTTCCTACGAGTTTACAGGTATTCTCCCCTGCTAACGAGCGCACGAGTATTCGTGCTCTTGTGAAAGACATTCACGAGGAGAATATGACGATGTTGGACAACTATATGGCAAAAGACCGCTCGACCCGCAAGCGTAAGACCATCGACTATGATACATACGCTTCCTACTCTGAGTAAGGAGGTGTACCGATGGACTTTTATACGAGGGTGCGAGCTGTTGGCGGTGCCGCAAAGATGTCTAATAAAAAGGATGTCAAAATTGCTTTTGCGAAACGTGACTTCGCTGCACACTTCAAGGATAGTGTTGACTATGAGGATAATACTCTTGTGAATGGTTTGCCTCAGAAGCTGGTTGTTAGCCGTAGTAATAGTATTGCCAAGGAAAAGAAAATCTGGGCTTATCCTGGCGATTCTTTGAATCTTGGCGACATTGTTGACTGCTACAATTGTAAATGGCTGGTAACTGAGATTGAACCAAACGATGAGATTTTCCTTCGTGGTAAGATGGAGTTATGTAACCGCCAGATTCAGTGGCAGAACCCGATTACTGGTGAAATAGTCTCTCGCTGGGCAACGCTGAGTAAGCCATACTACGCGAACAACAAGGAACTTGTGGTGACTTCACTAAGTCAGCGTGAGTATAAGGTGCAGATGCCTTTTGATGATGAGACTGCGTTGATTGACCTTGATAAGCGCTTTATGTTGGAAATTATCAATGGAGAACCGAAAACATATGTTACGACTTCTGTTGACCAGAGCACAGAGCGCTATGAACTGCACGGTAAGACACAGGGATTCCTTGTGTTGAATATCCGGCAGGACCAGTACAACAGTAAGACGGATAATGCCGAGAAAATGATTTGTGATTACTTTGAGCCGAATAAGAGCAATGAGCCTGATACTGACTCTCAGGTGACTGCTGCTATTAAGTACGCAGGCAAGCCGGAAGTTCGTGTTGGTGGTTCTTGGAAGAAATTCACTCCTGTATTTACAAGCATCACTGGCGAAGAGGTTGCGGAGACTCCTGTGTGGAGTACAAAATGTCTTAATGAATTCAATGAATTTGTTGAGGTGCAGGCTGCCGACGATGGTACTTTTAAAATTCGTATTTTGAATAATAGTATTATGGATGGCGCGACCGTAAAAATTTCTCTGACAAATGCTGATGGTACGGTAAGTACATTCATCGAGTGCAAGGTGGTGAATCTACTGTGACAACGAGTGAGTTGATTACGGACTATAAAAACAAATTAGCTTTGAAGTTGGTCAATACGGAAGGGCTTGTTGAGGCGATGGGCAATGATGATATCGAAGAGCCAGATGAGGCAATTTATACTTATATCTTCCCCTATTTTCATATCCCTGACACGATTGAAGCAGCACATAGCTATATTTGTTTCAAGGTAAACATGACCGACCGCAGTAACATCAATGATTGGTACGAGAACTTCACCCTAACCGTATGGGTTATTGTAAATCAGGCATTGATGAAGATGCCTTCTGGTTATGGTGGTGCAACACGAGTTGATTATCTGAGTGGCATTGTTGAGAAGCAACTGCACGGTAGTACAATTTTTGGTATTAAACAGCTCAAAATCACGTCAAACGTCGAAGATAACATGGATTTACATCATCGAGTTCGCATTATGACATTCAAGACTCAGGACTTAGATGACCTAGTGGGGTGCAACTAATGGAACTTCGAGAGATGTACGAGCCGAGTTTGATGATGGGCGAAGACTTCTCTATCAATGACAAGATTATGGTTCGGATGCCAACTGTTGGCGAAATTATCCGCTTTGGCGAAAAGAAATATTTCTCGTTGGTGTATTTGTTTTGTTCTACTTCGAGTGATTATAAAGTGCAACTTGATTCTATTGGTGTGGACTAGCAGGATTTATCGGACTTCGATATGTTCCGTCAGCTTTTTATTGGAAATAAAGACCAAGATATGTCGATTCTTCTCGGAGACTTAGATACTAAAAATTTTGTGATGGCAAAAGACAACAAGACTGAAGAAATTGTTCTTGTGAACAAAAAGACTGGTGTTGTGATTGACCGACTTGCTTATGATTTAATGTCTGAGTATCTATGCGCAGCAAATGGCGTTGAGAAGCATTCAGAAAGAGCTGCAAACAAAGCAACGAGACAGGCACTTATTGAAGAAGCAAAAGATAAAATGGAGCTTCAAAAAAACAAGCCATACGAATCGCACTTAGCTGAACTTGTACTTTCGATGGCTTGTGTGCAGGGCTTTAAGGCTGATTATTTTCAAGCCATGAAGTATCCAGTGAGTGTCTTTATGAACCATGTAAGAAAGGTTCAGCAAATTAAGAATTACGACAATACGATGCATGGCGTTTATGCTGGCACCGTGGAATTTGGAAAGATTCCAAAATCACAACTGGATTGGACGAGCAAGGCGAAGTAAGTCGCCCTGCTCTTTTATTTTATCCAAATAAATTGAAAGGAAACATGATTATGAATTTTGATGAACTGATTATTGATCGGCCTCTCCGAGCTCATAAGTATAACTTTGATGGTAAGCGCATTTGGACAATGAGCAATCTGAAGGATCTGAAACTGACTCTGGGCGGCGAGACTGTTTATGCTCAGGACGAGCTGGGCACCAACATTATGGGCTTTGACCGTTCTAAGACTGCATCCGCCGAGTGGTCTAATGCTCTGGTGCATCTGGGTACTATGGCTGACCAGATGGGTACTGAGAAGCAGATTGCTTCTGGTACTGCAAAGCAGAAGTTTACCCGCGTGTTCTTCTTGACTACAGCTGATGGCAAGAAGCTGACTCTGCCTCATGCTCCTGTGGACATCACTACTGGTGTTCCCTTCAAGTACATTGATAAGGTTGATAACCGCAATGTCACCCTGGAAACTTACGAGCTGGGTGCAGAGACTGCTACTAATTTCTCTGTGACTGGCACTGAGGTCACTCTGCCTACTGACAAGTGCAAGGCTGGTGATAAGTTTGCTGTTAAGATGACTTACGAGTCTGAGTCTGGTATGGCTATTGACAACAGCGCAAATAAGTTCTCTGAGGAGGGTGTATTTGTCATTGAGGCTCTGTGCTACAATCCCTGTGATAAGGCAACTAAGATCCTGACCAACATCATCTTCCCTTCTGCCAAGGAGGACGCAGCTGTTGAGATCGACTTCAACCATGAGACTACTCATCCTGTGACTATCAATGCAACTCAGGAGTATTGCTCTGAGGATAAGAAGCTGGTTCGCATCGAGGTCGTGGAGGAGTAATAGCTATGGCTGAATCATGGTGTCGTGTATGTGGCAAGATGTACAATGCTTGCCCGCATTGTGATCCATCTAAGTCATGGCGTGTTATCTGTGATACTGAGCCTCACTTTCAGGTGTGGGTGAATACATACGAGTTTCAGATTGGAGTTCGTCCCAAGGAGGAAGCTAAGGCTTGCCTGAACAACCTCTTAAAGTATAAGCGTATCACGCTGGATGAGGTGGAAACTTTCATTCCAGCAGTTCGTGATACATTCCATAAGATTATGGATGTGCCTGTAGAGGCTGAAGTTAAATCATTTAGTGATGTAAAAGATGAAACGCCCGTGAAGCCGGTAGTTAAGAAAACATCAAATCGTAAGGGGCGGGCATAACCGCCCCTTTGTTTTTCGTGGTGGTTTTATGGAGAAAAAGAACAGAACAAAGTTTAATGTGAGCAAAAATCCAGCAGATAGAACCTATGATGGTGTGGTTTATGATAGCCATGCCGAGATGATGTTCTATCGGGATATTGTATTACCTGGGCTGGAAAATGGTGAAATCGTAGAGTGCCGTAAACAGGTTCCTTTTGTATTACAGGAAGCGTTCCGCCGGGTCGATAAGGACGGCAAAGATGTAGCTGTAAGAAAAATCGATTATGTGGCAGACTATGAGCTTACATACAGTGATGGCAGTAAACAGGTAATTGATACGAAGGGTTTTGCTGACAGTGTTGCACTGATGAAGCGCAAGATGTTCTGGTTCCATTATCCTGACGTAGACTACCGCTGGATCACGTACTCCAAAATTGATGGAGGCTGGGTCGATTACGACGACCTAAAAAAAGCTCGAAAAGAGCGAAAGATATTAAAGCAAGCACAGACGAAAGGGAGATAAAATGAAGGTTTTAAATTTTCAGGAGCGAATCGACTTCGTGAAAGAGGTCATTGAGATGTGTACTGTTCAGGACGATTATCAGCCTGCGCTGTTTGATGTGGCATTTCGGCTGACCTGTTTGAAGTATTTTGTTGGTTATAATTATCGCAATGAGCCGCAGACTGAGTGGCTGCGCATTGCTTATGAGTCTTTTAATCTGAAGATTGAAGCTGCAGGTTGCGATACCGCGGTGTTCTGGGATCAGTATGATTCTCTGGAGAAGGCAGTGCAGGAGCGTGCGCAGCGTTCTCACGATGAGTATCTGGCTCTGGCAATTTGCAACAAGCGCGATGCGTTTGCCGAGTTTATTGATCACCTGAAGGATTATCTGGATGAGGTAAAGAAGAGCCTTAGAGACTTTGATGTAAATCAGGCTTCTCAGGTTATGTCTGCCCTGCTGGACAATAAGCAGGAAATCTCTGCTGTGCTGGCAAAAGATAAAAAGGAATAAACACTTTTAGAGGTGGGTTGGAGGGAATTTTAATATGGCTACAAGAAGTAAACCGCTGAAGTTATGGGATGCTGAGAAGTTCAAGAACGTAAACCCAGTATCTTTGAAATACTGGGATAGATATGAGACTGATATGGGCATCCGTGACCTCAGCCCGTCTACTGTTTACAATTATGAATCGGATTTCAAGCAGTGGATGATTTATGTTCTGGACAATCAGGGTAATGCTCCTGTGACGGAACTTGAGGAAGAGGATATCGAAGAATTTCTTTTCTATTGTAAGAAGCATGGAAATAACTCTGCTCGTATGAAGCGGCGCATGAGTACGATTTCTGCGCTGTATCGGTATCTTCGCAAGAAAAAAATCATCAAAGAGAATCCGATGGAGTTCATTGACCGACCGACCAAGGACGTGGCTGTCGTGAAGCAGACATACCTTACGCCGGATGAGGTTAAACTGATGCGAGAAAAGCTGAACGCTCTGGTTGAATCTGCGACCACCGTTCACATGAAGGATAATGCGATGACGCTGCGTCTGTACGCACTATTCTCGCTATCCACGATGGCTCGTGTCAATGCTGTGCGGAATACGCTCTGGAAGTCTATCGATTATGAGAACCGTATGGTACATGATGTTCTGGAGAAGGAAGGAAAAATTGTTGATCTGATGTTCAGCAAGGAAGTTTCTGAACTTTTGAAAGAGCTGAAGGAATACCGCACTGAGCATGATATTGAAGATGGCGGCTATGTGTTTGTTGGTACGAAAATCAATGGTGCATGGATGCCGATTACTTCAAGCACTGCCGGTGATTGGTGTAAGAAGATTGGTGAGATGATTGATGAGCCTACGTTGCACCCGCATGACTTCCGGCATAGTGGTGCTACCCTGCTGAAGAATGCGGGTATGAGTCTGGAAGATGTCTCTTCCCTGCTTAACCATGCTGGTACGGATGTGACCAACAAGTATTACATCAAAAAGGATACGACAAAGATTCAGTCCGCAAAGGATCGGTTTGAGATTTGAGGTGGAGTGAATGGGAAGTCTTGCTTCTTCGTATACGAACTTTGATGATTTATTGGCCGGTGTGGTTAGCAGTGTTCAAGACATACTTGAAGGTATTGCACCGGAAATTGAAACGAGGCTGCAAACAAGCATTGTAGAAAATGTACACTCGAAAAGTGGGCGGTCTGACGGAATTGAAAGTAGAAGAAATATTGTAAGTAGTGTTACTACAGATAATAACGTGGTAACTATGACAGTAAAGGATATTGCAAGACCGCAGGCATCATGGTGTAAAACACCATTCCGAGAAGGAGATAATGCAGCCTTAGAAGGAACAATGTTTGCTAGTTGGATTGAGCATGGCTTGTGGATGGATATTGCAGAGTGGAATCGAATGGGGCGACCGAAGGAAAATAAACCAAAGCGTCCTGCACGTCCATTTATTTCAAAAGTCCAAGTTGAAGCGGCTATGATCGTAAAAACCGCATTACATGAATTGTAATCCCACAATTTATTTGGAAAATTTGAATGAGAGGAGGCTGGCTTGAAGAAGCTGGCCGCTTCTCTTTTTTATTTTGAAAGGAATTGTTGAAAATGGAAAAGAGAGGTGACCAACAGTATGGATGAGAAAGAAAATACTGGCACAGAGTCTTCTGCCGTAACAGCCATTAAGGTCAAGGTTGTTATTGACACAAATAAAAAAGAATTAGACCAGCAATTTAATTCTGTTAAGGAGCATTATAAAGAAAAACCAGTAAAAATTGCTTTTGGAGTAAATCAAAACGACACTATTCGTAATATAAATGATGCACTTGATAAGGTAGTCAAGAGCGGAAAGTTAAAAACTCCAAAGGTTACACTTGATGTTAAGATTGACCAGAGTAAAGTAACTGCACAGCTTAAAAAAGCTATGCAATCTGCGGCAAAGCAGACAGTTAAGGTTGATACCGGAAAGTCTGGTTCTGCAAAAACGCAAGATACTTCAAAAAGTGATATTTCTCGCCTTTTCAGTCTTGCAAATCGTCAAGCAAAGTTAAAAGCGGATGAAGCATCGTTAATTGCTAATGGAAATAAATCATCTGAGTTGAAAGCGGTACAGACTAGATTGAGCGCAATCAACGATGAGATGGATAAACTCAAGACAAAAACAAAAGATGTAATTACGGAATCTCAGAAGTTAAAGCTTTAGGATATCGAAAAAACCGGAAAATTCAATGCTGACAGGAATACTGCAAAAGGTGCTGATTCGGCTGCAAAAGAACTAAAAAAACAAAATCAAGAAATTGCAGATGATTTAAAAAAGACTCTCACATCTCAAGAATCCGAGTATGAAAAATATCAAAAAAAGATTCAGTCTCTTGAAAACTATTCTAAGAATAACTCCAACTATAAAAATGATAATATCAAAAAATATTTATATGGAGAAGATGGAACTGGAAAAACTTCTGGAAAGTTAAAAGAGTTGCGAGATCAGCTTGCTTCTATTGAGAACACTACACCAGGGAAAGCAATTCAAGACTTTGATAAAAAATGCAAGACTCTTGATACAACTATTGATTCTACAAGTCAACATTTAAAAGAACTTGGATTTGATTTTAGAGATATAAATCAAGCCAATGTTGATATGACGAAGTTTAAGAGTGTTTATGAACGTGCAACGAAGTTAGAAGACTCTATTGCAAATAAAAGTAAATATTCTTGGCTAATTGATAGTTTAAACGGAATAAAAGCTTCTGCTGCTGGCTGTGAAGGCGATGTTACTGATCTTAGTGCAAGACTATCAAACCTTGAGGTTGAGGCCAGCAGATGTGGGGCCACTACAGAAACTCTTGGTCAAAAACTGTCTCGTTTGTTTAAGGAGCATTTCCAGACCGCCATCGCTATGGCTGGCGTTGCAATGGTCAAGCAAGGTCTGCGAGAGGTTTATGATAATGTCGTAGAGATAGACGACGCTATGGTAGAGCTACGCAAAGTAACAAAAGAAAGTGAAAATGCGTACTCGCAGTTCTCTGATCGTGCTGCAAAAACCGCTCGTGATTTGGGCGCATCAATTTCTGATTATGTTAGTGCAACAGCAGACTGGTCTCGTCTTGGATATAATATGCCGGACGCAGAGGAGCTTGCCCGTGTAAGCACTCTATTGAAAAATGTTGGCGATGGCATTGAAAGTGTTACAGATGCTTCGTCTTATATGATTTCCGTTTTGAAAGGTTTTGACCTTGCGGCAGAAGACGCTCAGAAGGTAGCTGATCTTGTTAATGAGGTCGCAAATAATGAGCCTGCAAGCGCCGAGGATATCCTTGAAATATTGACTCGTAGTGGCGCAGCCCTCCATGAAGCCGGAAATGATCTTGGCCAGGCAGTTGCTCTTGGTGTGGCTATGAACTCTGTTACCCAAAACGCGGAGTCCACCGGCCAAACATTAAAAACTGTCAGTATGTATTTAAGAGCTGCCAAGACGGATTTGACCGCGATGGGAGAATCTACAGACGGGTGTGCGAATTCTGTTTCCGAACTTCGTAGCGAATTAAAGAAGCTTACTGGCGTTGACATTATGGCAGACGCTGCCGGAACTCAATTTAAGAGTACATATGACATCTTGATGGAGATTTCTAAGGTCTGGGGCAAGCTGACTGATGTTGATCGTGCGAACGTTACGGAGCTTCTTGGCGGCAAGCGCAATGCGAACAGTGTTTCTGCCGTATTGTCCCAGTTCCAGATTGCGGAAAAATCAATGAAAGACGCTGCCAACAGTGCTGGTTCTGCCGCAAAAGAAAATGAAGTATATTTAACCAGTATTACTGGTAAGTTGAATCAGTTAGATGCTGCATTCCAACAGTTCAGTAAAGACTTACTTGATAGTTCTTTAATCAAGTTCTTTGTCGATTTCGCCACCGGAGCAGTAGACCTTGCTGATGGTGCAGTTAAAGCAGCTGGCGCATTACCCACTTTAACAGCCGCCATTTCTGGTGTGTTGTCCGTAATGCAGATGAGCGGAAAGCTCAAAAATGGTGCGGGTAAAGTTAATATGCCCTCTTATGTTTGTTGCGTTTGATAACATAGGATGCGGCACCATGTAAAAATAAAATAGCCCCTAGAGTGCTGGGAAACCCTAAGAGCCATATCGCCTATTATTATATTTATATAAGGTAGGAATCGAAAGATAGAAACAAGGATATGGATGCTATATGCTGAGATAAAAGCTCGGTTTTATCGTATTGTTAAAATATGGTAATAATTGAGTGCTAAGTAGCGTTTACAATGGGCGGTCAGCAGCCGATCCATTCCCCTATTATATAATGTAGGGGAGCGGAAGGTTCATCGACTAAAAAGGGTCAGTGAGCAACCACTGGAAGGATAGTCAGTTCTGGACGAAAGTTCAGATGTCCACCTCAGACGTAATCAGACGACTTAAAGAAGTAGGTGGAATGAGGAGACACGCTGTTCTCTGGCGTGGAATAAGTAAGAGAACTAAAAGTTCAATGAACTTTGAACAATTTTGAACAAAATTGAAAAAGTACACTATTGTTCGTTGACAGTGTACTTCAAAATGTGTATAATAAAAGCAACCAAGAGTTCAATAGACGGAACCCTCGGTAGATAATCAAACATGGAATCAAGACTTGGACAATCTTAATCCCAATCATGAAGAGCTGCCTAGTGGCTATAGGCGGCTCTTTTACTTATTGCCATGACTATCGTTATAGCAACGGACAGTGTAAACAGCACCGATGACTGCGGCGATAACGCCAACAGTTTGTATCAGTGAGTTGTAAATGAATCCAAAATCCATTACACATCCTCCTTCCGACAAGATTGCCGGAAGGCAGTTAGAGAAATACACGCTCCTTTTCGCCTTCCGGCTACTGGGAGGGTGACCGCCTATTCTTTACGTCTATGATTGGCAAGTTCAACGTGAACTCTTGGTTGCCCCATTATTATACACCCGTCTGTCATATCCTGTCAATATCACTATAATGTAATTTATAATACATAAAAAGAGGTTGCTTTCCTGAGATTTTCTGGCTATAATAAAAGTACAATCGCGTATCCAAAATATACGGAGGTATTTTATTATGGCTAGACCCAAAGGAAGCAAGAATAAAGCAAAGGTTCTCGATGGTGTTGATTACGCAGCACAGATCGCTGAGAAAAATACTGCCGCAGAATCTCTCGCTGAAGAAATCGCAGCACTTGGCACGAACATTGCCGCGCTGAATGCTGAAAGAAAAGCAAAAGAAGCAGAGTTGAAAAAACTCAACAAAGAGATTGTAAAACTCGAAAAGAAAAAGGCTGACGCCGATGAAAAAATTGCAGCAGAGCTGAATCGCAAGAAAGCAGAAGATATTGTTGCCAATGCACTGGCTAACGGTATGACTGCTGAAGATATTGCAGAACTGCTGAAATAAGGTATCATCATAAAACAAGCCCGACTTCCCTACTGCTGGGAGGCCGGGTGTTTTAAATTCTCTTGCTAAATAATGTCGTATGTGGTAGACTTATAGAAAAAGCAAGAGGCGGTGATGCAAATTGGCATCATATACAATGTACTTAGACGAAAGTGAAACTCATCATAATGGACGGTATTATTTTGCTATTGGCGGATTGATTATAAAGAATGAAGATTACGATAATATTGAGCAGTCTTTAAATGCTATAAAACAGGAGCTTTGGAGTGGAGATCAAAATGCAACCAATTATGTACTTCATGAAATGGATGTTGGTTTTGCATATCAGCGATTAAACTCACGTAATTTAGGTTCTATCCCATCTTATAACTCAATTTTCAAAAATCGTGCAAATGTTGTAAAACTGTATAATAGACTATCGAAATTATTTCACGATGCCCCAATAACAATACTTGGTGTATGTCTTGATAAAAATGCGCTGTTTGACAATTATGGAGAGCAGCACATGAACGATCAATTCACTATTGCTATTCAATTGATGATTGAGCACTACTGCCAGTTTTTAAGTGATACACGATCTACTGGAAATATTTGCTACGAGGCTATGCAAACAGCTCAAAATATTAAGATCCAACAACGAATGTATGAATTGAAAGCTCTCGGTACAATGTATTATTCACCTATTACAATTCAGAATCATGTACATGAAATTGAATTTGTCCAGAAACTTGACAATTATGCTGGCTTACAATTAGCTGATTTCATACCAAATACGCTTGCGAGGTATGCAGCTAGTATGACTCCTAAGAATAGAGAATTTGCAGGAACTGTCAGATCCAAGTTATATTCTGGAAAAACAGGCGATGGAAAGTTAAAATACGGCTTGAAAATCCTTGGATGATTTTCTAAAATTCTATTGACAATTTTCTATGAACTGGTATAATATATAGCGACGGGATTGTGGTTGCGAGGCGCTAGTGAACTCTAGTATGCCATTTCAGATGACTGACTGTGTAGACAGTTAATCGGACGAGTAAACAATCAGTCGAACCCGTTTTTAAGAAATTTCGCTCCTTACCGTTCTGGTGAGGAGCTTTTTATTATATCCAAGTGCAAAACACCTAGAACTGACGAGGTTCCGGGTGTTTTATTTATGCCATTTAAGTTAGTTCCAACTCACCACTCATACCCACAATTCTTACACTTGAATTGTTTGCCGGGCTTTCTAATCATGTGTTTCTTTTGTTGGAGGTGAACTTCGTGAATATAAAAGCCGACTGCCATGCATGGTCTGCTTTTGGCAGTGAACCACTTACATTACCACCCATTTCTGACGTTCCAGAGGAAGTATCCATTGCGATTCACCGGGTTGAAGAACTAATAAATCGCAATGACGGCTAATTACAGGCTCGTCCCCTTCTGCTCTCATATATTCGTAAATGTCATTGTTGGTCTTTTTGAGAAAACGAATCATGTCTTTTAATGACATTCTTTCTATTTCTTTATGCGATACATTACTGACTTTGCTGATATATTCTGGAGTACCTATGCCTGTAAAAGCACATCCATTTAAGATGTGGTTTTGGATTGGCTTTTCATCTATTGAGTATGTGATTATTTTAGGCTCGTCGTTCTCGTATCCGGCAACCATAAAAGCAATATCGTTTTTAATGGCGTTTTGCGGGAGTGTTTTAAGCAAGATATAAAACTCTTGCGTGACGGTAAAGTTTTCATCAAACAATTCAATTATTTTTTGAAGTATTTCGCCAAGTTCTTTATTATTGTCAAGTTTTGTATGTCCACAAAAACCTATACAGTGGTTTGATTTTGTACGATATATTTTCTGAAAGCGGTCAATGGAACGAACAAAGATAGGCTCTCCGCCATCAGGCTGAAGCCAATATTTCATAGCACGCCAATCACCCGACACTACTATGCCATTCTGATTCGCGATAGCCATTACTAAAGACATAGTGCATCACATCCTCAAAACTCATATCCACATGCTTTACATCTAAATTGCTTATGTGCCTTTCTCGACCATACGCCCCAAACCGCTATATCCACAGTCTTGTCAAAGCCGGAGATTTTCTCTAAGTCAGGGCAATGACACACTGGGCAAGTGGGCTTGTACTGAGCGAGACGAGCTTCCTCTTCAAGTTGAGCACGGGCTTGCTTGTCGAATTTTTCCGCCTCACGAAGTAGTGATTTGTCTTTTGTTGGTCTTGGTGGATCAACTTTTGGAAATTTCTTTAACCATTCTTTTTTATTCTCCTCTGATTTTTTCTCCCATGCCTTAATATAAATTGTTTGGCTGTGGCAAAATGGACAATGATACCATGGCTCTCTAGCGTATCTATCACACCATGGGCAGTATAGAATTTTATTCATTCTTCTCTCCTCAATGATAAAATTTCGATATTATCTTTCCTATTTACTGCTGATGAAGATGGCATACATAACAAGGCTTGGAGCGATATAAAAATCTGGTTTGAGTGGTTACAAGATGCGATAGATGACTACAAAGCATCTTTAAATGGTGCAAAGCCTTCTATTTCCAATTTTATCACATCACTAAAACAAAGTAAAGTAAATGCGGAAGCCGCAGGCGAAGCAACTGAAGGTTTTTCCCTTAAACTACTTGTCCTTCGCGCAAGAGCTTTATTGCTCAATGCCGCGTTGGGCGTTGGAATTGGCCTGCTCGTCTCTTGGGGCACTAAAAAGATTACGGAAGCGGCACAACGAGTGCAAAATGTCGCAACGAAGTCTAAGGAAGCGGCGGATGCGGCACAGAGTACCACCTCTTCTTTGAAAGATTTAGTAAATGCCTACGAAGAACTTGGTGATAAATCTGGTTGGGACACAGATGACTTTGACCAAGCAAAGGATATTCAGGCAGAGATTCTTGATCTTGCAAAAGAGCAAGGGACTCTGGACGAGGACAAACTTAGCAAACTTAATCTTCAGAATGGTAAGTACGAGGAACAGCTTGGTTTACTTCAGGATATTACGGCGGAGCAATTGGAGTCATCTCGTTATGAGTTGACACAAAACAAAGACGCTCAAGGCGACAAGCTTGTTGATACAGCTAAGAAAAATAATCGGACGCATTACCTTACTGTTTGGTCGGCTCCTGAAATGGATATGGGTGACCAGATTAAAAATGCTGGCATTGATGTCTTTAACAAGTTCGGTGGTTATGGACCTGACGATTTAAATGATGCGGATTCTATTGTTGACTATTACAACGAGGTTGGCAAAGCATTAAAATATGTCATTGACCATACAACTGAGGCTGAACGAGCTGCCGGTGGAACGTATCATAGTCTGTATCAATTCTTGCTTGATGAGCAATCTGCTCTCCGTGATGATGTAGATTCTTACAACGACTCAACGGATGCCATCAATAATAATACGAATGCTCGTAGAAAGCTTCAAGCTGTAGATTTTTGGCAAAACGACAATAACAACAGTATGGATGTCAGTTTTACTTTCGATAAGGTAAATTCCGCCATTCAAACTCTGGAAAATACGATTGATGGATTTGATGCAAGTAAGCTGAATGAACTTTTGTGGGGTACAAACGAAGGATTATCCGACGAGCAAGTTCAAGCCCTTGCAAATCTTCGCAAAGCTCTTACCGACATGGACTTTTCTGCTGACACAAACGGTGTGAATGCGTTTATCCAAGCACTTGTTCAAGTTGGTATTATAGCTCAGTCTTCTGCGAATGGTATTGACGCATTGGCTGCTGGCGCACAAAAAATGGAAGATATTTCTTCCAAGATGGATGAAATTCAGTCTGCGTATAAAGCTTCTGCCAGTGCGATGGAAGAGTACAATCAGTATGGTTACATGAGCCTCGATTCTCTTCAGTCTTTACTGACGATGAATACCGAGTATCTGAATTGCCTTGAACTCGTTGACGGCAAGCTCCAGATAAACAAACAGAGTTACGCCGAGTTACTTGCTGCTGAATACGCAGAAGCTGCGGCAACAATTCTGTCTAACGCACAACATGAGGTCGCAAACCTTACTGCCGATGACACGGCTGAAAGCACTGATGATTTAAAAGAGAAAACAGAGGCTGAAAAAACTGCTCTGGAAAATCTTCTTCCTGCCTTGAAAAATGCTACTGCGGCTACTGCGACATACAGTGCAGCTCAGGAGTTTGCAAATGAAGTAGAGAAGGCCGGCGAACGCGGCGTAGATCCTGCAAAACTAGAGGAAATTACGAATCGCACAAATACTCAGCTTTCTTTGCTGTACACCAATATGAATGCCGCTTTAAAGGGTGGGCAAACATTAACAAATCAGTTGAATGGATTTGGCTCATCTTCTAAAAATGCTGGAAAATCATCTAGTACAACTTCTAAATCTGTTGCTGACCTGTCATCTGCTTTTGATACGTTAACAAAAGCGATGAAAGAATATAACCAGTATGGCTATATTAGTGCAGACACCATGAAGTCGTTAATCGGTGTTGATGATAAGTTTACTGCTTGCTTAACTGAGCAAAATGGAAAACTTGAGCTTAACACCGCAAAATTCCGCACTTTTGTCAGAGCGCAGCTTGAAGAAGCGAATGCAGCTAATGATGGTGGCAAGTCTGCTAGTGAGATGAAGAAGATTCTCGACTGGTTGAACTCTAGTGTCGATTCCGAAACCATCTCTTTTGAGCAACTGACTGATGCAATAAAGGGCTACGGCACTGCGATGGACGAAGCCAAGGAAAAGACGGATGCTATAAAAGCCGCATTTTCTGGGTTGTCCGAGGTGAGCAAAAACAAGATTGACAATCCGTTTGGTGCCCTTGATGCAGATGATGTGGACAAAAAGTATCAGGCAATTCGGGACTTGTACGATAACACAGACCTATTTACAGACGAGCGATTTGCTGGAGCACTAAATCCAGAGAACGGTGAAATCGATTATGACAGCGATGCCTTTAAGCAGATGTTCCTCGAAAAGCTTGATGGAATGGCTACCGCTTGTGAAGAGACTGGTGGAGTGGCCGGTAAATACCTCGCTCAAGGCTTTAGAGATGCTGAAGATAAGATTAAAAATAATGTTATCAGTATCGAAGAATATATCAATGGTATAGGTTCCACTCTGGAAAACATCAACAATCGGATGGATAATTTCCAGAGTGCGTTTAATGATCTATCCGATATTGTAAATGAGTACAATGCTTATGGTGATTTAAGTCAAGACAGTATTCAGAAGCTGATGGGTCTTGATGTAAAGTACACCGCTTGTCTAGATCTTCAGGGAGATAAGCTTGTTTTTAATAAAGAGGCTTTTCGTGCTCTTTACGTTGAGCAGTTACAAAAACTTGCTGCTGATTACGAGGGAACAGAAATCGGTAAACGTTACGCTGAGATTCTTCAGAAAGTAGCTGATGGAACTTGGGATGTAACTAACCACATGAAGGGTATGGACGCTGAGGCAAAAGAGCTTCAGACAATCTTCTCTAACCTCAAAGACCTCTTCTCTTCCCTGCTTGATGTTTTCAATAAGTTCAACGACAAAAATTCTAACGACCTCAAGATTTATGGCGATGCCATGACTGAAGAGATTGATAAACGAATCGAAGCTCTTCAGGACGCAAACGACGAGCAAGAGAAATCTATCGAATTAGCAAAATTGCAAGCCGAGCTTGAAAAAGCCGAGACTCAGAAAACCGTCCGTGTCTACACCTCTAATGGTTATGAGTGGCAGGCTGATGAGTCTGCTATTAAGGAAGCCCGCGATAATCTCAACTCTAAACAGCGTGAGAACTCCTTGAATGACGAGATTGATAAACTGAATAAGCTGAAGGATAAGTACACTGAACTAATCAACCTGATTGGTTCTAGCTACGAAGACTATCAGAAGAAACAGGAATATGCCGCGAAGATCCAGGGCATGACATTTGACCAGATGACCGCTGGTCTTGATGGTTACAAAGATAATGTTATCGCCAACATGAAGGCGATCCAGGGCGCAACTAATGTCAACAATGTCGTCACCAATCTGACCAATTTGGTTAATACTCTGGTTAAGCTGAACGACGTTCTAAGTGGTTTAAGTGCTGGGACTACTCAGAGTGGTGGCATTACCGGCCTGTTCAACCGAATCAAGAACATGTTTAGCTCCTTCGGCAATAAGAGCTCCGGCAAGGGATTCTTGGGTCGCCTCTCGGATGCAGGAAAGAGTATTCTTGGAATCGGCGATGGCAGTGCTAGTAGTAAACTTACAGCTGATATTGCTCCAGTCATAAAGTCTGGCGTCGGTGATGGAATCACTACTGGACTGGATGCCGCAAAACCGTCTATAGCTAAATCTGCGCAGGGGATTTTCTCCGGCAATGGCGGATTGAAGTCTATCTTCCAAAAAGGGTTCAGTGGAGTCGCATCTATTGCCCAAAAAGCGGTTGGCGGGCTTGGCTCAATTTTCGGTAACATTGGTACTACATTGGGTGGAACCAAGCTATTCTCTGGCATTGCTGGTATTTTCAAAGGAATTGGTACGACTGTCAGCACTGTTATTGGCACTGCAGGCGGCACGGGTGTTGCCGGAACTATCGCGGCTGCGGTCAGTCATATTCCTGTCATCGGTACGATTCTGCTTGGTGGTACGCTCGCTGTCGGCGCGATCGGTGGCGGAAGTCTCACCACTGGCATTAAGCGAATCGGCTCTAGTATCGCGAATGTGGTAAAGGGTATCGGCTCAACTATCACTAAGGCTGTAAAGGGCGTCGGTAGCTTTATCAGCAAACTTATGCCGTGGAACTGGGGTAAGAGTTCAAGCGATAGCGGCTCTAAAAAGAAGGGCATCGGTTCTTGGAAAATCTGGCCTTGGAACTGGGGCCGTGCTAAGGGTGACAAGCATATCGACCAAGCAGCTCCGTACAATGTTGACGAAGAGGGCGAAGAGATAATTGTTCGTAACCCCGCAAAGGGTCGAATGACTTATCTCGAAAAGGGCGATGGCGTTATTCCGGCTGACACTACAGAGAACCTGATGGAAATCGGCAAAGATCCAAAGAAATGGCTCTCTGAGGCTATGAAAGAATCTGGCAACTCGGTCGGTTCTCTGCCTATTGACGACCTGAAGAATGCCAAAACCAAGGGTGACCTGATATCTATTACGAAGAGTCTGGCGAACAACCAGACGAAGCGCCTGCGTGATAAGTTTGATACAGTGTGGAAGCGGCTCGGCAAAAATGCCGGACTGTCTGAAGAGCAGATCGACACCATCGGTAGTACCATCTTTGACCGCATGAATAGCATGATTTCTAATTCGATGGATTCTGCCCTTGGCAATAAGAATCTAACTGACGACCAAATCAAGACTATTTGTGCTGAGATGTTCCAGCGCATGGGCAGCGTGTATAAGAATGGATGGGACAACCTCTATTCCCTGTCTCCCGACATGTCTACGGACGCTTCTACTGCAATCAATAAGCTGTTTGAGACCATTTTTGCAGATTACAATGCAGATACGTCAAATATTAGCGACATCCTGTCAAACTGGCTACCAAAAGTTGAGAACACCATGAATACCACTCCGGCTTCTGGTTTGTCTGGCGGTGGCGGCTATTATGGCAATTCGATGGATGCCAATATTGGACCTTCTGCATCGTTTAGCTTTAGCAAGGTCAAGGAGACTATCCAAGGGCTCTTCGAGAAGTTCTCCAACAGTAAGCTTGGTACATGGCTGAATAAGCACTCTCTTGGTTCTACTGTGGATAAGCTGACAAAATACAATGAATCCAATGATCCGAACATGGTTCAAAAGGCATTGCACCTGCTCACTCATCCGACAGAACTGATTGCTTCGGCAGTTGAAAGTGCAGTCAAGACAGGCAAAAAAGTCACTTGGGCGGTCACTCATCCGAAAGAGGCAGCTCAGGAGATTGCTTCTGTTGCAAAGGATGCCTATAGCAAGGGTAAGGAGGTTGCGTCTAATGTAAAGAACGCAGTCACTCACCCGAAAGAGACTGCTGAAAAAGTTGTTGATAAGGTGAAAGAGACTTACAACAATATCAAAGAGGCCGTCTCTGAGAAGACTAATTCGGCAAAGAATTGGGTCAAAGATAAAGTCGATAAAATCACAGGCAAGAAAGCTACCGGCTCTCGCAGCATTAACAAGTCTGGTACTTATAATGTTGATGAGAAGGGTCAGGAACTTATCGTCCGTCAGCCTGAAGCTGGGCGCTATACCTATCTTGAGACTGGTGACGGTGTTGTTCCTGCTGATATCACATCTAAGCTCTTTGATTTGGGCGGCAATCCTGATGCATGGTTCCAGAAGCAGCTCGCAAAAAACGGTGGTCTTACCGCAAATGTTCAGAATCGCAGCCAGGCTCCGTCTATCAGCATTGGCGACATCTATGTTCAGAAGCCGATTGGCGACGTTGATGGTCTGGCTCGTGAAATCGTTCAGGGTCTGCCTAATGCAATTTATCAGGAATGTAGTAAACGATAAGGAGGTGTGTTAAGTGACTGATTCAAGAAAAGCTGTCAGTGAACTCGCGAAGATGATTTGCGATACTGCCAGACGTGTTGTTGAGGATGCTTCGTTTGACAAGACCTTCTTTGGTGTTGTAACAGGAACCAGCAACGGGAAATACATCGTGACTTCTGCTGGACAGGAATACACGATTAAATCCAGTCAGTTCTTCAATATCGGAGAGCGGGTCGCGGTGACTGCTGCTCAAAGCAACTACAATACGCTGATTCTTCATAAACTCTAAGCCGCGCAAAATGCAGGTAGTTCCGCCAATGACGGATAACCCTGCAAGTGCGGCTTTTTAATTTTAGGAGGTGATTCTACCTTGGCGAAACCTATACTGTCCCCTATTTCTGTTTTTGATGCAAACGAAGGGACTACCGCATATTTTAAGGTGGCAACCACCTATGACGGTACATTATATAATAATGCTCAAAAAGCATACGATCAGGCCATTGAGAAGCAGAAGACTACTATCGCTGCTATTAAAAGTCGTGGTGTCGAGACCTATGGGAATATTGACAATCTCAATCGAGCTCGAATTGTATGGACATCTGAAAATATTGCGAAGTACCAGACCTTCGTGAACGAGATGAATTCAACTGAGACTATTATCTCTAAGGGCGACTATTCTACTGTTCTCGGGTCTGATGATAAAATGGGTAGTCTACAGGTGGCGTACACTCCTCTGTTCCAGACTGACAATAGCGAACTTATCCCGCTCACTCAATCTGAAATTTCAAAATATCTATCTGATGTCAAAACGAAAGCAACTGCTATGACCAATGGCCTTGTGGCCGCAAATATTTTGTCCGTTGATGCGGAAGGAATTTCAGAGACGGTTGGTGGAAGTGCCATCACTGTCAAAAAAATGATTGCTGCGGTTGAAGGAGGCACTTTTGATGGTGCTCCTTTGTCTGCCTGTGATGTCAGTGCTATCGCTGGTTGGAGCGAGGCCGAACTAAAGAAAACTTATGGTAAAACAAGCACATTTGTCGGCTGGGCCATGCATGATGTTCAGGGAAAGATTTGGAATGATAAAGACAATGTAGCAGAGAAGACTGCCGCGCTGGAAAAGGCAACGACCACGTATTGCTATGAAGTGTATGACAGCATGACCAACAAGTTGCTCGGAAGTGTTACAAACGCTGTGACAGGTTTCACTGCTAATCTTGGTTATGGTTATAGAATTACTTCGTCAGATTGGCTCGACAATCAGTCTCGTAACTACACTATTCGCGTCAAGGTCAGACTTTCTGGCGAAGACGAATATGGTGATTTCAGTGATCCTATTCCTCTTTGGTGCAAAGAAAAACCAATATTGAGCTTCGACGGGCTTTCTTCTGATACGGAAAATATTATCCCTACTTCCTCAATTTTGTTTCTGTTAGCGTATCAGTATGTAACTGTACAGGGCGAAACATTAAGTACCTACCAGTATCATTTATACAATGAAAGTAAAAATCTGATTAAAGAATCTGCAGTATTCTATGGAGCTGTAGGAGCGTCTTTTACAGTGAACGGTTTGGATAATCGAACTGTGTTTTATATTCGCGGAACCGGCACAACTCGTAATGGTTATTCTTTGGACACTGGCTTTATTCAGTTCGAAACAAAATATTATGCGAGTGCAGAAGGAGGCACCTTTTTACAGTGTAAGAATAAATTAAGTGACGGATATGTTGCTATTTCAAGCCATCTTGCTGATATTTCTGGAATAACAAAAGACCAGATTTCCTATGTAACATCATCTGGTGGTTATGCTGTGGATTTGACTCATGGTGAAAAAGTCACGTTCGATATTCCGTATCAAATGGAGTTCTATAATGTCAAAGACTATGCGATGGCATTCAAGGTTCGTCCTGTCGTTCGAAAAAATATCATAGAATTCTCGTTCGATCAGGATGGAATGATATATAGAGGCGTTATTTCCACTAATGTTCGAGCTTTTTCTAAACTTGCTTACGAAAGCTATCTTCCCGCCAACCAGTCCGAATATTTTTATGCTATGCTAAAAATCATTCGTGAGGATGGCGGTTTTGCATATTCAGACGTTTATTTTATTGACAGCAATTATATAAAGAGAACCAGTATGGACGTACTGATTTGCCTGCAGCATAAAGATAATGCTTATGATATTACGATTAGGGAGGTGGAAGAATGAACTTTCTGGGATATGATTTGTTCGGAACTGGCTCTGACGCCTCCCCTTGTGCTGGGAACCCTTCTCTGGCAGGATTTGTGATTCAAAACGGTATTTACGACGGTGTCTATCTTTCAGGGGCTCCTGACGAGTTCTCCACCTTTTATGATTCAGGTATGAAATGGACGGAAGATACTCTGCTTTTTGCTGATTTTAATCAAAAAACTCTTGGTGGCTCCAACTTTGAATATGGCTCGGATCTGCACGAAATCAAGTTGAAGCGCCGCGAAATCGGGGCAGATCAAAAACCGTGGGTCTTGCTTTATGAGCAGCTTGCCGGACATGGAAATATCAATTTTGTTTACAACGATTATTTTGCACGTGGGCGAGAAACGGAGTACGAGTACGCTTTAGTCCCCGTTCTTAGTGACGGAACAGAGCTTCCATATATTAAGACAACTGTTCAAAGTAAATTTTATGGAGCTATCATCACAGATGGAACTGTAAGTTATCATATTTTGCTCGACCCTTCAATCACTGAAACCGATCGAAATCGTCAATCATCTGTTGTGACAACCTTAAATCGTAAATATCCATTCGTATTTTTCGGAGGCAAATCAAACTATACTTCAGGCTCTTTTTCTGGTACAGCTATTCGGTATCTAAAAAATGATACTTTCGATGTGGCGCATAGTCATTGGTATCGTGAAGATATGGTTGATTGGCTCACGAATGGCGGTGCTAAAATTTTGAAAATTGAAGATGGCCGCATCTGGATGGTTGCTATTGATGGCAACGTCAAATCTTCGAATTCTGAACATCCTGACAAGGTTACTTTAAGCTTTGACTTTACGGAGGTTGGAAGCGTTAACGATGACAACGATATGCTGAATAATGGTTTTGTGAACGTGAGGACACGTAGAACCGGAGAAGAAACCTACAATATCACGAACAATTTCTACTATGTCGATTCAGACAACACGGATACTACCATCTCCGAAGGCAAACCATATACCGCCACTCTTTCTTCTGTTGAAGATTACGAAATCAGTGGCGTTGTCGTTTTTATGGGCGGCTTAAACGTCACAAACACGACTTATATTAAGCGTATTGATGAATCCACCGGTAAAGTAAGTCACGAAATCAATATTCCTTCTGTTTATGGCAATGTCACAATTATCGCATCTGCAACCCGAGTTCGCATTATTGCTCAAAGCTTTAGTCTAACTGAGAGCAAATTTACGCTCAGCGTTGGCAACAATCACAAGTTAGAGTATACAACTTATCCATCAGGTGCTTCTCAGAATGTTGTCATATGGAAGAGCGCGGATACGAAAATTGCGACTGTCACTGATAAAGGCGTGGTTGAAGGAGTTTCTCCTGGGTCTACAACAATTACTGCGACTATGGACAATCTGATTGCCACATGTTCTGTAGTTGTTACGACATCATAACGATAGATGGAGGTGTGCCATGAAAAACTATGCTCCTTCACAAGCAGAGCTTACATTGCTTAAAACACGTGTTAAACATCTCTATTGTAAGATAGAATTACTCGACACTGATATGAATCTTCTAAATTCACTTGAAGGTTTAACTGTTGACGGTTCTATTTCTATCGATTCAGACGCAGATATTCGACGGACCTTTTCTGCTTCTATATATTTGGAGGGAAATAAAGACATTTCTTCTATGTTTGGAGATGAATAGGCCAACAAATATGTAAGACTTTATATCGGCATGGAGTCAGTTAGCAGTAAATTGTATTGGTATTCTCAAGGAGTATACGCTTTCAATCAGAACGGTTTCAAATACAGCAGCACTGAACATATCCTTAGTATTTCATGTGTAGACCTAGTCGCAAAACTCGATGGAACGCTTGGCGGTACTTTAACAGGTCAGAAAACAAAAATACCTGTTGGTTCAGACATTGGTAATGCAATCGCAAAAACATTTCGTTTGAGTGGTATGGAGGATTGCGTCGTTGGATATTGGAACCGGAGTGTCCCGTATGACCTTGAATATGATACTGGCGCGACTATCTGGCAGATACTTACTGAACTGCGTGATTTGCATTATCCATTTGAGATGTATTTTGACGGGACTACATTTATTTGCTCTGAGATTCCTACCGGATATGATGCCTTGACAATTATGAGCGCTGCCGATTTTGAAGATCTCGTCATTTCAGAAGACTGTACATACGATTATTCCCAGATTCGTAATTGTGTCGAGCTGTGGGGAGCGTCAGTTGAATACGATGCTTTTTCTGCGAAAGACAAAACAACTTTTTCTGTTAGTGGCGATACGACTACCGTTACTGCAAACGCTACCTTTACATCCATGGAGGACTCCCCTTCTGAACTGACGGTCGCTTTTACCACTCCCACAACTGGCCTCAAGAAGAATGTAAAAATTCTTGTCTCACTCCGTTTAACTGTGCAGTCTGCTGATTCAAACGGGAATCTTACAACGACTACTAAATCATTGAGCTACGGAACATACGATTTGTATGCTCGTAATGTTGATGATCAAGGAAACGATGTCTTGATTGACGGGACAACCATCCCCAGAGACACTATGATTGTCGTTAAATATGATTCTAATACTAAGCACTTTTATTATCAAGGGGAGCAACAAATCCATGTTATGGTCAAGCTTGTTGATAAGGAACCCACTGACGAAGAGAAAGAAAAAGATAAAGAGGCTGAAAATTGCAAGTACATTCGATATGTTTGCCTGTCAAACGCATCGGATGTTAATTGGATAAATAGTTCTCGGTTTACTATTGAAAAACTTGGGCGGCGCAATGAGATTCTGAGCGGAGAAGACTATGAAAATTATACGACTAATGAATCCGCCATGAACTGTGCTGAGTACAAACACTGGACTCTTAGCCGTTTGACTGATAACGTAACTGTAGAATGTGTACTGATTCCATGGTTAGATGTTAATCAGAAAATTTCGTATACCCCCAAATATATCAATACCGGAAATCAGCCCGTCGATTTTTTAATTAAGAAAATAGATATTTCGCTGGGTGATGGTACTATGACGGTTACTATGAGCCGTTATTGGCCCTATTATCCTTATATTGTCAAAAACAAATATTGATTGGAGGGAAAATTTTGAGTGATTGGATTTTAAACGAAGACGGAAAATATGCCGACCTTGAATATACAAACTTTCCAGCAAGCTGTGATAATTGGACGAACTCTGAGGATATTTCTTCTAGTTTGATCGGCGCAGCAAATCAGTATCGTGCTGCGATGGAAAATGGCAATTACACTAACGCACAAGCTGTACTGAATTCAAATCCTCGTCTTCGAAATGCATTGATCAATGCCGATACTATCAATCGCTTGAAGCATTCTATTATGGCTGTAGAGCGAATGTTCACAAGTACGATAGAGTCGTATATTAAAAGATTTACAAATGCTGCTCAGAACAGTGCCGCCAAAGCCAAAGAATCAGAGGTTGCGGCTAAAGCGAGCAGTGACATCGCCAGTCAGAAGCGCGATGAAAGTCTGCGGATTGTAGAAAACTTAAAAACACTGAAAGGAACTTTGCCAACTGATTTCACAGATTATGCTGATGATATTGCTGACGCTAGAAATTATATTGATGAAACAATTCAAACTCATAATACAGATGAGCATTCTCATGCAGATATTCGTGCTTCTGTCGAAGAGCTAAGAACAACTACCGAGAGTCATAAACATGACGCTGCCGACATTCAGTCTGGTATTATTCCGATTGGACATGGCGGTACAGGTGGCGACACAGCAATCAAAGCTTGCATCAGCCTTGGAGCTCTCCCCCTCTCTGGCGGAATTATGAGTGGTACGTTGTTTTTCGGCTCTAATGATTATTACGTCAATAATTCTGGTGTGGCTGTTTTTAGCAAAGCATATGGCGCTGTTTATAATGACTATGCGGAGCTGTTCCCGCGTGGTGGTGCGACTCAGCCGGGCGATATTATTGCTCTTGATACAAATAGCCAGACAGAGCGATACATTCGGGCGGACGACACTTCTAAACGAGTGGTTGGTGTTCACACGGACGAGTATGCAATGCTCATTGGCGGAGATCTGCCGAACAATGGTTCCTCTTTGGACGACTATAATATCGATAAATATATTCCAGTATCTCTCGCTGGCCGTGTGCGCGTGCGAGTGATTGGTAAGGTCAAAACCGGTGACCTGATTGTTCCTTCTAAGGTTCCCGGGATTGGTCGTGCTGCCGAAGATGGAGAAATCGTTTCGTCGGATATTGTTGTTGGTTATGCAGTCGAGGGCGATGATTTATTCTGTGAGCGTCGCATTCGTGTGCGAGTAAAGGGGTGATTTTATGGCTGAACAGGGTGGACTGATTAGTCCAGAAGATTTTACTTCGTTAAAAAAGCTCGTCAACACTGAGATTACTCGTCGTTCTAATGCGAATAGTTCAGGTTCTATTTCTACATACAAGGGAACATCATGGCAGTTTTCTGAAACTCCAGCGAATGGAAAATTTATCACATACGAGCATATTCAGAAAATCACGGCTCCATTGAATGCTATCGATGGAAACACCCCAACTCCTGATAAAGAATCTTTAGTTTATGCACAAACGCTGAAAGACTGCCTCGTTAAAATCAATGATTTATCGTCTAAGAGTTTAACCGGATCTTCTAGTGGTTGCCGTTCTAGTTGCACAGGATTGTGTTCTTCTGCTTGTTATTCTGGATGTTCTGGTTGTAGTGGAGGTTGCTCTGGGACTTGTAAGGATGGTTGCAGTGGTGGTTGCAGAGGTGATTGTGATGGATGTAGCGGAAGCTGTGAGGGATGTTCTGGCAGTTGTGACGGAATGTGTCAAGGCAGTTGCCACGGTTGCTCTGGGGGTTGCGAGGGGTGGTGTAAAGGAAGTTGCGGAGTTAAGTCTAATTAAGGAGGGTGAAAATGGAAAGAGATAAAACTGTTTTTGTAAAATGTCCCTCTACGGATTCCGAATATAGAAAGAATCTCGTGCTTTTTGATTTTCTTCAAATGATGCCGATTCCAGAAGGCGGATTCTCTGCCCCCTATGAGTCAAATCCTCAAAAATTCACCTTCCAATTTTGGATTGGATATTTGTCTTGTCTTCAGAACCCAAGTCTAGAGGAATATTCATTTTCTCGGTGGCTGAATTATGTAAAATCCATTGTTAACCTTATATCAAAAAGCTGTGATTATTCTTTAACCACCTCTGAGAAGATTCTATACTCTTACGCTATCGCCGTCCGTGTATATCCCAATGCACAAAAATATATTGCCAATACTAATATAATCTCTGATAACAAGCTAGAAAGAATTCTTAATGTGCCGCTCGAAAATGACGAGCAAAAGTGGGCTATGTATATCGTGGCAAACACGGTTTTGGCCTCACTTGAACTTGAAAAAGATTTTCGAGTACATTATTTTATTGAATTCATGAGTAAGATGCGAGACCTTGAAAATGGGTTTCCTGAACTTGAAAAGAAGTTTGATAATTATCGCATAGGAAGGGGGCTATATGAAGAAAACTCTTAAATTAAACGAGAAGGATTCTATGTTGATTGAACGACTGTTTTATATAAATAAGAGCTATGAGTCTCTGCTCTCGGTCATCTCAAGAAAATATTTTGAAGAAAATTCTAGCGACTACCGAGAGATGATTGAATATTACCGTTCGCTTTATCAAAAAGCAAATATCGAGTTTACATATGCAAAAAACACATTGCTTGAAAGTTTGCTTGGATTTATTCCGTCTTATTACAAATTTGATTTTTATAAGCAGGAGGTGGAGTGTGAATGGTAAGTAGTTTTACCCCTACAGACGACTATGCCGAACGCATTCGTAAGCTATTCTCTTCTACTAACGGATACAACGAGCAAACCGCCCGCAATATAACATTTCAGGTGACAGGAAGTTGCAATTTGAGATGCTCTTATTGTTACGAGCACTGCAAAAGTTGCTCCGCAATGACACTCGACACAGGAAAGAAAATCGTTGATTGTCTACTCGATTTGTATGAGCGCAACGAAGGAGATTTCATTACACAGGGAACCAAAGCTCTCGTTCTGGATTTTATCGGTGGTGAACCACTACTGGAAGCCAACCTGATCGAGCAGATTTGTGACTATTTTTATGAACAGTGCTGGTTGCGAAAAAATCCGCTGGCAGTTCTGTCCCGTATTAGTTTTACCACGAATGGACAAGCATGGTTTACACCCGAGGCCCAGCATCTTATCAAAAAGTATCATGACGTCATGGGCGTCACTGTCTCCATTGATGGAATCCAAGAATTGCATGACGCTTTTCGCGTTGACATAAATGGTGTCGGTTCGTTTTCCAAGGCATACGCCGCATTTCAGGATGCGAAAAAGTATGGCTGGGATAATTCGAAAATGACATTTGTGCCTGATTCTGTTAAGTACATTTATCCCAGCGTCAAGATGATGATTAACGAGGGCTGTAAAATCATTCATTGTAATTTTGCATATGAGCCAGTTTATACAAGAGATGACGCTGCGGGAATCTATTTCGCGTTAAAAGACTTGTCCGATTGGCTTATCGAGAATAAAAGCGACGTTTATATTACAATGTTGAACGACGATACTGGGCATCCTATGGCTCCGAGCGATAATAGCAATTACTGTGGTGGCACTGGTTCAATGCTTTCTTTTGCCCCTGACGGTAAAGCTTATCCGTGTATTCGGTATGCTCCCATTTCGGTCGGTAAAGAGAAGGCTGCGCCGATGTGCCTTGGCGATTGTTTCGATGGACTGTACAAGACAAAACACCAGCAGGATACCAAGACTATGTTGGACGCTATTACGCGCGAAAGTCAGTCAACCAAAGAGTGTTTTGAATGCCCCGTGGCAATGGGCTGTGGCGGTTGTTCCGGTTATAACTATGAATGTTTCGGCACTCCGAATCATCGCAGTACCAATATTTGTTACGCACACAAGGGTCGCGTTCTTGCCTCGTATTATTACGCAAACAAGAGATTCATTGAACTTGGAGACACCGAACCTCGTGTGATTTATATGCCATATAACGAAGTAGTCGATATTCTTGGTGAAAAATCGGCTGCTGAACTTTTTGAGTTACAAAAAGCAGCCGCTATAAAAATGAGAAAGGAGGAATAAAATGACCACTACGCAAGAAGATTACATGAGACGTCTTGCTAATATTCAAAATATGGGCGGCGTTTCTGTGTTATCAATCAATACCAAGAAAGAGCCTCGTTTTGTTATCAACGCTGATACTCGTGCTATTACGATTCCTGCGGTATTTAAATTTCTTGGTGTTAAGGGCGATCATAATGCAGAAACCATTTTCTTCGAGATTGACCGTTATTTCGACGGCCATGATTTAAGCGAAGAGACTTGTATCGTCCAGTACAAAATGGTGGGGCCTACCGGAGTTGAGCTTGGCGAAGGATTCTTTCCTGTTACTCAGATTGATATTACAACTATTCCCGGAAAAATAATTTTTGGCTGGACAATCCGAAATACTGTGACAGCTGAGGCAGCTACGGTATCTTTTTCTGTTCGATTCTATAGTATTGAAAATATCGGAAATATTTCGACCTTTAAATACAATTTTAACACACTAGAGGCATCTTTACCTGTTCTTGACACGCTCAATACTAGTAATTCCTCTCCTATTTATAAAGCTGAAGAAGTGGAATTAATAACGGCAAAATTTGATTCAGCCGTAAAATCAGCCGAATCCAGTGCTAACATATCTTCTCAATATGCTGATATTGCCGCTACAAATGCTACAAACGCTATTGATGCTGCAAAGGTGGCTATCAATAAATTACAAGAATTGAAGGATGGTATCGCCAATGGCGATTTCAAGGGCGATAAAGGTGACGCTGGTCCGGGATTTACGGACACAGCCAAAACTCTCATACTTACCCTGTTTGAGGGTGCGGCAGCAGGAAACAGCTCTATGCAGACTACACTGGAGGCCCTGCGTAGAGAGTGGGGTAGCGAACCGGAGACCTGATCGCCAACCCGGGCATCTGATACGATGACGAGGAGGTTGACAATGGATTATTTTGATAGTGGTTAACTCCACTATTTATTATGATGTGTTATGCGCTCATCCTGCACAGTGACGGGCGCTTATTTTATTGGAGGTGTTTATGAACCTTATCTATTCAAATGAAGGTTTCAAGGCTACTAAGTTTTCAGAGTCGCAGAGTTATAGCCTTGACGAAATCACTTTCTTCCTTGATAAAAAATATGTTAAACTGCGGCTCTATCTGATTCTGAAAGACCAGAAAAATCATCTGGATATCGTGGGGCTCAAGCAGGTCAACAGCACAAGTACCAACTATTACAACTACGAGTGCAACATGGCTACTCTTGTCAAGATTTGTGATGGCCCCTGTTCTGTTAGCATTATGGGCATTGACCCTGCCACAGAAACTATTGGACTGTCAACCGGCTGCTTCGCACTGAATATCAAAAATGACATCTATAACTTCAAGGCTCAAATCGCCATGCTTGAAGAATTCAATCGGAATGCGGCGGACATCTACAATAAGACACTCGCTCTTTATCAGGGCGTAGTGCAGATGTCAGAAGTCAATGTTCAGATGCTGAAGGAGGTCGATAATTCATGATCACTTCTTCTCATGAATACATGCAGCGTCTACAAGACATCCAGAATCAAGACAACCTAAAAGAACTTGTGATGCTCCCTTCTGACGAGCCAAGATTTATTATCGACGCCAATAGCAGAACCATAAGCATCCCTGATGATTTTTCATTTTTAAGTGTCGTAAACGACCATGGCGCTGAAACTATCTATTTCGAAATCGACCGTTATTTTGACCAGCATGATTTGAGTGACGAGATATGTGTTATTCAGTTCAGATCCGTTGGCCCAAATGGTGATGTAAACGAGGGCTTCTTCCCTATTACTAAATTGGACATTGAAACTGTTCCAGGAAAGATACTTTTTGGCTGGACTGTTTTGAGCGATGCCACCAAATATGCCGGTGATTTAGTGTTCTCAGTACGGTTTTATAGTATCGAAACCGAAAATGACGAGCCGAAATTTGCTTACGATTTCAACACTGTTCCTGCTACATTGCCCATCAAGAATAGTCTGAATACTACCGGAGAAGGAGCGCCAGTTGACCCCACCGCTGTTGAAACAATGATTTCACGATTCGCGGATATTGAGCGAAGAGCGAATGACAGTATTGCAAACACAGCGGCAAGTCGGGATGCGGCTGCAGTAAGTGCCAAGAATGCCGCTACATCAGAAAGTAATGCACAGGCTCACATGAATGATGCTCAAACAGCTATGAATACCGCTCGTGAGCACCGAGATGCTGCGGCTGATAGTAAAACTGCCGCCAAGACAAGTGAAACTGCTGCTAAAGCATCAGAAACCGCATCCGCCAAAAGTGCTGCTGAAGCATTGGCTTCCTTGAGAGAAGCACAGGAGGCCGCTGAAAAAGCCGACCAAACTATCGCCACAAAAGGATGGATCTGGCTGGATGATAATAATGATAGCGGAATTTTGACTCTGTATGTCGCAGACAGTATCGCTGATAACGTAACAATGCGTGACGATGGACATGGAAATCTGGAGGTGGTGTTGTCTTGAAAAATTATAGAGAAGTCGTTATCGGTCCCTATAGTGCCTATCAGATTGCCGTAAAGCACGGGTTTGAAGGCACTGAGAAAGACTGGCTCAAATCTGTAGAGCGAGACCGATTGGCTGCGGAGGCGGCTGCTGAAAAGGCAAAAGAATATATCAACGCTGATGCCACACTGACAATTTCTGGGGCACCCGCAGACGCCGCCGTCACAGGCGAAAAATTGAATGATCGATACACCAAGGCGGAGGTCGATCGTGAATTTGGCAACAGGTATACCAAAACAGAGGTAGATAACAAAATCGCGAGTATTGTGAGCGACAAAACGCTGAATGTGGAAGGCGGGTTTGCTGATTCTAAAACGGTGGGCGACATTATCTATCCAAAGGTAACCGTATCCACCGATGCTGGAAGTAACTTGAAATTCTCATGTGGTGATATTGTTATAAATACTACGGTGGGCGATACTGGAGCGGCCATTATTAAATTACCTCGGGCTGGAAGGTGGGATATTAAAGCAACTCTCGACGATGACTGGCTTGAAAAAAGCATCAATGTCGAACTCGGGAAAGACTATGATGTTCCGATGGGATATTTGACTATTGAAGGTGTGTGTTGGAACTATGGTAACAGCTCTACTGCTTGTACTCGTTTGACCAGTGCGAATGACCCCAACAATTTGGTCAATATAGATATTACAACAGATCCGTCTCCTGCTGTGGGTGGTGATAGTGGAAGCAGTCCATTTGACTCTTATATGCCTTGGAGAAGGATGGAAGAATACAATGTTGTCTCTGGTAAAATTGGCCCCAAATTTGGAGAGGATGGGTTTACTCGTTCAGATGCAGATGTGGTGGTGTTTATTCCTGAGTTTTATTATAAAATCATTGACGATGCTGCTGGAAAGAAGCGCTACTTCTATATTGCCAACAAAGAAAAAAGTGGCTTTGAAAAGCATCCCGGGTCTGGTCGATATGTTGGGCGATATAACACTGATAGCAATAGCACTTCTTGTACAGGAAAAGCTCCGCTGGTAAGCATCACCAGAGCTACTGCACGAAATAACGCCAAAAACAAAGGCGCTTGTTGGTACGCGTACGACTATGCAAGTTGGTGCGCTATCGGCCTGCTCTATATTGTAGAATATGCAGATTGGGACAGCCAGAGCAAAATCGGCAAGGGTAACACTAGTAGCAGCGCGGCGATTTCATCCGGTGGCACTGATAGCATGATATTTCATACTGGCAGAGCTTCCGGCACGGACGGCACAACCGCCGTTCAATACAGACATATCGAAAACCCGTGGGGCAACGTCTTTGACTGGGTGGACGGAGTAAACTTCAGCAACGATACGGTATATGTTTGTACTGACCCAACCAAGTACGTCGATGATACCTCCACTGGATACACCAATGCAGGTACCAGAGCTTCTTCCGGCGGATACATCAGCGCTCTCGGAGTATCCACAACTGCACCGTGGGCTATTTACCCCTCGTCTGCCGGAGGCAGCGAGACCACCTACATCCCGGACTACTCGTGGACTTCGAGCGGCTGGCTTGTGCTGTATGTGGGCGGCAACTGGGGCTACGGCTCGCGTGCGGGCCTGTTCTACTTCAACGGCGACTACGATTCGTCCAGCTCGGCCAGCAGCATCGGCGCTCGACTCCTTTTCGTCCCGCCAGACGAATCGTCTTCATCTTAAAAAGGAGGAGTAGTATGAAAGTGACTGCAAGTGTAAAACCAAAAATGCCTTGTACTGCCGAGCCTCATCCACAGAAATCCGGTATGGCTTTGGTGCGCCTATTCGCAAATGTGGAGCCGTATGAAGAATCTGTAGATGGAGTAACAGTCTCTGGTTGGACATATAACGAATACCAGCTGGTAGTTCCGTGGTATCCTAATCTTGAAAAAGATGTCACGGCTGCATATGATGGCTGGCTGACGAGCGCAAAAGCGGCTAAAGATGAAAAGAACCAGCTGTCTTTATTGATCGCAGCTCAGAGTGATACTGATAGTATGGTGGTAGACCAAGAATATAGATTGACCCTGCTAGAATTATCGACGTAAAAGAAAGAGGTGTCATGATGGAACTTTATAATATGGAACTTTATAATGTCTGTACTCGTCTTATTGATAAGGGGAAAACACAGGGCTTGCGTGAAAAGTTGGATGTTTTCTATGCCGGTGACCGATTGACAAAAGATGAGTATGAAAAGTTGTGCGCAATGTTAAATTAACTATCTACACAATTCTAACTATGCCTAGCGCAGAAAGGATGTGATTTTCATGGGCAAAGTAATTCCAATCGGTCCCTATTCTGCATATGCGATTGCTGTACAGCATGGTTATGAAGGGACTGAAGATGAGTGGATCAATTCCGTTGAGCGAGACCGCATTGCCGCCGAGAAAGCCGCAAAAGAAGCCAAAGAGTTTGCAAACGCAGATCCAACTTTAACGATTTCTGGTGCGCCAGCAGATGCAGCCGCTACCGGCCAAGGACTCAATAATCGCTACACTAAGGCAGAAATCGATGACAAATTGAAAAATATTAAAACCGATAAGACCCTGAGTGTAGATGGTGGGTTTGCTGACGCTAAGGCCGTGGGTGATAGATTGACTCCCTTAGAGGGGTTTGCTGGAGGATACCTTGGGATTTGGACGATTGCGTTAAATACAAATGGGTGGATTTCAAAAGAAAACTGGACTGAGCATGTTGATATGGCTGGATATAACTACCAGTGTATTGTAGAGCTTCCAAGCGCAACAGTGGCAACGATCCCCTTTGCTGTTCCAACGCCGGAGACGTTTAGTACTGCTATTACAGCCGGTCTTGCTGGCGTATGCGAGACTAAAAACGGGAGCATTACTTTTTAGAGTGAAACAGTTCCTGAAGGTGTCATCAATTTACAAGTGTCATTATTCGGTCCGTCTGTAAATTCGGCGAAAAAAGTTTCGGAGGTCTAACATGTCGCTAGGAATTACCAATTCTCAGTCATTCCTTCCTGGAGAAATGGGACTATTGCTTGGCACATTAGACGTTCCGTTTTTTACACGAGAAAAGATTGATAAAATGTGTAAAGCTAATTGTTATCCAAATGGAGTACTGGTATATACTGGAACGATTTTTGTTACAACTAGCGATTCTGTTCAGATTACATTACCATCGAATGTATCGTATATTAGGCTTCGAATAATATCTTCAAACGTAGCACTATCTACTTTCCCCGCAGAAGGTGCGAAGATAACTCGTGGCACAAGTGTGGCTATTGAGTGTTCTGCAGGAGGTACTGATGATGGACGCCCAATTTTGACATTCAGTTCCGATGGAGTTTTGACTTATCCTCGTTGCACTCTCGAAAACGCATATTTCCGAGGGTTGATCGAAGGTTATCATTGCTTTGATAGTTAAGGAGGTAACAAATGCTTATTGATTATAAAAAGAGCCTCTATATTCGCACCCCCCCCCCCCCTGAATTTTGGGGGATCATCTACTGTGAACGAGGTGTGAGATATGGCGCTGGGAAGTGTGGCCGTCAGTGGCAGCATGAGCAAGAAAGCGAAAGAGAGGTTGATGTATATGGATGGTAAGCTGGTTTGGAGCGCGGCAATGGGTACGTCTGGCGGTCTGAGCGCCACGGCACCGGACACCGTGGACTATATCATAGTAAGGCCGATGGCGATGACGACACCATCTTCTGGTTCAGCATACACTCAGCCAAAGGATGCTCGAGTGGCTCGCGGAGGCACTGGCAATGTGGCGTGGTATCAGACTTCTGGCTCCTACAACAACGCCAGATATGGCTACTCCTATGGCAAAATCGCCTTTGATGCCAGCGGCAATATAACGTTGTATTATCCGTGGGATAGTAACAACGAGTATCTCACGGTCGAGGGCTACCACTACTACTGATGACGAATAACGACAATTTAAATACGGGAATACAATTTATGAGTAAAGGAAATGTTGCCACTAAAAGTGGCATTACCACATATTCAAAAGAAGAAATACTTTCTTTCATTAAAAAGGCTATGGAAGGACGAGGACGTGTCATTTATACGGGAAGTGGAGCTGTATCCTATAATGATGACGGAGTTTTTGACGTCCCGGAAGAAACTGATTATGTCGAGTTGACCTGTGTCTATTGCGACTCTAATGTAAGTAATTATCTATTTTCTAAAGGAACAATAGTAAAGAGAGGGCAAAGTGTTGATAGTGCAAGTAACTATAAATGCACAGCTTCCTTCCCTACTTCTGGATCTTTTCGTCTTATTGGATATAATAAAAGTTACAAGACTTCCATAGCATTTTATATTGTTGTGGGTTATCATTATTAAATTCACGTTATAAAGCTTAAATAAGAAAAGAGGTGATTTTATAGTGGTCGGGAATGTATCGACAAATAACGGCACTACCACATACACAAAGAATGAAATCGATTTACTTATTAAGGGAGCAAAATATAGCGATGGAGAGCTTGTTTATACTGGCAGCACTTGGGTGAGTTACAATTCAGATGGAACTTATTCATTTCCAGAAGATGTTGATTATGTAAAATTGACGTGTACAAACTGTAGCTCGTATGTCCCTAATTATCAATATCTTAACGGTATAAAGGTTGCAAAAGGTAGCGTTGTATATAGTGCCAACGACTCATATGTAAAAGCAGATTTCTCGACACCGGGCACGTTAAGACTTGCTGGATATTCTTCCGCTTATAAAAATGATAGAGCGTATTACACTGCGGAGGCATACCGTTATTTTTAATTCAAGGAGGTGATTTCCGATTGAAAACAAATGCTGATGAATACATGAGAAGATTGGCTGATATACAAAATCAGTTCAACTCCCCTTCTCTGGTTATGCTTCCCACGGACGAGCCTCGTTTTATCATTGACGCAAACGAGCGCACGATTTCTATTCCCGATGGCTTTACCTTTCTTGGTGTCTTAAACGACCACAATGCAGAAACCGTTTACTTTGAGATTGACCGGTACTATGATCAGACTGATCTCAGCAAAAAGACGTGCATTGTCCAGTATAAATCTAGGGCAAACAAGCACGGTGGATTTTATCCTGTCACAAAATTGGATATCACAACCGTGCCTGGCAAGATCATTTTTGGATGGGAAGTTCAGAACGATGCAACATCCTGTCCTGGAGATCTTGAATTTTCGGTAAGATTTTACTCCACAAAACAAGACGATGACAGGATTATTTTTAGTTATAACTTTAACACAGAGGTCGCTGTATTGCCAGTTAAAGACGGGCTGGACACTATAGAGAAGGCTGTGCAAATTGAATCTGGAGAGGTACAATCTTTGACCGATAAATTCACTGGACTCTTAAAATACGCCAAAGAGGTTCAGGAGCGTGTTGAGAGCGTAGATATTGTAACTTTAGACGCCATCAATGCGGCCAACACCGCAACTCAGAAAGCCAAAGAAGCCGCATCCAGTGAAGCTATTGCTACTGAAAAGGCAAATGCCGCCATTAGTTGCGAGCAAACTGTTGTTGCGAGCAAAGAAGCAGCTGCGGCCTCAGAACAAAAATCCAAGACTAGCGAACAAAACGCGCGAACCTCTGAAAAAAACGCTTCTAAAAGTGCAACCGCAGCGGCCAGATCAGAAGCTAATGCTAAAGCAAGCGAAAATGCCGCCAAAATCAGCGAAACGAATGCTGCGTCAAGCGCCGCTAGTGCGAAGGAAAATGCAGATAAAGCACTCTCTGTCGCCTCGCCACCTGATAAGACACTAACTCAAGAGAATGTTCCTGCAGAAGCCAAGACGACTGGTGACGCCCTAAAGGATCGTTACACCAAGTCAGAAGCTGATGCGAAATTTTCTTTGAACCCTGCCACAGCAAATACTCTTGGTGGGATAAAAATTGGTACAAACCTTACTATCTCCGAAGATGGCACATTGAATGGTCCTGCCTTGCTGGCATTTCAGTGGGGTACTACCGCTCCGACAACTCTGCCTGAAGGGACGGTATATATCCAGTACAGTACATAAGGAGGTGGCGTGATGAGTATCTATGTCGGAGTCGCTATTACTTCTGCTACCATCACTGAATCAAATGTCTCTAAGTATTTTACATCTTCTAATGGGTCATATACTTTTGTGTAGAGTGGCGGAACCCTCGAAAACAACAACAAAAACATAGATAGTACAACCGCAACAATTACATTAACCGCAAAACAAACATCTTCCATTAGATTTGAATATGGATGGGGCTCTGAGACAAACTGTGATAAATTTACTATCGTAGTAGGCGGAACAACTGTAATAAGCACTGTTAGCGGGACGGGCTCTAATTCTTAGAGTGGAACGATTTCTAAAGGACAAACGATTTCCATGACCTATTCTAAGGACGGATCAGTCAGCCGTAATGGTGATTTTGCACATATTTATAATGTTGTTTTAAGCGACCTTCCAAGCGCAATCGTTCCTACAGAAGCCAAAAAATTATATTTCGGACTTCCAGAAGGCGGCGGCAATGTGGTAGTACAAAAAGCTTATATCGGCGATTCAACCAATACTCCGCGATTGTGGTATAGTGCCACATAAAAAAGAAAGAAGCCCTCGGCTTTTCGGCCAAGGACCTCTTCCCCACATACATATTAGAGTAGGTAACACATAATTTGCTCGACGAAAGTAAATTATGCTGTAACATACTATATCATGATGTGTTAAATTTGTCAACGTAAAAAGAATCGAGGTGATTAAAATCATATGGACGAATTATTGAATTTTATCCTAAATCATCTCGGCTCAGTGATGGCCGGGAGCAGCGGATTGATCGCCGTTGTTATGTCAGTGATACAAGTCTCTAAAATCGAGATCAATCCATGGTCTTAGGTAGCCACTCACATTGGGAACGCCCTGAATGCCGGTGTGATGAACGAGATCAAAGAAACCAAATCTGAGCTCAAAGATATCCGCTCCGAGCAAGAAGAGACTCGTAAAAAGCTAGATAATCACATCGAAAAGGGCGAAGAAGACAAGGCTGATAGTTATCGTAGTCAGGTGCTGCGCTTCAATAATGAGCTCGTTCGCGGGCTCGGCCACACCGAAGAAGACTTTGATGACATCCTTGATGTCATTGGGAAGTATGAAGATTATTGTAAGACCCATTCCAACTACAAGAACAACAAGATGCCCTTCGCCATCAAGAACGTGGGGCGCGTATATGACGAAATGCTACGCACTAATGGTTTCTTAAAACCAAAAGAATAAGATTACGTAATTCATGACCTCGAACGATGTGTTCGGGGTCTTTTATTTTTTTTTTATCAGGAGGTATATTATGATGGACTTTTTCAATCAGGTTGTTGCTACTATTGCACAGTTGGCCGTCGCAGGTGCTGGCACTGCTTTTATGGTCTATGGTATCCCATATCTCAAGAAAATTGGCGTCTATAAGCTTGTCCAGATGACTGTTCGTGCTGCTGAGAAGGTCGGTGCAACTGGTGTTATCAAGAAAGCTGACAAGAAGAAGTATGTTGTCGCTGCTCTTGAGAAGATGGGTGTTACGATCACTCCGACTATCGACATGATGATCGAGGCTGCCGTCAAGGAGTTGGATATTCAGAACGAGAAAATCGAGAATGAGTTGAAGAAGAATTGAGGTGCGCCGCATGGCAGTAAATACATACTCAATGAAGAAAGATTGGAACAAAAAGGTGTCAGCTCATTTCTCCGTCTATGAGTTCGCTTGCTCTGACCATAGCGATACGGTTCTAATCGATACAGACCTTATCTACATTCTTGAACAGGTGCGGGCTCATTTTGGCAAGCCTGTCCATATCAACTCCGGCTACCGCTCCCCTTCTTATAATATTTCCATCGGCGGCAGTCCTCGCAGTCAGCATTGTTTGGGTACGGCAGCGGATATTACCATCAAAGGTATTGACCCGATTCGAATTGCGCTATACTTGGCTTCCATGCCTTATTTCCAGAAACGGGGTGGTATCGGCTATTACAGTCGAGTGCAGCTAACAGGAGGCTTTGTTCATGTTGATGTGCGGAGCTGGAAGTCTCGCTGGATCAGTAAGGTTGGCACTGCATATGTATCGGTGAGTAAAATCATGCCTACGATTCGTCAGGGCGCGAAAGATTGCACTGGCGGCATCTCGTATACAGTCACCGTGTTGCAGAGGCATCTGGGCGTAAAAGCGGACGGTATCTTTGGAGCCGGAACAAAAGCCACACTTGTCGAGTATCAGAAGGCGCATGGCTTAAGTGCTGACGGTATCTGTGGGCCAGCTACATGGGGTTCGTTTTGATGGAACATCAGAATGCTCTTCATGCAGGAGATAAAATCAAATTAGACGGAATACTATATTCAAACAGCCAGATACATTGTGGGATGCGCCGCTCTGGTGAGTGGTTTATTTATGATGGAAAACTCGTCAATGGGCGGTATCGAGTGACAAATCTTGAAAGTCGTATTGGTAAGTATCCAATTTCAGTGAATGTGTCAGGCTATGTTGAGCTAGGTGATATTGAACTGATATAAAACGAATGGGGTATTGATCCTTAATTGGACCAGTACCCCATTTTTTAGCTTTGATTATTTTATCGATTCAGACAGCCACCCTTTCCAGCCGCCAACTGTGTGCGGGCAATTATCCTGCTGTGCGACCAGTTCATTTAAGAGCGCTGCCAGCTCATCATCCGACAGCTCTCGAATTGCCTGTGCTTTATTATTTTTGTGACCAAATTTATCCCGGCTGTGCTTGTGCAGAATGAAACCGAGTGCGATATCAAGTATTGTTGGATTATTCATTAGTTTTATCCTTATATTCACCAAGTCCGTGCTTTTCTATTAGTTGTTTTCGAGTTTTTTCTCTGAAATCAGTCGCCTCTTCTATTGTATCGAAGTCTTGCGTTGCACGTTCTTTGGCAACTTGAACAGAAGCTCGGAATTTTCCTTTAACCTTAAATATCCCTCGGACTCCTGTACTGCTTCTCGAAGTTGCTTTTACGCTAAATACGCCAGAGACACGAGAACCATTCACGATTGTTTTCGCGTTTGCTTTTATAGACAGCTCTTTCATTTTGTCTGTATTATATTGTTGACATCCACAGCTTAAAGGGTTTCTACGAATAGTTGTTGCAGGGAGTTCTTTTTCTTGTCCACAAATATTGCAGTGGCACAAATAAAGAGCGTTCCCATTATCATCCGTTCCTACTCGTTCTAATACGGTAACAGCTCCAAAAGTTTTGCCTGATAAATCTGCTCTCTTTTCTTTATAACGGCAACCGCAATCTTTCTTTTCTTTAAGATGAGATCCTACAATATCTACTTCAGCTCCGCATCTATGACAGATACAGTGCCACAATGGATCTCCGCGTTCGGTGCTGCCGTTCCGGCCAAGAACCTCTAGGTCGCCGTACCATTTACCAGTCTTGTCTTTTGCTATATGTTTTCCTGTTGTTCCTTTAGTCTTACCCATACTCTGCCTCAGCAAATATCAGAAGGCCATAAATCATTCATGGATACCCCACAAGCGTCCGCAATTTTTTGAAGAGTGCTCATTTTGGGGTCTACCTTCCCATTTTCAATATTCTGAATTGTAGTTGGAGAAATTTCAATTTTTTCTGCGAGACTGCGGATAGTGAATCCAGCTTTTTTACGTGCTCTTTTGATTCTTGTGCAGGGATTGAGAAGTCTATCGATATTGGCAGTTTGAAAACCAATCGTAAAAAATCCCTGTTGCTGCATTGAAATAGTTTTTAATGCAAAGCTTGCATCCATATCTTCCTGTGTGACGCCTTCAAGAACAAATCCACATGCTTCATCAAGAGTTGAAGTCATTTTTTTATGCTGGTGGACCATGGCAATTTTCATTGATACTTGACGCACAGGGAACCTACTGGCATTGTCGAGGTCAGCCTGATTAAAGGGTCTGTCTTTCCCCTCTCCAAGAGCTTCGCATAGCAGTCTATAAAGCTGGCCGAGACGATTAACGGTGATATTTTCCATAACAACACATCCTCCTATAACTTTCTATGAGTATTGTATCACTAAACTGTCACTGTAACAATTATCTGTTTGCACAAAAGCCAACTGCAATTTTGTAACGCTTTGCTGTAACAAAACAAAAAGGCGCAGGATTGCTCCCGCGCCCATCATGAGTACATTGTTGTTCAAATGCGATTTTCAATTTTAACGCTGCTTATGTAATGGCGTCACTAGGACGCCGGGGCTGCTGTGTCACATCAGAGCTCTTACGATTAAGACTCAAAATCGGATTCGACTACGGTGCTAGTGGTGTAAAATTCAAATTGGTGTCAAAGTGGTGTAAAACGATTCCGAAATAGATGATTTTAGTCGTAATATCGATGTTTTTCAACCATTGAGCAAAATTAGGTATATTATACCCGATTTTTCCAAGATTCTCAAGCCTTGTTCCATTCCTTTTTTTCCGGGAATGTTACAAATCTGGCAAAAGGAGCGGAAATTTCGGACACATGCCTTGAAGTCACTT